AAGAGCAACCTCAAGAACAACAAACAGAACAATATCAAGAAGAACAAACAGAAGAAGAAGAAGAAGAAGAAGAGGAATAAACCTCTTCTTTTTTATTTTATAAACGTTGATATATTAGACTATAGAGCTTAAAAAAGTAGGTGTATAAAATGGATATAGGTATCTTAGTAACATCAATTTTAGCTTTTATTTCTTCTTTACTTATCTTAGGTATAATTATTGTTCAATTTAGACCTAAACAAACAATATTGTTCGATTCAATATTTTATGTTATAATATTAGTATCAACAGTATACTTAACAATAATGTTTAGGGAAACAGCATCATTAATTAGGTATGATATTCTAAATACTGTCTCAAATACATCACGTTACAGTTATTTTATTGATATTTGGATTGTTATGTCTGTATCATCTATAGGTGTAATTGTAGGATACGTAATTGTAGAAATAATAAATTATGTTAAAAGAAAAAACTATGAAAGTATATGGTATAAAAAAGATTAAAAGATAATGGTGATTACAAATTGACATACGGACAAGATAAGAAGTGGGTAGAAGCTAAAAAATTTATTGAAGAGCAAGGAATGAAAAATAATTGGATAGAAGTTGTTGATTATTATAGACAAATTGGTGGTAAGCACGTTACGGTATTTATTGCTATAGATAAAGTTAAATACATGATATTAGAAGCTACAACAGATAATCAAGTTATTCTTGTAGATAAAGATAATCATATTAAACTTGAGGATTATGACATTGTTTATAATAGTCGAAAGATGTTTTATTATATCGAAGAACCCTTTGAAGTTAAGATAAATGTTAGTGAAGATATTAAGAATAGAACATTTAATAACTCTACTTCAATAACGATTGTTAGGAGTGAGGAATAATTGGCAGACTTTTGGAAGTCTTTAAGGTTAGGTGGATTAAAAGATGGTACTGAGAACTACGATATAGAGTTACCTGAAGAAAACCTAGCACTAAACATAAGAGAGATAGAGAAAAATGCTAAAGACAATAATATTAATAAGTCTTTAAATGGAAATCAAAAAGCCTATGCAGAACCTTTTTTAACTGCTTTTGATTCAAACCCTGAATATAGGGATAAGAGTAGTTATACTAAGGGAGAACATAACTTACATGATGTACTTAAAAAGTTTGGAAGTAATCCAATCTTAAACTCAGTAATACTTACGAGACAAAACCAAGTATCTATGTATTGTCAACCTGCTAGATACTCAGAAAAAGGTTTAGGGTTCCAAGTAAGAATGAGAGATTTTAATAAAGAACCTGGTAGACAACAAAAAGAAGAGATTAAACGTATAGAAGAATTTTTACTTAACACAGGTAAAGATAAAGATATTGATAGAGATACATTCCAAAACTTCTGTAGAAAAATTGTTAGAGATACGTATATATTTGACCAAGTTAATTTTGAGAAAATATTTAATAAAAAGACAAATAAACTAGAGAAATTTATAGCAGTTGACCCTAGTACAATATTCTATGGAACAAATGCTAAAGGTGAGATTATTAAAGGTGGTCAACGTTACGTTCAAGTTATAGATAAGCAAGTTCGAGCTGCTTTTACTTCTAGAGAAATGGCAATGGGTATTAGAAACCCAAGAACAGATATAGGTTCAAGTGGTTATGGATTGTCTGAAGTAGAGATAGCTATGAGAGAGTTAATCGCCTTTATAAATACTGAGTCTTTTAATGATAGGTTCTTCTCACATGGAGGAACAACTAGAGGTGTCTTACAGATTAAAACAGGACAGCAACAGTCCCAAAGAGCACTTCAAAACTTTAAGCGTGAATGGAAAAATAGTTTAAGTGGTATCAATGGAAGTTGGCAAATTCCTGTAGTAAGTGCTGAAGATATTAACTTTGTTAACATGACACCAACTGCAAATGATATGCAGTTCGAGAAGTGGTTGAATTTTCTTATCAATATTATAGCCAGTTTATATGGTATTGACCCTGCTGAGATTGGTTTCCCTAATAGAGGAGGAGCTACAGGTTCTAAGGGTGGAAATACTTTAAATGAATCAGACCCTCAAAAGAAACTTCAACAATCACAAAATAAAGGTTTACAACCTTTACTTAGGTTCTTAGAGGATTTAATTAATAAACATTTAGTTGCAGAATTTGGAGACCAATATCTTTTCCAATTTGTTGGTGGGGATACGAAGTCCGAAGAAGAGAAATTAGATATATTAACTAAAGAAGTATCTACATTCAAAACAGTTAATGAAGCACGTAAAGAAAAAGGTCTTGAACCTATAGAAGGTGGAGACGTTATCCTTAAAGCTGAATATATCCAAGGTATTGGACAAGATATGAACAGAGAGAGATTTGAAGCTGAAAAAGAAGGATTATTAGGAAATGACTCACCAGATAAGCTAGACCCAAGTAAGCAACCTCTTGATGGTACAGATGAAGATGTTAATGGTAAAGCTGATGAAATAGGTAAAGATGGACAACCTAAAGATGATAAAGTAGGATACCAAAAACAAACAATGGATGAAGAATAATATTAACCCCTTAAAATAGGGGTTAATTATTTAAATATTTGTTGACAACAAAAAACCTTTATGATATACTAAGTATATAAAATAAAAGGAGAGATTTAAATGAATTATCATGTAGAAGATTTATACAAAGAGTTAAGTAGTAATTATAAAACAGCTAGAGAGAATAAGATTGTAAAATCTAATCCACATTTACTTAAAGATGTAGAGGAAAATTTACATGAATTTGAGATATTGGTTAAAAATAGTATTAAGTTATCCACAATTCAAAAACAACAATTAATTTCAGACATGACAAAATCTAATGATTATTTAAAAAGTATAGTGACAAAATATAGGTAAGGATGATAATATGATAAAATGGTTAAAAGAGAATGTTTTTAATAACAAAAATAAAACATATCAAATTTGTTTTTTATATAGAAACACACAAAAACTCTATCTAAGAATAGAAGCTACAACACCTGCAAAAGCAGTTAAGGAAGCTAAAGAATATATAAACGAATTCTCTGCTAACAAAAATGATTATAAATTTCAAGGTGTAGAGGAAGTTTAGAAAGGAAAAGGATATTATGGCTAGTAAAATAATGAAAAGAGTAAGGGAGAAGAAAGGTTATTCTGTTCGTTCTTTAGCAGATGAAATAGGTGTTAACTACTCTTCTATTTCTTTATGGGAGAATGGTAAACGTAAACCTAGAAATGCAAATGCAATTAAACTAGAAAAAATACTAGGTATGCCTTTACAAGAATTACTAAAGGAGGATACAAAAGATGACTAACTCAGAAATATTAGAAGGATATTTAGATGAAGCTAGAGATAAAGTGGATACTTATGAACTTATGGAACTTAATGAAGTTGAAAGAGTTTTAGGTACAGAAAACTTTATGAAGCTTTATGAAACAATTGAAGACCATTTAACAATTGAAGAAAGACTACATGTTTATGGTTCATTGGATAAATTATTAAATGCTAATAAAAGTGATTTTGTAAAATATGAAGAGGGTACAGTATATCGTAAACATTCACCTATAGAAGAGAAGGCAGAGTTCTATTCCTCAATATTGAGTGATAGTATTGGACAAGCAATTGAAGATATTCGATATAATCTTAAAAACACAGGAGAGACTGTAGTTATGAGTTCTATTATTGAATATATAGTCTTAGGTAGTGACTTAAGCGAAGAAGATTCTTTATACAGTACTGAAGTTATTAAGTATTTAAGAAAAAATAAAAATAACTTAAGTAAGATGTTAGATAACTTAAAAGTTATTGATGATAATGTTGAGAATGGTTATTACTTAGACATTAACTTCAACAAAGAGGAAGAGCCTAATGATAAAGAAATGTTAGAGATTTTAAAACTTATCAATTTCTAGGAGGATTACCATATGTTAAAATGTTTGTATAGAGTAATTGTTGATGGTCGAGAAATGTTTGCGGTTGCTAAGAATGAAGATGAAGTTAAGAAACATTGTTTTGCTTTCTTTGATTATAATGATATAAAAGTGTATTTTTTAAATTACCAAGATAACGATAGTGAATTTCCTTATATTATTAATAGAGAGGACTTCTTATATGCTTAAACTATATACAGATGGTGCAAGCTCATACAAGAGAGGTCTCTATGGCTCTGGATATGTAATTGTAGAAAACGACTCAGAAATCTACAGTGCAAGTATTAAAGGAAAATACCCACAATTTGTTAAGTATAATAATGTTGCAGGTGAAATATTTGCTTGTCTTTATGGTGTTGAGAAGTGTATAGAACTAGGTTATAAGTCTGTAGAAGTTTATGTAGATTATATTGGTTTGATTAAATGGCGTAGTGGTGCTTGGAGAGCTAAGAATGAATTAAGTCAAGCTTATATAAGTACAATGAGGCATCTAGAACAATATATTGATATAAACTTTAAAAAGGTGAAAGCACACTCAAAAGAATTAGGGGATAAATGGAATGAAAGGGCAGATGACCTAGCAACAAGTTCAATCAACTAGGAGTGGTAATTTGGAATACGAGAACTTAGATATAGCTTTAGATTATATTAAAGGTAAAATACATGACCTACAAATAGATAGTGAAGATGAGAAGAATAATGAACTTATTGATTCTTTAGAAGACTTATTATCATTTGTAGAACAAAATAGACAGTAAGGGGATACTTGTAAATATGGCATACTTTGGAATTAGTGCAAAAAATGAAGAACAAAAATTAGCTTTGAGAGCTTTAGATAATGATAAACCTATAACAATTTTGACAGGTACTTCAGGAGTAGGTAAATCTTTATTAGCTCAAGCAGTTGGACTTGAAAAAGTTATAGAAACTAAAGAGTTTAAAAGGTTAATATATACTAGATTGCAAGTGGATGTCGGGGCTGACAGAGGATTCCTACCAGGGAGTGATGGAGAGAAGTTATACCCTTATATCGCCCCCTTCTTAGATAATTTAGATGTTATGTCTTCTGAAAATAGTAATATAAAAGATTATTTATTGTTTGAAGGTCAAGACGATAGTAAGAAAAAAGTTTTCTTTGATAGTATACAATCTATTCGAGGAAGGTCTTTAGATGGATGGATTATTATAGATGAAGTTCAAAACTTAGATATACACACGATTACCGCTATAGCTACTAGGTTAAAAGCGGAAAATGCTAAGTTAATTCTGATGGGTAACTTTAGTCAAATTGATGATAAGAAATTAAGAAACCCTGAACAAAATGGTTTTTATCAATTACTAAAAGGTTTATATGAAAAAGACCCAGAACAAGAATTCTTTGACCATATTAATATGGTTCAAACACATAGACACCCTGTTGTAGATTTGATAGAAGATATTTTAAGGACAGATAAAAACGTAGACCCTGTATTCTATGAACTAGAGAACAGAGGAACATTAAAAGAATATAATAATAAATATGGTATAAAAGGTTAAGATAATGATGGAATACAATAAAGAAACCGTACAAAATAAAAATGAAATAGTATTTTATGATGAAATAGAAGAGAAGTATGTTAAGGAAGTTAATCATAATAGCGTACCTATCTCTTTTACAAAAATATTAGAAGAAGCTTTAGCGATACCTAATACAATTAAGTTTAAGAATTCTAGGAAGTATGAATCATTATTAGAGAACGATAATGTTACACCTATTAATAAAATAGAAACTACAACATATACTACGAGATTAGAAGGCTTTTAATAGCCTTCTTTTTTTTTATATTTTATACTTGTATTTTTAATAATTAGATGTTATAATATAGTTAAGTTAAAAGAAAGGATTGGTAAAACATGGAAGCAAAAGTAATTATAGAAGTAGAAGAAGCGAAAGAAATATTAGAAAAATTAGATAAAGGAACACCATTATATAATAAGATTTTAAACCAAGTCGTAAATGCGAAAGGAGTAGGGAAATGATTGTAATTAATAAAATAGTAGATGATATGGAAGAACTTTCCAGTAAAGCAGATAATAAATATGTTTCTAATACATATAATAATGTAAGTAAATTAACAGATGAATATGAAGAAATTATGTTAGATAACTTAACACAAGCTACATTAAATATGTTAGAAACTCAAAATATATGTAAAGATGTACGTATGGATTCAGAGTTTGCAAATCAAATAAGAACACAAATTAGAATGAGAATTGAATGTCCAGAGTTAAATTCAGAAGATTTTCATAACTTATGGTTAGAAGATATGAAAGAAAAGGGATATACTAGAGGTGATGTATTTTCTCAAAGAAATTTAACACACCCTAATGTTGTAGAATATAAATGTTTAAATAAAAATATCCACATTAAAGATAAAATTATAGATAACTTAGTAGATGCTTTTATTTAATACATGTTAAAACATAATAAGGGTCTAATAAACCCTTATTTTTAACTTAATATAAAAAAATAGTATAATTTAGTTGACAGTACATTTTAAACATGATATTATTAATATATAAGGTATAAGGAGGAAATCAAATGGTTAAAATAAAAACTAAGAAAACTATGAACTTACCACAGTTGATTGAATGGGCGTGGGAAAATGATGTAACAAATACATGGCATAGAGCTAGTAATGTTGAAGAGTATATCTCGGAAGTATTTTTCGATGCAACGGGATTACCTCGGTTTTCAAACACATTCAATAAAAATGATACTTTCACAGTCGAAGTCGAAGAAGAAATTACGGAAGATACAGAAATACCTAGATTATTAACTACATTCAAAAAGATATATTTAAAAGATAACTTTGGTTATCAACGAGTGAGAATTGATGATAACTATCCAATTAAACTCATGTTGGATAAAGCAGAAGCCCATAGTGAACCATTAGAAACACTACACCTTGTTAATAACGATGGCACACACACTTTAATCTGGCGTGACGGGAGATTGATTGAATGAAAGAATTTACGGTTTGGTTATCAGTGGTAATCATATTGGCAATCATACTATGGATAATGTGGATAACTATATAAAGGAGTGATTAGGGTGAAAAAGGTAATGAATATCGAAGATAAGTCATTTAGTCAAAAGGAATTTTTCGAGAAGCATAAAGCAGGTAAAGAACATTTACCATTAAGAGAAAAAAGGTGTAGTGAATGCCCTTCTACTGATATGTATTACGAAATTTCAAAAGGGTTATCGGAACAAGAAACTGAATTACAAGTAGATTGTGCTAGCAGTTGGTTTTGTCACTGTACACCTAACAAATCATGCAGAGGTGTAGCTGATTATTTAAGCACTAAAGGTAATATCGACATAGAAAATAACAAAATAGTACCTAAGGAGAGATTAGGAATGGAAGAGTTAGTAAAATCAGTAGAACAATGGAGTAAAGATAAAGGACTAGATACAGGAAATCGTTTTGTACAATATGCTAAGGCATCTGAAGAATTTGGTGAGGTTGGTGCTGCACTGTGTCGTGACAACCATGAAGATTTAAAAGATGGAATTGGAGATGTAGTTGTAACAATGATTATTTTAGCACAACAAAATGGTATGAATTTAGAAGAATGTTTAGAGCAAGCGTATGGAGAAATAAAAGATAGAAAAGGTAAGATGTCTAAAGATGGCTCATTTATTAAAGAAAGTGATATTAATGAGTAAAGCCATAGATATGACAGGATACAAGTTTAATGGTTGTGAAGTAATAGAAAAAGAGAGTTATAAAATACATGATAGAGTTGCATGGCTATGCGTGTGTTATTGTGGAGAATATTTTTCTGCAACAGGGAAACATATTAGGAACGAAAGTGTAAAATCTTGTGGATGACTTAGAAAGGAAATATTGGGCAGTCAAGGTGAAAAAAATAAAAAGCATGGTGAAACAAATAGTAAACTTTATAGTGTTTGGCGAGGGATTAAGAAGAGATGTAGAGTTTCAAATACTCCAAACTACGAGAATTACGGTGGCAGAGGTATAGATGTTTGTGATGAGTGGTATTATGATTTTGAAAGTTTTAGAGATTGGGCTATAAAAAATGGATATGAGGAAGGTCTATCAATAGATAGAGTAGATGTTAACGGGAATTATGAACCTTCTAACTGTCGATGGTCTACAATGAAAGAACAACAAAATAATAGAAGAAATACAAAGTATGGAATGTATAAAGGAGAGATGATGACATTTTCGGAAATTGCCGAAATAACAGGGTTGTCTCTTCAGTCAATTCACTATCGTCATAAAAACAATATCGATTTTGAAAAACCAAAAAAACAATTAAAAAAATCTAAAGAAATACCAGAAAATAAATCTGAAGACTTAAAGTAAAGGTGAGAATATGAAGAAAATAATAATTATACTATCAATTACAATACCACTTATTATATTAACGAAATATCTTATTCAAGAATTAAACTACTACTTAACAGCAAATGACGATATAGATTTACCAGGTTTCAACGAAATAGACCACAAACATTTAAATGGGGTTTTTAAATGAAAGATGAAATGAATGAACGGACTGTAAGAGTAGATTACACAGTGTCTTTAACTAAACATATTACTTGGAATGTAGACTTTAGTAAAGACCAAAACATTGAGGAAGAAATAGAAAAAGATATGAATAAAAACCCAAATGATTATTTAGATGGAAATATTAAAAATATTAATGTAAACGACATAAACTATTAACAAAATGATATATTAAAAATGTGTCAATTGGCACAAACTCCATAATATCTTTTTTCCTTTTTACCCCTGACTTCGGTTAGGGGTTTTTGTTTGCAATTAATTATCTTTTGTGTTATACTTAATATAGAAAATAAAAGGAGAATGATATATGGATACAAAGGAATTTTTAGAAACACAAGGTAAAAATGAACAAGAACTTAAGGAAATTAAACAGAAAGTTTTAGATAATGCTTTTTATGTTACTCAAGATATAAATTTGTTCGAGAAACCAAGTGAGCAAGTTTTAGACTATTTAGGAACTGCAATCATAGATTTAAGTAGTTACTTTGATTATACAATCACTAAGGAAGACATTAGTATTCCTAGTCACTATAATGGTGAGGTGGATGTTATCCAATTTCTACAGGAAGAATATTTCACAAGAGAGCAATTTGTAGGGTCTATGGTATTTAATATTGTAAAATACACAACACGTTTAGGACGTAAAGATGATACGTACAAAGAGTTAATTAAAATCTTTACTTACTTTGTCAGACTAAGAGAAGGTCTTTCTTTCTATGAATAAGAAACTTTTGGCACAATTAATCGAAGTATTCCTGGAAGAAATATTAGACGAAAGCTACGTGTTCTTAGATGGTAATGTGGCTACACATGCACATAACTTAGGAACAACACGTTATTATACAGCTAGAGTAAATGACAATAAACGTGGAGAAGTTATTTATGTTAAAGTAGACCTAGATTATATGGCGGAACATTGTTTCAACTTAGAGGATGTTCACATTCATTTAATAGATGTAATACTAGAGAAGACATTGACACAATACGAACTCAACAAACTTTATAAAGAAAATCCAAACAAAGTAATCACAACATTCTTAGAAAAATATGTAAAATGCTACATTAATTATGAGGAGTGTGAAAAAGAATGTTAGAAGTTAGTAAAGAATTTTTAGCAGAATTAGCAAAAAGTAATAGTCCTGTGTTAAACGATAAGCCTTTGAAGAACGAAAAATATGATATTGGTTTTGAATTAGACGGTTTTAAATATAAATTCTCATATGATGGTACGTATTGGAATTGGGAATACTTCGCAAAGTAGGTTAGACTATGAATATTCTAGAATATATTAAAATCAAAATAGAGTTACTAATTCAAAAACTTAAAAGAAATAGAGACACCTAAAAAAGGTGTCTCTTTTTTATTGACATAGATATTTATATGTGATATTATATATACATAAACAATAAAGGAGAGGTTTTATGGAATTTGATAAAAAGAAATTAAAAGTAAAACGATTTTTAACAGGGGAAGGTAAATATTTAAATGTATTTAACCACTCGTATACGGAAAATGGCAAGAAGGTACTTTTAGTTTCAGTTAAAAAAGAAATTGATTTAGATACATTAGAGAGACCATTAACTGAGGAAGACTTTAACTTCGTTTTTAAAATTATTCAAGTTAATGGGTATTGTGCAACACACTGTGACCATAATGATTTTTATAACTATTTAGCTGACGTAAAAGACTTTGAAGAAGGTACTCGATTAGCTTTTGATTTTATTGAAGAAAACTTAAGAGATAAAAACATGGAAGAATCATTGCATTTTATTAATGAAGTTAACAAGCTTTCACCATTTTTAACTAAGTGGAAAGATTATATTGAACAAAGAGATGAAATTGGTGATTATCCTAGAACTAATAACTTTAACACATTAAATAAGAACAATAATAGGTATGTACATTATTTTAGACAAGGGGATAATGATGGTATTATTTTCTATTTATATGATGAAGAATTAGATAAGAAAATCCCTGTTACTGTAGTAGAAGGAGACTTAAACACATTAAGTGTATCACTTGATAGTGTCTACCAGTTTAGAATACCAAATGAACTTGAAGATATAGAACAATGGATAAGTGATTGTTTATTAGGAGCTAAAAGTGAGTACTTACACGCAAAAGAAAAAGCAGAAAAAGGTACCCAAGAGAAAGATAGACTACCTATGATTTTTGCTATGTTATCATCTCCGATTTATATTGGTGGATATTTACCTACTTCAAACATAACTGTAAAAAATGAAAATACTTTAAATATAGATTTAACAATGGGATATAAAATAACTTTAAAATATAATAAAAAAACTAATAAAACAACATTCAATTTAACACTAAACGAAGCGGAAACTACACTTGTAAATGTTGTTAAAAATAAAGAGATTAAAAATATTGAAGATTTACGTAAGTATCTACATGAGGTTGCAGAACCCTTACTTATGTAATTTATAGAGGTTCTTAATTGAACCTCTAATTTTTAAATAAATGTTGACATACAGATAATAGTATTGTATATTATAAATAGGAGGATGATAGGAATGAAATCAGATTTAATTATTAGGCAATCGTATCATGGTTCAGGTGGAAAAGAAGGTTATAGATATAAAGTACTTAATTCAGATTATGAGTTTATAGGATGGATTGATGACTTTCCTATTAATCATGAGAGCCATTTATTTGAGATTAGAGGTGTATTTTATAGCTCTATATATGAAGAAGAGGACAATACACCCAATGGAGAAAAATATGAAATTGTTTATATTCATTTAGAGAAAGCATCAAGTATTAAATATTTACACATTCCTGTAACTAGAGACAAACGTACTAAAGAAATTACAGAACGTTTACTTGACTTTAATAAGGAGGATTAAAATGGAGACATGGTATGCTTTATGTTATTATGATAAAGTAGGTAAGAAAAAAGTACCTAGACAAATCAGAGCAAATAGGGATATTTCTATCTTAGAAGAACTTAAAGAAAGATTAGAAGAACGTAACCCAGATACAGAGTACTCTATAAAAACAACAAAAGAATTTGATAAAATCAGAAATAATATGTAATTTTATTATAAAATATTACAATAAAAATAAGATAGTTAACGGATTACTTATAGTTTTAAGTAGGTGGTAATATGGTAGATATTATAATTTTAATTATTGGATTAATACTATTTTTAGCTAGTGGATATAAATTAATTTTAGGTAAATATTATGATGATACAGATTTAAAAAAGTTGTTTACAATTTTTAGTATTGGTGTTATACTATTACTTGTAGGATTTATATTATAAAGGAGAGAATTACAAATGAATTATAAAAAGGTATTAGAAACTATTAAAAAGAATAAACCATGTAAGGTTAGATTTAGTGGTAGTATTTTAGCGATTACTAATACAGAATTTAATGCAGACACTGATAAAGGTGTATTACAGATTGATGTATCAAATATTAATAAAGATGATTACATTAAGCTACAACAGTATTGTTTAGAAAGAGATGATTATACTGTAGCAGGAACTATTTTGTTTTAAACAAGGAGGGGATATATCATGTATTTACAAGACTATATAGGAAAATATATTCAGAAAGAGAAAGAATATGGTTATCAATCTACTTGTTTAGTTGATGATTATGTTAAAAGGTTAACAAGAAATAAATATGAAACTAAACTTCATGCTAGAGCCACTATGTATGAGGATTTACCTAAGTCATGGAAAATTATAAGATGTAGAGGTTCTTTTAAAATGGATGATTACAGAGAAGGAGATATTTTCGTAGATAAGGATGCTTCTGATTTTGGGTTTAATGGTATCATTTTAAGTAATCAAGACCCTTATAAAGTAACTGTAATTACACAGAACAGAACAGGAAAAGGAACAAACCCTGTAGAAAAACATACTTATGATAAACGTAATATAAGTTATATTGTTAGACCTTCACAAGAAGATTATATTCTGAACTTTAAAAAATCTTATAAAGAAGAAAAAGTAACAATAACAAAACAAGAGTACAATAAGTTAGTAGATGCTTATAATAAACTAAAAGAAGTACTTGATAAGTAGGAGGCTTTAAATGGATATTAAAGTATACTTTATACTAATTAATAATGGAGCTCCTTGGTATCCTGATGCTTATGAACATCAAGTAATGCAAAGTAATAGTACTTTGGAAACCTTCTTAAGTTCTTATAAATCAGAGTACAAATATAAAATTAAAAATGAACAAGATATAGCAAAGAAAGAGATAAAGAGTTTACTAGGTTTTAATGATTTTGAGTATATATTTAAGATTGATAAAAGGTATTTTGAATTGCAAAAAGGAATAGTAAATATACAAAGAGTAAATACTGATAGCTTTATCAATACAATAATAATAGATGAAGATATAAAATATAATATTACCATGGAGGACATTCTAAAACATAAAGATGAATCTAAACGAGAAGATTACTATTTACTTAAAGAGTTTAAGAAAGAAGAACTTAATGTTTTAGAAGGTGTTAAACCTAATATTACAGTAGAGGTTAATTTAGAAGAGTTATTAAATATTCATAGAGTTATAGATAAAATTAATTATATAAGAGGTTCAGTAGGTAGACGAGGTAATAACTTTTATGTTAAACTATTTATGAAAGATTTAATAAGAAAAGAGGGATTAAATGGATATTAGTAAATGTAAAGAATTGACATCGATTGAATTTGGTAGTACATATCAAGGAACGAGTGATGAACACTCAGACTTAGACTTAATGTTTATTGTCCAACAACCGTTAGAAGATGTTATCTTTAGAAACAATGAGAAAGCAAGTTATCACTCAGGAGATGTAAGATATTACTCTGTAGAGAGGTTTGTATCTTTAGTTTTAAAAGGTGGTTTTGATAATATACTATTACTATGTGCACAACTTGAACAAGCTGAAGATTCAGAAATCAACAAGAAAGTACTACATCACTTTTATGACCGTAGTTTCTTTTCTATATTTGTTCGTTCAAGGTTCAAAGAACAAGTTTATTCAGTATGTGGACAGCTCAATAAGTATATGAACAAAGACCACTTAACAGGTAAAGAGAATGTTAAAGTTAAAACATTTATGTATCATTTAAATAAATATAAAGATATTTTAGATAATTTTGATACTTACATTGACTACACTACATTTTCTAAAGTAGACTTACCAAGTTATGTTATAGATACAAAACGTAGCGATGATAAGTTCTATATAGACAAAGAGTATGCAGAAAACTTAATTCAAGAAGTTAAAGAAAAATTAAAAGAGAACAAAACAACAATTAAAAGACTAAGAAAGTTATCAGAACATATAGAACAAGAAATTAAAAAAGATGTAACTAGATTTTTAATGGCAGAAAAACTTAGAGAGATATTGTAAAAGGAGAGATTTAAGTGGAAAAATTAGTAAAAGATTATGAAAAGGCATTAGAAAGTATGATTAAGGTTTATGGTATAAGAGTAGATAGAGAAGACTTGACTGTAGAAGTTATTTTGAATACAAATCATACAGGTGAACCACAAATTGTTAGAGGTAAAGAAGGATTTGTTAGTAACTTAGTTAATGTATTATCAAAAGATAAAGGTTATAGAGATTATTTTTCAGTTGAATTAGAGAATTTAAATATTATTTTATAAAAATTAGGAGGAGTTATATTATGGAATGGTTTACAGCAGATAAAGGGTTTAATCAAGAGCAAGCAGATTTTTCTAATTACGTAGGGGAGTTACTACAAAATCCTGAGTATAGATATGTAGATAGAGATGTCATTGGTCATTGTATCTCTTGTTTAAGTGTATTACATCGTTCAGGAGAAGACATCAACGAATTAGCTAAGAAGGCTGATGAGTTATTTAACACTATCGTAGATAAACAGGATAATATAGAAAATAATTAAATAAAAAACTTTAACTCTATCTATTGACATAGGTAGAGTTTTATTATATAATAAGAGTATATCAAATAAGGAGATGATGATAACGATGGGTAAGGTAAAAAGAAAATGTAAACGATGGAAGCAGGAGGAAATTGAGATAGCTAAAAGTTTATATAAAAGTGGTATGAATCTTAGTGAGATTGGAAGAGAGGTAGGGAGACCGTCAGGGTCGGTAAGAGTTAAATTGTCGGAGTTGGGGATTCATAAAGTTGATAAGGTATACTTATGGGACATTGAAAGTGTTAGAGGTCATATAATAGATATAGATGAAGCAAAGACACTTACACATCAAAGTCATGAACGAATAATGTTTCAATGTTCTACTGTTGGATGTGAGAATACTAAAATGATGCTTGTTAAGAATTTAGTAAAACAAGGTTTCTCTTGCCCTAACTGTTCAACAGGAATCAGCTATCCCGAATCATTTTTCACAGCATATTTAGAAGTTAAAGGAATTCCATACGAGACACAGGTTATATATGAAGATTTAAGTGATAGAAGATATGATTTCCGTATACAGTTAAAGGGGACTATATTTTTATGTGAAACACATGGCATACAGCATTATCATACAGAAGATATGGGTTATCATAAAGTTGAAACTATTCAAAAATCAGATTCTGTCAAGAGGGAATATGCTAAATCAAATGGAATCAATTACATTGAATTAGATTGTAGGAAATCAACTTTTGAATTTATTAGAAATAGCATTGAAAGTAATAAATACTTACCTAATATAGAAGATAAAGAAATTCCAAATATGCTAGAGTTAATGGAATTAAATTCTAAATACCCAGTGAAAAAAATTATCAGAATGTATGAATCAGGAAAATCATCTTATCAAATAGGTGAGGAGTTAGGGTATGATGCCATAATAATACAGAGAATCCTTAAGCATAATAATATTAAATTGCGTGATAAGAAGCGTATGGTGCGACTTGTAGAAACTAATCAAATTTATGTATCAATTGCGGAAGCACAACGTCAAACAGGGATTCATGGTAGTAATATCAGTATGGCTTGTAATGGAAGACGAAAAAAAGCAGGTAGTTATCATTGGGAATATGTTGACAATGAATAGAAAGTATTATATACTTAGTAAAACACACATTTTATAGGAGGATTTAACCATGTGGGAAATTTATTCTTTGTATATGATTAAAGAAGATGAGAAGATAGCAGTGGAGTATTATTCTGATAAAGAAACAAGTTGGTTAAAGGAAGAAGGTCAATATTTATTAGAAGATACAAGTTTTGATAGGTATGAAATATTAGGAATGTTAGGTACGTGTGGGAAGAAAAAGCAAGAGGTATTAAAAGGATACAAAATACAAATTTATGAGGAGGAGTTATAATGAGTTTATCAGACATCTATGTACAGTTAAACCAATTAGGATTTCAAGTAGAATTTTTAGGGGATGTAGATAATAAATATGCTACACTAAAAGTCGATGGTTACTATATTGAAAATAGAATCGTAGATAGCGGTTTTAGAATTACAGGCAAAGGTACATTTCTATCTGTACTCGAAGGTGAGGATGTAGTAGGATTTTTTAAAAATAAATTTTATAAGGAGGGTTAGGTTGTGCTAAATTTAGAACATGATTATACAATAAGGACTGTCGATAACAGGAAATATTCTTATGAGACTAGTTATAAAGCATTAGGCTCTGTATATAGAGAAGTTATGGGTAACGATTATATAGAGGTAACTAAATGGGCTAAAGATAAAAAAGTTGTTATTGATACTAAACATATTGTATCTATTGAAAAGTGGTAAATAATAAGGAGGAATTATAATGGATTATGAAAAAGAAATAGATAGATTAAAAACTAAGAATTATGAATTAGAACAAAGACTAATGAACGAATCACGAGATGCTGCGATGTTGAGAAAACTAAATAAAGAACTATCAGAACATATTAATAAACTCTCAAGGGAAGGGATTATAGATAGTCAAATTTATGTTATTGTGTATATAAAATACGAAAACGAAGGTGATGGCGAAGCATTTGCAAACCCGAAGTATTTTACCAATAAAGATAATGCGATTCACCAATTAGAAAAAGAAGGGTTTGAACATATGCGTGGTGATGAATATTCAGCAACTTGGTATTTGCACGCAGAGATTAAGTTATTAACTAAGGAGGAATTATAATGTATAGATTTTTATTGTTTAGTTATGCTGACTATTATCCTATTGGTGGTATGAGAGATTTAGAGTTTAAATTTAATGTTTTTTATGAGTTAGTAAATAACAAGGATGATTTATATTTAAGTGACTATATTGAAATATATGATATTAAATATGACAGTACACTATATATTCGTAACAAAGAAACGATATTAAGTGAATTTAGAGACTATTTAGGATAATTTAAAATGATAATTTTATAGGAGAGATTAATTAATGGATGAATTAAAACTTATACCAACTTATAGAGTGGTAAATAGATATAATGTAAGTAAAAACAAAGTTGAGATACTACTTGTTAACCTAGCTAACGATTTTGATGTTATCACAATAAAAGTATCAAAAAATGCTAGTAACATGATTGCAGATAGCTCATGTTATTCTATTACTACAAGAACCAAGAGAACATGGTATACACTTTGGTTAGGTAAAAAAGAAGAACACCATGTGTTAGGTAATATAGATGAAGAAGGTAAAGTACTCATGACTATAAATTCACCACCACTATCAGATAAAGCTATAGATAATTTTAAAAAAGAATGGAAAAGAGTAAATTATAATGAATAACACAACAGAAGATACTGTTACTTATGTTATAAATAGAATAGAGTAACTAGGTTATAATATACAGGTGCATAGAGAGGATTATGGGTATTATATAAGTATTTACTTATAATAAGATGGTATATTATAAGTGATATATAATGTATAAAGGAGATAGCGATATGGCAGTATTAAAGATATACAATAAAGAAAAAGAACTTATCCTTGTAAGCCAAGAATTTACAGGAGATAAAGGGTGGGGATTACTTACTGACCTTATACCCTATACTACTTATGAAGAAGGAACATACTTTGTAAGTTGGGAAGATAAAAATTATGAAACAGAATTAATACCAGTACCTAAATTTAAAACAGAAAGTAGTACAAATAAAGAATTAGTATTTTACTTTAAAGATGCTTTAACAGTTAAACCTATGACTGCTTATGATATTGCAGTTAAAAACGGATTTAGCGGTACAGAAAAAGAATGGGTCGAGTCTATTAAAGGGGAGAAAGGAGATAGTGGTTTAAACCTTACACAAGGTGGAAGTGCTTATGAGTATGCTCTAGATAATGGTTTTGAAGGAACTGTAGAAGAGTGGTTAGAATCTCTTAAAGGAGACAAAGGTGATACAGGTGAACAAGGACCTAAAGGACCACAAGGACCTAAGGGTAACAAAGGAGATAAAGGGGAACCTTTAAGATTCTCAGATTTAACCGAAGAACAAATACAATCATTAAAAGGTAAAGATGGAACTATGACCTTTGAAGACTTAACAGAAAAGCAAAGAGAATCCCTTAAAGGAGCTCAGGGAGAAGATGGTCTATCTGCATATGAAATAGCAAAAAAATTAGGTTATGAAGGTACAGAAAGTGAATGGGTAGAAAGTCAAGACATTAAAATAAACACAGTTAAAAAAGAAGCTACTGAAGACCCTTATTACAATGAGATAGTATATAATACTTACTTTGATGACAATTCAAAAAGCATTTATCACGTAGTAGACATACCACACAAAGATAAAGACGGGAATCTTATAAAGTTAAAAACAGATAAACCAGCAGAGCCTACAACTGCTAGAGAATTTTCAAATAAATACCAACCTAGTGCGATAATAAATTCCTCCGTATTTAATACAAGAACCTTAGTACCTTCAGGTGTGCAAATACAAGATGGTGAAATAATAGAAGATAAACGTTCAGGTACATTAAGAACGTTAGGTATCAAGGATGATAATACGTTAATAGATTTCACTTCTGATGTAACAGCTCAAGAAATACTAGATAAGGGTATAAAAAATACTGTGACAGGTTTTTACCCTATATTAAATGGAGAAGAAAAACCTTACACTACTATTGAAAATGCAAGTTCTAATGTTAATGAACAACACCCTAGGCAGATAATAGCACAAAGACCTAATAAGGACTTAATGTTTATTACCGTAGAAGGTAGGACTACCGATAGCGTGGGTATGACTTATGACCAAATGCACGACCTATGTAAAAGATTAGGTGCTAGTTATGCTTATTGCCTAGATGGTGGAGGTTCTGCTCAAACTGTAGTAAGAGGTAATTTACTAAACCGTCAAGTAGATAATAAAGGAATGTCAGAAAGGATAGTCCCAGATTTCCTTTATGTAACTAAAGATTCTGATAATAAAAATTCAATTGTTAGTCAGAATTATGATACAGGGAATATTACTAAGAAATTAACAGAAATTATGTACACAATGTCTAATATTAATGGTGTACCTAGTAATCTAAGTTTTAGTAGTAATTTAGATACTATAGATAAAACAGGATTTTATTGGTCTTATAAGGATACTATAGGTGTTCCAGGAGAAATGAGTTATGGTATCCTACACTTCCAAATTTCTGCTAACTCAGCTATGCAGGTTGCCTTTCCTTATCACAATAGAGATAGTGAAATTAAATATAGAAGAACAACAGGAACAGGAACTACAAATCAATGGCATGATTGGAGGGGTAATGACACTTCAACATGGAACGGTTTAATTTTAGCTGATGGTTGGTCAAATTATGGAAACGGAGAGCCAGGGTTAGGGTATTCACAACAAGGAAATAAAGTATATCTTAAAGGAACTGTGAAAGGAAGCTCATCTAATAATGTAGTAGCTATTTTACCCGAAGAACTAAGACCTAAAATAATGTTTGTAATCCCTTCTACTAGTAGAGAAGGAGACCAATATAAAGCCTCAGCTATTAAGATAAACCCACAAGGGGAGGTACAATTACTTAACCCTACTACAGAATGGAATATTATAAGTGTTACGTATTTAATATAAAACAATAAATAAAGTATTGACATTCTAATTACTATCCTTTATACTAAGTATATAATCAATTAGGAGGTAATACATTACGAATGAATTATAAAGCGTATAAACACTATTTAATAAATTAGAGAAGCAGTTAGAAGATAAAGAATGTTGCGAAAATGAACAATCAGGGTATAAATATATACTAAATTTTCAAAAGGGTCTTAACGATATAGGTTTCGAAGTACTATACTATGATGATTTAAAAGATATTATAGAAGAACAAAAAGACTAATTGAGTTACCAGGATAGTGTGGTATAATTTAACAATAAAGTTGAAATACTAAAGAGACTTGTAAAACACTTATAAAAATACTTGACAAAAGTAAAAACTAATGATATGATAAAGGTGATAATAAAATAAAAGGAGAAATGTAAAATGGCAAGAGTAAAAATAAGTAATGTACTTGAAAAAATGTGTGTGGGGAAACTAAAGGAAGAGGTATATAAAAAAAATACTTACGCTTTCGATAACTTACACAATCACCTATTTAAGTTAAAACTAGACTATTTTAAAAACTCAAACGACCCACATTATCATGATTTACCTGATGAGCTAGTATTCAAAGGTACGTATAAAGAGTTATATGATGAAGTGTATAGTAGTGGGTTAATTGAGTCAGAGTATGCTTACGCAAGTAAACTTAAAGAAGAAAATCAATACGGTTCGTTAATTCAGGTTAAAGTCGGAGAAGTAGAAGTAATTAAATAAAAATTTTGACCCTATCTATTGACTTAGATAGGGTTTTAGTATATAATAAGAGTATATCAAATAAGGAGATGAAATGTATGGAAGTCATTATTAAATTAAAAAAAGAATTAGTAGATGAAAATATCTCAGAATTGTTCGTAGGAGTAGAAGTATCGACAATAATGAATAAAGGTTGGGTATCGTTAAAAGTATCTTATGAGGAGAATAACGTTAATCAATTAAGTTACCATTTAGATGTATTATTTAAAGAGTATTTTAAATATCATGACCGTATTGGGATGAGAATTAATAACATGACTTATATGGCAACAAGTGATAATAAAAATGTAAAAGAAATTATGCAGAAATTACTCAAATAGGAAAAACTAATAAGAATATAAAAAATTAGTCAACCTTAATAAAAATCCACGAAAGGCGTGGTTGACGTTAAATATTACGAATAAAAGAATCATTTTATAGGAGGTAGAATATGATACTAAACTTATTAATCAGTTTAAGTATTGTCATAGGATTTGTAATAATCATGTATTTTGTCGCATTAATAATAATTAATATAGCATTTAAAATAGAATCATTTATTAAAAGAAAAAAAGAAGAAGTAGGATTAGAAAAATGGTATAGAGTGGACACTATTATCAGAAGTGTTTTATTGATAAGTGGAATGATTGCACTATTAACATTTTTTGTTTACACTATTCTTTTTACTTAAAACATAAATTTTATTTTAGTGTTTACATTTAATAAGTAATATGGTAAGATTAATATATAATAAATTAGGAGGAATTATGATGAAAAAGAAATTTACAATTGAAGTTGAAATGGAAGAAAGATGGGTTAATGATTTTATGTCAATGTTAAATAAAATGGAATATCTTGGCAGCTTAGGAGCTTCAAGAACAGTTTCTATATTTTCAGATGGCGATGGGGATTTTCAACCTAAATTTAAATCGGATGTAGAATGGGAAAAAATAGAATCTGATATAGAAGACAATCATTATGATGCAGGATAAAACATACATTTTATAGGGGAAGTTATAATGGGGATAGGCATTATATAAGTGTTTATCTATAACAAGGTGAAATATTATAAGTGATATATAATGTATAAAGGAGATAACGATATGGTGGTATTAAAGATATATAATAAAGAAAAAGAACGTATGGAGTTGTACGAAGAAATTAAGCATATGTATAATCTTAAAGTAAAAGATTAACCTTGTTATATTAATCATAAATGTATAATAAGGGGTAATTATATTGGACTTAGAAAATCAATTATATATGTACAAAGCACATGTTGATAATGTTGTAGATGGTGATACAGTTGATATTACTTTAGACCATGGATTTAATTTTTATTCAAAACAACGTGTACGGTTATTGAGTGTAGATACTCCAGAACGTGGTCAAGAGAATTACCACCAAGCTACTGAGTTTACAGAAAGTAAACTATTAAATCAGAACGTGGTTGTACAGACTTACAAATCAGATAATTTCGGTAGATATTTAGCTACTATATTCTACTTAGAGAATAATGAGTATAAAAGTATTAGTCAAGAACTAATGAATAAAGGACTTATAAAACCAAATAGTAAATGGAATACTTTAGAACGAGAATAAATTTCTCGTTCTTTTTCTTTTATTGACTTTTTTTATTTATATTTTAGTTGACACTTACTTTTAATTATGTTATAGTAGATGTATAAATAATAAGGATTATATAGATAATGATAGAAATTTGTTTATACAGCAGAAAGGATGTAATTTATGGATTATGAAACGTTTTTAGCTTTCTTTGATGAAATGAGGGAATGTAAAGTTAAAAGAATTGGGGAATACACCTTAGAGTACGTTTACTTTGGCAATGTAATGATGAACCACCCACCTGAAGAGCATATTTATTATATCAAAGATAACGATACTATTAATGCTACTATTGGGGATGACTTTATAGCAAAAAAAGGTGTGGGAGTAGTTACAGTAATGGTAGTAAAATAAAAGATTTTAATACAATTACAGATTACCTAGACTATTTGTACGATATATGGGAAGAAGAAAATAAAGAAAAGTTAGAAAAAGCATTAATAGACCTAGAAATAGAAAAACGTAAAAAAGATAAATTAAATAAATTTTTAAGGTAAGGAGAGATAGTTATGGAAACAATAACATTCTATAGATTGTTAGACCTATTCAAAGATAGAAAAACGTTAAATAAACTCAATAAAGGTAATTTTATAGTTAAAAAACTTGCATATAATCATGACAAGAGTAGTAAAGGACATAATGTACACTTTTATTTTGAGACACCCAACTTTGAAAACTTTTTCACAATTATTGTTAAATTAAATTCTTTTGATGGTTACGGTAATGATGATATTGAACTTTATCTATTGGCAGGATATACAAGTGGTTTCGTAAGAAAACGAATACCAAATACTTATGATGATTTCTTTAAAACCTTTATCCAACTCAGAGATGAGTATATCGAGTATAGAGGAGAGTTCAAAGAATCAAACAAAAAAGAATATGATAAAGAAAACCAAGCAAATATAGAGAAACAAAAACAACTAGACAAAATGAAAAATACTTTAGATAAGTATTTATAAGGAGGAATAATACTGGTGAAGTATGATATTAATGAAAAAAGTTATGATGTAAAGGATTTAGTATTATCAATTATATATGAAAACTATAGTGATGAAGTAGATAAAGAAATAGAAACTATCTACCAAAAAGCAGAAGCCTTCGATGAAATTGTAAATGAACTCCACTATCAGTTACAAAATCTAGAGCGTTGGCAAACTTTAGACCAAAAAGATTGTCAAACACTAAAACAAATACTAGAAGAAAATACTAAGGAGGATAACTAATGGAATTTTTTATAGATAGAACAAGCACAATTAATAAAAAGCCTATAGAAGGTGCCTATATAAAGAAATTGGAAGATGTAGACCAAAAAGGTAACCCATTTACTATAGAACGTTGGGGTGTAGAAATTAATAGCTTAGAAGAGCTTATAGAGTTAAGTAACCAAGAGGGTGAAGTTATTATTAATACTAGAGGTGACTCACAATTTTCACCTTACTTAGAAATATATGATTATTATAGAGAGTAAAGGAGGATAACTAATATGAAGCTATATCAAGTAGAACATAATAATTGTGAACAATATGAAGATAATTATTCTTATAGAGAAGATAAAGTTTACACAAATAAAGAGAACTTAATTAAACGTATTAAAGCAGAAGGGTATGAAGAAAAAAGAGGTGGTTACCCTCCAGATGGGTATACTTACTATTATAAAGATAATATAGAAGATGTACCATTATTTAGAGAAGATATGATTACTATTCATGAGATAACTTTAAAAGAAAATTAAATAAAAAAATTTAACTTTACGTATTTACTTTCGTAGAGTTTTACTGTATAATAAAAGTATAACTAATAAGGAGGAATTATAATGGAAGATTTAGACAGTAAATTTGACAGTATATTGGAAAGTATTTCAAATATGACTGATGAACAAATTGAAAGTATTAATAAGGATTTAAAAAGAAAAGAACAGAAGAGAGATTTAATTTCAAGGAAAGCTGAGAATAAAGATTTTGATTTAAATAAGATGTTTGGAGAGGTAATAGATATATACGGAAGTATATCGACAGAAGATATTCTTTATTCTTATGAAGATAGTTATAAACATCTATATACAAGTGAAGAATTTATGCACCAAGAATTAGACTCTATATGTATGTATGTTAATAACTTTTACAATGACAATAAAATGGAATATCCACCATTCTATATAGATACTTATTTTGGTATGGATATTTACTTACGATATAATGGTGAATTGTTTAGGTATTTCTATATGCAAGGGCAAGGAACAGCAGAAGGTTTCACTAAAGGTGGTTTAGCTAAGAGAGTTAAGTATTGCTTGAACTTAAATACTGAGACAGTTGAAAGAATTTAAAACACACATTGGAGTCTTAAATAATAGGCTCCTTGTTTTATGTTGACATTTATTAGCTAGTCTAATTATGTTGACATTTTATTTTTATGAATTTAAATTTTAAAATCATTAGTGTTGACATTTATATAATAAGGTACTACTTATATAATTACGGGGTGGGTGAACGGGTATGTATAAGAGAGATAAATAACTAATCATGTTGACTTTATATTTCAAGAAAAATGTAATTCTAAAAATTTTACCACCAAAATTTTACCAGAAAAATATAAGCCCCAAGAGAGTGTGGGGTAGGTCTCACACAACCCACATGTTATGGCATATTATAACGGGGGTACTAAATTGTACACAACTCAATAAAAGATAATTAAAATAGAGATAAAATAATTACCTTTTTTTTATATTAATTATTTTATTCTTTAAGAAATTATTTTATTATTTTAAATTAATTTTTTTATATATTTTAATTATTCATCACAGACCGATTCAACCTCTATTCTAAGGACAATAAATCTTTTAGGTACTATTTATCCTAAATAGATATGAAGTACAATGAGAGGGCTCTGTGTGGCTCTCATAATGAATAGAGAAGCGGACAAAAAAAAGACTATCAATTGATAGTCTTAAGGAATTTAACTAATTTTTCCAAGTCTTTAGTATTCTTCTTTAGTTTGTTTATCTCTTTATCTAATTTGTCCATTGTATAGCCTCCTCAATGCTTACTATGTGCCTCTGTATATCTATTATAGGTCTCTCTCTTCTATTATGATTTGAGCTACCAGTTCAACTGCTAAGCATACAAAATTAATTTTATCTTGGTCTGTAGGTAATACCTCTACATCGTTCATACAGTCAAATATAAGCTCCTCTTGTTCCTCCTCGTCCATATCGTACCAATCTTCATGAGTCTCTGCGAGTTGTGTTGCTTCGTCTTGCATGAGGTCTAGCATATCTTCATACTCCGTAAAGCTTGTGTTAATCTCACTATTTAATAACTCCATAAGCTCAACATTTATAATATCGTAAAAAGTATCATGTGTTAAGTCCTCCACGTATTCAAGTATAACCGCTTCAATATCGTCCTCATATCTGTTAAAGAAATCTACCACGTCTGAAGTATAAATAAGTTCCCCGATTGCTCCGCTTTGTACTCCGTAAGTTGCTACGTCTTCGATTGTGCTTTGTTCTTGTCCCTGTAAAAATTCTTTTATTGTGTTTGTCATAATAAATCAATTCCCTTCTTATTTGTTACACTAAGTATATCATGGTTACAAGTTACTGTCAATAGTTTTTTTAAACTTTTTTAAACTAATTTCCAGTTGATATCTGAAATGTATTCCTCTAGGTCTTCCAAAGTTTCTGCAAATTTGATTGATTGTAGAGTATCAGAAGTTACCACAACCGCTTCTGTGTCATGAATTTCATTGTCTAAGATATTATTGTCTATGTGGTCGATATACTCCCAAATTAGGGCGTGCTTTACGCTCTCAAGTGTTGCTATACTAATTACGATTTGGTTTTCTTGGTTTAATAATTTCATTTGTATCAATTCCCTTCTTATTTGTTACACTAAGTATATCATGGTTACAAGTTACTGTCAATAGTTTTTTTAAACTTTTTTATTTCTTTTTTCTAGGTGTTTTGCTTCCTTAACTTGTTAATACAAGTATATCATGAAGCGGTTATTGTGTCAACAATTTTTTAAAAGTTTTTTAACTTCTTTTTTTAAGTGTTCCGCTTCCTTACTACACTCTATATATTACAGTATAATGATATAAAAGTCAATAGATTTTTGAAACTTTTTTAAATAAATTATTTTGAAGAAAGGTATTGACAAACCGTAGGAATTATTATATAATGGAAGTGGACGGTTATTTTTTTATAAAAAAGGACGGACTCCCCCCGAAACCCCTTCTTTGGTCTTGGGCTCCTTAACCTTATATCTATATTATACTATGTATTGTAAGAATTGTCAACACTTTTTATAAACTTTTTTAATTAATTTAAGTATTGACAACCAGTAGCAAAATTGATATAATTAAGATGATACCATAAAATACCTATAATTTTTTTATATAATATTATTTTTATACTAAAATTATCGTTCACTTCATTATCTCAAAAATATTCACATTTGTCAAGCCCTAATTTAAAATAAAATAACCGCTTCAAGAATTTAATCCGAAGCGGTTTATATAAATTTTTTATTTCATGATATTTAGTAATGTTGTATGTAATTCTTCAATATCTGATTGGTCTACAATGTACAATACACCGTTAATCTTGATGCTTATAGCTTCTTGTCCGTAAACTTCAATTAAACGTCTTACAATTCCTTTTAATTCAACTGTCATGAATTTTGCATTGTCTTGCATGTAGTACCATTCAAGATTTAAGTTGTTATCTTCCATGATACGTTTTTCATCTTCTGAATACCATTGACCTTTGATTTCTGTTATTGTACATCCGCCCGCTTCTATTGTGATACTATTTACATACTCTTGAATACGTTTGTCCGCAATTTCCACGCCGTTGTTATCCTCTTTAGGTATAATAATCTCAATTTTATTTTGTAGTTTAAACATTTTCATCAATTCCTTTTCTCTTTGATTTGTTAATACAAGTATATCATCTATATGCTAGATTGTCAACAGTTTTTTTAAACTTTTTTTTACTAGGTTGGAAGCGGTTTGACCGCTTCCCTTACCTTACAATTTAATAATAACATGCTAGGTCTTGAAAGTCAAGCCTTTTTATTAAAAGTTTTCAATTTCTTTTTTAGTCATTTTATCATGACCATGTTGCATAATAAATTCGTTCACATGTCTTGCAGTAGTTTGTGAGTAGTAACCAATTTCTACAATGTTATTGTTTTCATCTAATTCACAAACATCTGTGTTATAGCTTGTTAAAATCTTGTGACCGTTGTCCAATACGTCTACGACTGCTTTTCCGTAAAAACTTTTTTGTGTACTGTAAATGCTTTCTAATTTGTATGTGTTATTCATAATTAATCAATTCCTTTTCTGTTTTATTTGTTATCTTAATAATATCATGGTTTCAAGTTACTGTCAATAGTTTTTTTTAAACTTTTTTTATTTAGGTTAGAAGCGGTTTGACCGCTTCCCTTACCTTACAATTTAATAATATCATGTAGTGCTTAAGTTGTCAACACTTATTTTGAATATTTTACAATTTTATTTGCTTTTAGAAATGTAACATCTTGACGGTAGTTTTTTAATTCTTCTGCAAATCTTTCATTATTTTTCATTCCGATTAAGTTTAAAGTTGTTGTAATTTTTTTCATTTTTCATCAATTCCTTTTCTGTTTGATTTGTTACCTTAATATTAACACGTTGTTTCTAGGTTGTCAATAGTTATCTAATAAAAATATTTATATTATCTTGAATTCTGATAAGATAATCAATTGTAACAACAATTCCAGTAGTACCGAATAAAGTAACTAGCTTGTCTGTCAGTGGTGTAGATTTATATTTTTTATTATTGAATTTAAATTTTATCATTTTGTGTTACCTCCTAATTAATTTGTATCTAAATTATAACATACAGTAAATAAAACTGTCAAACATTAATTTTTATTTTTTTCTTCCATGTAACCATAAATAAAAGCACTCATCATCACAAAACCAAATATAAATATCATTTCTTTCAACTCCTTATCTTGTATCTAAACTATAACATATAATACTAAATAAAGTCAAACATTAATTTTAAGCCCTAGAGAGCAAAGAGAAGTCCATTCTGTATACATTCAATAATAATTAGGATAAATACATCATATAATAGAAGAAACTAAATAAACACACTCCAAAGTACCCTGTATAAGATAATACAATGAAGCGGTTAAAATAGAGCATAAAAAAATAATTTAAAAAAGTTTTAAAAACCTATTGCAATTTATATCAAACTGTAGTATCATTATAAGTGAAGTAAGAAAGAGGAGACCAGCCTGATAACCTCTATAAACCTCGGATAGGTTGGGGAGAAGGCACCCCCTAAACTCATTTAAGTAGTAGACAACTCTATAAATTATTTATATAATTCCCCTAGAATACAATTGAACACAATATAAAAACTTTTTTATATATAAAAAAGTCATCTCACTTTAATTATACACCTATTTTAACCACTTGTCAATACCCAATTTTACACTATTTTGTTATTGACATTCATGCCGAATTTTGATATAATGGAATTGATGACCTAAAATACCTATAATTTTTTTATATAATACTATTTGAATAGAAGCGGATGCAATATATTAATTACTGAATAAGGTTGCCCGATTCATATCTGTAGCAAATCCTTTAGTCAATTAATACGTTACCATATTAAAGTAAACTATATAATTTTTTTTATATAATAACAAATGAATAGAAGAGGTCATAAACTAATAACTATTGAATAATGTTATATACAACTATATAATTTTTTTATATAATAACAAATGAATACAACCGCTTCAAATACTATAAGAATATTATACAATTGATTACAAGCCATTAGCCAACGAATACAATTCATTAACTATTCATTAGTACACAATATAATATCATTAGCATTGATTAGCCCACAATTAGATAGTAAAATTATAGAATAAAATAAGTATTGAAGCGGACACAATACAATAACTATTGAATAATGTTTACTACAATAAGTTAAAAAGTTTAATAGGTGGGTAGGCAATATAAATATAATGTTATCTTATGGGGTGGTTAAAGAATTCCCAGGTTCTAATATATTTTAGTTATTCTATATTTTAGTTATTCTATAAATTATTTATTCTATAATAAAGTTATCCTATAATAAAATTATACAATATAAAGGTTAAATAGTTCCTGTAGTATCTTATAATAAAGTTATTCTATAAATAAGTTAATCAATAAATAAATTAATCAATAAATAAATTAATCAATATTAAGGTTATTCAATTTTTCTTTTATTCTATACAGTAATTAATATATAATTTTTTTATATAAATTTAAACAAATAAAAAACCCTAGGAATCTAATCCCAGGGAATTCTATAATTTTTTTATATTATTTAAATATATTGTTTTAATTCTTGCATATTATGAGAAACTTTTTTACTAACATAATAATTAGATAATTTTTTTATAATTTCCCACTGTTCGTTTATTTCATCTACAATAATAAATTCGTTATTATTTAATTCATATACTATAGGTTCATCATAAACATATAATAAATTTTCCAATTCATTTTCATTTGGTTCAGTTGTAATCAATTCATTTTCTAATACATAATAATTTTTTGTCATTTTAAATCAATCCTTTTTTTATAATTTTTTTATATTTCTAACATTGCATTTAAATCTTCTAACACTTCAATAATATAATTATGAAATAATATAGGTGTAACATTAGAATTTTTATATAACTTTTCTTCATCTGTTATAATTGCATTATTTAATGCTATGCTATCTTGAATTTGAAAATAATTATTTAATTCTTTTAATTCATTTAAAGTTACATCATAATTGAGTGCAATTCTATTTATTTCTTCATCAGTTCCAAAAAGTACAATTTTAATAATTTCATTTAATTTTTTATTCATAATATCATATCCCTTTTTTATAAATTTTTTATTTAATTCAGAAGCGGTTTTAATTCTTAACCGCTTCATTATGTCTTGCTTCTGCTTCTGCATGAGTATCAGGGAAATCGAACGTGCGGACTGTTTTGCCAAATTCTGATGTTACAGTCGTTTTAGTGTGGTAGTAACCAAAGATAGTATATTTTTTATTTGTACGTCTCTCACCTTTCCAACGTTCATCAATAAAGCTAGTTTTGAATTGGTCATGTGTTAAGTACATTTCTATTGTTTCACCGTCTAAATTTGTGTAAGTCATTTTAATTGCTTTCATTTGGTTTAAGTTTGTCATAATAATCAAATCCTATTCTATAATTTTTTTATATAATTCTAATATTCGTTATTTGCTAGGTGGTTTGTCTTATTTGTTATCTTAATAATAACATGTATCTTGTAAGCTGTCAATACTTTTCTTTAACTTTTTTAAAAAGTTTTTTTAAGATGTGCTTGATTACCTTACAAATACAATTTTACTACAGTTTGTTTAGTGAGTCAATAGCTTTTTTAAATTCTTTTTGCAATTTCTCAATTTCTTTTTTATCTTGCTTGAGTTTCTTAAGTAGTAAACTCATAATATATTGCCCCCAATTCTATAATTTTTTTTTATTTAATTTCCTTATTTGCTTAAGTTCCTTTTTGATTACCTTACAAATACTATTATATCAAGTTATAAGATAATTGCAATAGTTTTTTTAAATTTGGTAGTGCTTTAACGTGGTAAAAGGTTAAAGCACTTTTTTTTATTTTGCTACAATCCCATCAACTAAAGTTAAACCATTTATTTTTTCAATTATTTTAGTTACGGTAATATTATATTGTGTATCATTTAATTCACTTTCTATATAATCCCCTACAACTAAATTATTTTTTTGTACTTTTACGTTTTTTATAATTTGAACAGTTTTCATATTTTATTTTCTCCTATTCTATAATTTTTTTATTTAAATATATTAATCAAGAATTTCAATTTGATTAATTATTTTTTGATTTCTAATGATATATAACATTCTATTAATATATAAAAATGTTAAACCGTATTTATGAAACATCGTTCCATATTCTTGTGGTAACTGTTTTTTAAAAAACTTTTGTTTCTGATAAAACTCAACGTAACCCTGTTTGGTTTGTATAAGTAACTGCAAATATTCGCCTTGTGGTTTACCATATACGATATAATTTTCATTACGTCTGTCTATAGCACCATATAAACCAAATACCCCTATTATATTTTGTATATCTTTATTCTTTTTCAATTAAATCACCTTCCGTATTTTTTAATAAGTTATCTATTTGTTATCTGTCTAATACTATACATGATATTAATATAAAAAACAACCCCCCAAATTAAAGAAATTTTTTTAGGTCTTAATTTTTGTTTTATATGGAAGAAACTGGAAATTAAGCAAAAAATAAATAGTATAATTTTTTTATATAATTCTGTATATAAGACAGACAGACCCCTCTAATTATTATGATAAAGGATAATACCCGATTTGTCAATACACAATTTTACACTTTTTTTAAATTGTCATAAAGTGTAAAATTTCTCATTTAATTTATTTAAAAGTATTGAAATTATATATCAATCTGCTATAATAGTATTTGTAAGGTAATCAAACAACCTTAACAAATTAAATGAAAAGGATTGATATATAATGAAAATTTACAATGAGGACAACACACAATTAATCGAAGTAATAGACGGATTAGACAACGGTCTAGCAATTAGCCAAACATTTAGAAATAGCACATATGAATTCTATAAAGAAAATAATAATATTCTTGTAAGATTAGACAGTGAAACAATTGGGCATATTGAGAGAATTCCATATGGCACATATGAACAGTTAAGATTTGAAGATTGGGACACTGAAAAAATTCTAATAATTGAATGGTTGGATGAGTTAGATGCTTATATTTTTGAATATGAAGTTTAATATATAAAAAAATTATAGAATACACTGGGAATAATATTCCTGGTGTATTTTTTATGTTAATTAAATTTTTTTATAGGGCGATATTTCTTCATTCCTACTTATGCTTTTTACGATTTGATAAAAGTTAGAATATACTTATGCTTTTTACGTTTTCAATTTACTTCTAAATATGAATTGGAAATACTAGAAACATACTTAGGCTTTTTTACGATTGGACAAAACCTCATTCCTACTTGTCTTTTTTACGTTTTGATATTTCTTTATTCATACTTATGATTTTTACTCTTACAGAGACACTACAGAGTGGTCTCCTTGGACTTCATTTCATTTTAGGATTAATCCTACCTTCTTTATTCATACTTGTCTAAAACAAGCTCCTATTATCTCTCTGATTAAACATAAAAAAAACTACCCAACTTAATGAGTAGTTAACATTTATGGTATAAGTAAATCTAGTTCTTCTATTGTTTCATATACTAATGGTTCTTCATCGAGTATTTCATATCCATTATTATCGTATGCTCGAATAGTAATTTTATTGTAATTTTCATGAGGTTTAATAATAGTAATCGCATCCTTACTTTCAATTGCTACAAAATTAACTTTATCATCCTTGCAATCAATTGAATAAGTAAAATAACATGAGTCTAAATGTTTTATAACCTCTTCGATTACATCATCTACTAAAGCATTTTCACTTATAACAGAATTTAGTTCTTCAATACTACCAATTTCTACTGATTTTACGTACCCTACTAAGTTTGATAAATACAACTTACCTTTATTCTCGAAAAATTCTAAGTCTCTTCCAGGAAATTTTACACTAATTTTATCACCTGTATCATCAAAAGCATAGCCTGTATCAACTAAATAATTGAAAACCTTAACTAGCTTATCCTCTTTTAAAATACTACCAATCTCTTTTTGTACATTCCTACTTAGGAAAGTTTCTAATTCTTGAGAAGTCATTTCAAAATTTAGGTCTCCGATAAATAAAACGAAGTCTTTTTCTGAACCTTTATTTATAACAATCTCTTTACTATCTAACTTGATATATACTTGGAAATCTCCTGATAAATATTCAAGGTCAAAATCTAGTTCATACTTGTCTAAAAGTGATTCTAGTTCTACTAGATTCTCATTCTTAATTTGCTTAATAATATTATTTAAAGCAATTTTTTCACCTTCAATATCAAATAATACTGCATCTATACTTGTGACTTTTGAACCTATATATTCCTTTACGTTTTTTTTAAGTTTCTCGTCACCTTCTATTCTTTCTGTAAGTAAATCATCTAATAATTCTAGTACCTTTGTTTGGTATCTTGTTTTATTTGTCATTATAAATTCCTCCTAATTTTTTAATAGTAATAATATACTGGTGTTGTCCATACTTGGTATGAATGATATACAACACACAGTGAAAATGCTAATAACATTAATTGAAACCAAAGTTGTTCTTTATCTCCAACTTGATAACATTCCCATACATTTCTTAATAAGTATACTGAAGCCATGATACTAATAATCATTGCAAATCCCATAGTCTTTTCACTCCTTATTCCTACTTGTCTTTTTTACCGAATCTCTCTTGTGCTAATTTAGACATTTGCTCTCTCGTCTCTTTCTTAACAGGTTTTCTAAAGCTAATTAAGTCCTCTTCTAATTTTACTCTAATATATGTTGGTGTACCATTTTCATATTGTTCTACAACCTCTGCTTGAGGGTATTGTTTTAGTATTTTTGTGATGTGTTTCCTAGTTGAACTCTCGATAATCCAACATCCATTTAGTGCATCCCATACACAAACTGTTTCCATCTCTTCTTTAGGTACACCTGTTTCTGTTATTTTAACCATTTAATTTTCCTCCTATCATCCTTTAATATTACTAATTAATTCTTTGATAGCTACATACTCAGGTGCGAATATTCCTATAATGTTAAAACCAATCAATAAAAGTCCTACACATGCTAATATTGCTATAATTAACCAACCTGAAATAGCTATTGTTGTGCTTGAGTCTAATACGTATACGTCTGAGTCATTTAAGGAACTTTTCTCCCCTAACTTATCAATAGTTCGGTCTGCATACTTAAATACAAAAGGAATAATAGCTAAACATATTAAACCTATTAGGGTATACACTATACTAGAAGCCCAAACCCCTTGTACATATGTTTCAAATCCTTGGCTACTTATGTCTTTCAAATACTTTCCTACTTCATTAATCATTTTATCATCCATTTAATTCTCCTCCTATATAGTTAATACTTCTAATTGAATCTACCATTATTATAGTATAACCTTCTATGTTATGCAAGTCATTTTTAACTTTATCTACGTTTTTATTCAATGAAACAAATATAATTTTTCTCGTATCATCGATGTAAATATCCATACCATCTTCATTATTTGTTAAAATCGTATTTTCTTTTTTATTCAACAGGTTCACCACTTTCCTCATAATAACCTTTCTCTTGAAACTTTCTTTCTTTTTCTCTATTTTCTTCTACCTGACGATTTACGCCCTCTTTCCATCTCTCGTATTCACCTTCTTCGTAACCATAACTTCCTCCACTAAATTCTATTAACTCTTCTTCAGCTTCCTCTGCGTGAGGGTCTACCCATTCATCTTCAGATGTATCAACAGTAGCTCCATTTTCTTCATAAGGTACTTCTTCTAGTTTCTCCTGTCCACCTTCTTCTTCCCACCAAGGTACGTTAGGGTCATCTTTCTTTGTTTCTACTTGTGTTTTTTCTTTTGTTGGTTCCTCTTTACTTACTTGTTCTTCATTTCCACATGCTCCTAGTAACAATACACTACCTATAACTAAACTTCCTAATAATTTTTTCATTTAAATCGTCTCCTTTTATTTGGTATATACTTAGTATAAATGATTTCTATAAGATTGTCAATACTATTTTTTAAATAAATCTACTAAAGAATAAATACTACTTACAATGATAGTTAATAACACTAATAATACTACGAAGCCTGAGAATATACTTCCAATTGTAATCATTCTAACACCTCCTAATTGATTATATATTAAATATAACATACCCGCTTCATAGCTGTCAAGAATAGAAGCAGGTATTTCATTTCACTTATTCTTCTGTATGTTCTTCATTTAAGCTTAACACTGTTCTTTTATTCAAATTAGTTGTATTTCTATCATAGTAGCCTTTAAGGTTTTTAATCTTAGTGTTATTCTCAAGTATAACTTTATTAACACTATAAGATTTATTATCCATGAAATTGTACATATCTATTAACTCATATATTTTTTCATATATTTTTGCCTGTTCAAGCATTAATTTTTTTCTGTAACTACTTAATTCATTTGTTTCTTCTTCTAGTTCTTGTATCTTATCTTTAAACGGTTCGTTATTCAATAGTTCAGTAATATACTCTTTATCAATTTTAATTTCTTCATTCATAATTATCTCTCCTATTTAATTTGATATAATATTTCTTTTATAGCATAGATTTCTGGTACGCTTAGTCTCATAACCCCAGAGTATACTAAGAATATAGATGATATAATCCCAATAGCAGATACCCCAAATAATAACACTACGATAATTATTCCAGAATCTGTAAACTCAATATCTTCAAAATAATCAATTTCAAAAACACTATTGTCTCTATCTGTTCTTTTAACTTTACTGTATTGTTTTTTGATAAATAATACAGTAAAAAATACAAATAGTAAAATCAAGAAAGCTCCTACAAGCTGACAAATACCTGTAATAATTTCATATTTAATCAATGAATCCCAAGCATGTGTACCTAACCCATTTAACTTCTCACTCAATACGTCTACTCTATCTAATACCTTATCTTCTAGTTTCATTTGTTTCCTCCAATTTTAATTTTTTTAATATCTAGATTAAACTCTACCATTCCTTTATCTTCTAAACCAAAGATTTGGAAAGTATTATTATCTTTATACAATACAAACTTATCTTTAACAACTTTCATATCCATATCTTCATCAAACATTGATTGAATATACTTAAGAACTGTGTTGTGTCCTGTAAGTTCTTTTAAGTAACTCTCTACGTCTTTACGTGTTAGGTAAGAATTATTCAATTTATAAATTCTAGTTCTAACTGTTCCTGCACCAATAAACATATTGTCTACATGACAGTTCGTTCTATCTCCGTCTTTAAAACATACATTACCTGTTCTAATATCTCCACGTGACTGACTAATCAATTCTGGAAATGTACTTGCGATTAAGTGTGCTCTTGAGTATGATGTTTTCTTAGGATGTAGGAAATATACAATTTCATGAGCAGTGTGCTTAGGATGATACTTTCGTGTCATAGTCCCTTTAATCAATTTCTTAGTTTTTCTATTACGAATCATTCCATTTATATTCGCTTCAAATAAACTATTTTGTGGGATAACCCTCCAGCCTGTTTCAGGTTGGATTGAGCTATCTAAATGTTCTCTTGTCTTCATAATCATTCTCCTCCTATAAATCTATCGTTTTACTCCCAAAATCCCCATTCATTATTTTCTTTTTCTTTTACAATATAATTATAACTTACTTCATCTAACCCATCATCAAGAAATTCTTTTAATCTTTTCTTACGATTAATTAAAACATGTAAGTTTCCATTATTAGCCATTTGTGTATCTTGATAATTATTTATATACTCACTATCCCAATCCCAATCAACAAAGTATTCTTCTTTTGAATCATAATATGCAACTTCTATACTTGTTATATCTTCATGTTGCATCAATCTTTGAGAACAACTAAGAATTTCTTTATCATCTTCGTTAAACATTCCTAATGTTTTAATTATTTCTGGTTTAATAATTTCTAAATATATACTATTAGCAGTTTGTATCTTATCAATAGCATTGATTGCTGTTCGTCTTACGCTCATATCTACATCTTCAATAATTATGTTTCCTAAATGCTTAGTTGGAATCTTTATATATTCACAGTTTTCTAAAACTAGCACTATTTCTTTTACTTTTGTCATAATGTTTTTCCTCCTAATTGTAGATTGTGATAATTATATATGTCCTTTGTTACGCTCTTAATAAAATATTTAATAGCAAAGTCTTCATTACCTTCTTTAACTCTATCATAACTAAACTCTGGTGTTACAAAGATAACAAATCCTCCTAAATCTATCCCATTATCAAACACATCAAATGTAATCATTTCTCCATCAAAAGTTTTAATTCTAAATTCCTTATCTGTACCTAAATTTTTAGGGAAGTGCATTTTCCCTTGTTCATATAACCACTCTACAGCAATTCCAAATAGTCTTTCTACATTTTCTTTACTTAACATATTAATCATTCCCTTTCTTAATTTGTACATTAAGTATAACATGGTAAGAAAGAAGAGTCAATAGTTTTATCGAGTAATTTTAAATTGTTTTGTCTTTAAGTCTACCTTAAATCTGTAACCTCTAAATTTAAAGGCTCGTTTAAGATACTTAACGTCCTCTTTCGTTAACTCCAGCTCTAAAAACCCTACAGAACGATATAGAGAACCATTGTCTCTAAAATCTTCCGTCTCTTTTAGCATAAAATTATCTAGTTTATCTTTATCCATACTAAACCTCCTTAAATGGTAATGTTTTTGAGTCATCTAGTTCTACTTTACCTGTAGTGTTATTGTATACCATATCAGGTACTTCTTTATGTTTAAAAGGTAGAATATTTTTACTCTCTTCTAGAATATCTTTAATATTGCGAAGTAAAAGCTCATACTTTCCAAAAGAACCATGTCTTGTGTCTAAATCATTCTTATTATAACTATATTGTTTATGGAATGGTTTAACTTCAAAGTAATACGTATTGAATTCATTAAGGTATTCAAACTTCATTGTATAGTCCTCTTCCACAACTAAAGAATCCATATCTAAATTAAATCCATTAATACGTACATTCATCATACTTCTGAAAGCATCTGTAAAGTTAGATAAATCATAAAGTAGCTTACTTTCAATCTCTTCTAATGCAGGGTTAATCTCAGCTAAGCTATTAACTCTTTTATAATAACTATCAAAATATTCTTCATTTATAACATAAGAATGTATACCTCTAGAAAATATGTCAGATTTAATAAGCCTATTTCCATGGTAAATCTTTACTTCTTCCTTTGGGTCAAACATTCTAGTAAAATCTTGAATGGTTATAGGTATATGGTTATACTCTAAAAGTAACTTATTATCTTCTTCACCTACAATTAAATCTTTAAAGTTATTTTTAATATCTAAGAATAAATTAAAATCTTCTTTATATGTTTTAATTTGTTTTAACATCTCTCTAACATCTTTAAGTACCTCTGCCTTTAATATCCATTTACCTACGTCCCTAGACATATGTCCACTTGAATAATTACTATCATCTTTTAAGTGTCTAAATTCCACAAAAAAAGTATCCTTTATTGCAGAATCTTGTATAGATACTTCTAACTTGTAACCTAAATAACTAAATGCAAAGTATTCTGTTTCGTTAGTTATATATTCAACACCTTCTTCATTTAAACATTTCTTTATAATTTCAGAAATGGTTGATTTACTTAGTTTTTCTTCTTTTTTAACTACTTCTTCCTTTATATCTTCCCCTTCATTATAGACAGACCAAACAACACCAACTATTAAAACTAAACAAAATAATACACAAATTCCTATTGTAATCCAAACCATAATTATTTCCTCCTTATACTAACCCTAAATATTTTAACATTTTATTTGCTTCTACTTCATTCAGTTCTTCTAAGTACAGATACACACTTAGAAATCTATTCTGTAATCTAAACTTATAATAAGGATTCTTAGTCCTTAGTATAAATGTTACCATCTGTGATAACGTTGCTCTGATATAAGGTATCTTATCTTCCTTTGTTCTTAAAATCTTTTTACTATCTTTCATTATAAATTTATATCGTTCTCTTTCTGTCATATAAGTACTCCTTTTTATTATTAGTGCCCTGTATAGGATTTGAACCTATACAATCACATGGTTTAGGAGACCATGGCTCTATCCTATTGAGCTAACAGGGCATGTAGGTAGCTCTCACTACCTATTAAATTATTTATAACTCTGTGAGTCTATTTTGTTAATATATTCTTGAATATCTTTATCTAAATCTTTAGTCATCTTATTTAATTGCTTAGCTAATTTTTTCTCACTGTGACCTTTTTTAATAATACTTCCTTTAGTTACAGGTTCTGGGTCTACATACAAACCTTTAGCTCTTTGTGTATTTAATTCAAATTGTTCCTTACGTTCTTGTTCTTCTAAATACACAATAGATAGTGTATTAACTAATGTTGTTCCTAGTGTCGTAACTTTATTTATCGTGTGTTGATGTTTTGTGACTTTACCTTTCGTGAACACAATACTATTGTATAAATCTAACCCACTTAATACTAAATTACTAATCTTTAATGCTCTAATTTTCTTTTTTCTGTTTAACATAATATCTCTCCTTTAATTATTTATGTACTTATCTTACCACACTTCATTATTGCTTGTCAATACTTAGATTAATAAATTTAAAACTATTAGTAATAACATACCTATAAGACTTGCAATACTCAAACCTTTAATGTAAGTTGTCATTCCTATATAGTATAGAATTAATACACCCAAACCTATCAAAATAGACACATCAAAAGTAATAACTAACTTAATTAATTCTAACAAGAATACAAGTAAGAATAAATTTATTGGTACAATCCCATACTTAAAGCCTTGTACTATTAGAATAATAAATAATATCATAGATATAAAACTAAAAACTTCCATTACCTAACCTCCTTAAATACAATTATACAGACTTCATTCCTACTTGTCAACACTAAACTTAAAAAAATAAGGGAAATTAATCCCTTAAATTAATGTAGTTATACTTCCTATGAAAGTAAGCTTGCCATTCTTCTTTTTTCATATTCTTAAAAGGACTTTCCACTTTTACTTCTCTCTTCTTGTGTACTGCTGTTTGTCTACTTTCTTCTTTAAGTAAATCTCTAAGATTCTTCATTACGATTACCTAACAATATCTCTTTATGCACTTTATCACGTAAGAATTTTGCAAACTCATCATCAGAAGAAAAGACAACCTCTTCATCACTATCTTCTTGAAACTCATTAATTAAGTCTAATACTGAAGCTATGAAAGTATCTTCATCAGTTGTATACATATGAAGTAGCCTTAAGTCTCCTAAGATACTTTGAATACATTTATCCACTATAAATCACCTCTAATTGCAATAATCAAAATCATTATACCTGCAAAACATAAAAATAAGCTTGCCATACTATATATTAAACCGAGTGTAATTGTTCCTACATAAAAGTATACCGAAGCTATAGCTATATAATAAGCTGAAAAGTAAATAATAATTAAGCTTATTGCAATCAATAATAATCTTACAAACAATCCTTTCACAGTCTTCACTCCCTTATATACAAGGTATTATTGAATGTGATACTTCCTTCTTCTGATAAAGTCTTTCTACTATTATCAATCTTCAAAGGATTATATACTGTATAATATCTCCATATCTTACTATTATCTTCTACTGTTTTTACTTTACCATCAATCTCATCATAATACTTTAATAACTTTTTAACTTTCCTATGATAACTCCAATATGATTTAAATGTATGGAACCCATAACGTTTCCATACATAAAAAGGTATCTTATAATCTGGTAACTGACTTTCTTTACCAAATTGATACTCATATATACTTGGGATATTATCTAAGAATACAAAACCTTTAAGGTTAAAGTCATTAGAACTATAAGGACTACATAAGTAAAGTAACCTATCTAAATCTCTAAAAAACTTCTCCATAATATCTCTATCTCCTTACGACATCCACCAAAGAATTAAAACAACAATAACTGTAATAATTGCTACCCAAATTATTGATTCCATTACTTATCACTCGTCTCATCATCAAAATCTCGGACAAACTTATACTCTGCTACTGTACTTCCGTCTTTATTTTCTTTGTAAATTCTCATAAGCTTAAACTTGTGTCCTTCTTTTAATTCACTTGTTTTATAAGAATCTAGGTCGATACTATTTTTTCCTGTTTTACCAGGTATATAAGACGGTAAATCCTCTACAAAATACGCTCTATTGTTTTTAATTTCTTGTAATGTAAAATTTTCTATATAATCCACACTGTTTGTTTTATTTATTGGAACTTCATAGTTACTCTTTAATTCTCTATCCATAAGATAGAATATGCTTGCAATTGCAAACAATAACAAAACAAGAATTAAAAGTAAAATACCTTGTTTTCTTTTATTCATTATTTTTCACCCTCAAATATATAAACTTCTCTGTCAATAATAGGGCAAAACACCATTTTCTTATTTCCTTCTAGTAATTCTTTATACTTTAAACTTCGTTTAATATCTTCATCTGGATTAGTTAATTCTTTGTACCTGCTTAAGACTTCATCAATTCTATTATCAAAATAGTTTTGGTCTACTATCTCTAAGTAATCTACTTTAGCATTACTCATTAAGATTTTATTGTCTCCAATATCTTCAACTTCCTTAACCTTTAAACCTTCTTCTAACTTCTGAACCATTTCTCCTTGTGTAATGCTATTATCACCAATTTTGAATAATAGTTCACAGTTATTCACATAATCTAGTGTATCTTTAGATATAGGTTCTTCTCCCATATCTTCAACTTCTAGAATATAATCTTCTAAGTTCACAGGTTCTTTACCTAAAGCAATGTAACTACCTTGAGGAATATCATAGAATTCACTTGCATACTTATCTACATGAATATATAGAAGGTTTGCTTGTTCATTCTTTTTAAGTTCCTCAAAGTCTCCAATAAAATCACTTGTATTGTCTTTGAATAAGTTATTAATCATTGTCTCCTTAGTGTAGTTATGGTTCTCAACTTTTTCATGAGTACCTTCAGGTAGACTTTCTAATTTCTTAGATTGTTTAAGTTCATTAATTCTATCTTGTATATTTTTACGCAATATAAATCTCTCCTTTAGTCACTAAGGATTTCTTCTCTCTCTTTATCTTTTCTTGGTACATCATATTTATCTAAGATATAGTATAAACCATTCTTATATAAATCATACTTCTCATAAATATCTTTAAGTTTCATAAACTGATAATCATTAATTAATTCTTGTAAGACTTTTGGATTATCTAGAATATGACTTACTCTTTCTTCTACCTTTAAACTCTTTCTACGATTTAATCTACCATAGTTATTAACAACAGATTGTACAGTACCACTACTAATCTTAAACTCTTTCATAATTTCTCTCATTGTAAAACCTGCATAGTAAGCTTCACAAATTGCTTTTTCCTTTTCAGTCTTGAAAGACTTCTTACTAATTGGTGTATACTCTTTCTTTGGTGTTACCTTTTGTTTATCTTTATTACTTAATTTAATTTCCACAATACCCACTCCTAATTAATATTTATTTAAATCTGATTCTTTATATACATTTGAATCATTACTTACAGTATACCAGTAATCTTTATTATTGTCAATATAAATATTTGTAATTTCTGCAATATCTTTTTCAAACCCATCAACAGGGTTATAAGATACAGGTTGCCCAATCTTAAATCTGTTATCTTGTTCTTGCCATTCAGAATCTAAATACACTTTATAGTTCATTAAAGCATTTAAAGAATAATTATTTAATTGCCAATAACGATTATAATAGAAGGTTTCTTTTTTAGTATCTAGACTTGTTTCTGTAGCTGTATACTTTCCTTTCTTAATACGTATTAAGACTGGTGTACCTTCTTGGTCTACTCTTAAAACATTACCTTCTTCTAATAATCTTACTATATCTACAATACTATCTATCGGTTTTAATTCTTTAACTTCTTTTAAATCAGACATTTAAACTCTCCTTAAATAGAGTATCCAATACGTTCTAATGATTCCTTAAGTTTTCTATCTTCATCATCTAAGTCTAAGTTTCTGTAGAATTCTTCTTCGACCTCTTGCATTTTATTTAATACTTCTTCATGTTGGTCTTCTGGAATATATTCTAACATTGTTTCAGTCATAGCGGTTTCCTTAGCTACTTGTTTTAACTGTAATTCTCTTAAACCTAATAAAGACATTCCTTTTAATTGACCATCAGTAATCTTATCTTTAATTTCAATAGCTTTCATAGCAATACTAGGGTCTAGTGTGTAAATCTCATCTAAACCTATATCACCTTTACTAATAATTTTATCTAAGAAACTAACATCATCTAAAAGGTCTCTCGTCTTACTCATTGTAGCATTAAAAGGATGGTTTTCACTATTAGGGTTTGTATCTAGAATATCTTGTTCTTTATGTTCTATAGAAACAACATTTGTTTTCTTACGTTTATCTAGATAGTCACCTAAGTCCCAACCATTCTTAACACATTCTTCTCTAGATTTACTATATCTAGACAATGAAGGAATAGAAATATCAAAATCATATGCTTGACAAAGCTCTTGTATCTCTTCTAAAGTATATCCTTTATCTAAAGCATTGTGTACTTTAGAGGATAGCTCTTTATTATTATAAAGCTTTGTTTGAACATTTTCTCGTTTTGGTTTCTCTTGTTTTGACTTTGCATCATTTTTATTTCTTAAATTTTTCTTATTACTCATTATCCTTACGCTCCTAATATAATAGTTAAACTTTTTGAATTGAAAATTATAGTTAAATATGACCCTTAAATCATTGACACTAAAGGGTTTAGTATTTCGGTTTTCAGTATTAATATATCAACTTTTTACAGTTTTTAATTAATAATAGTTCTCACTATAAAAAAGTACACTAAGTAGTATATTTTTTAACTGTATATATTGTATATACACACTATACATACTGGAAATATTTTCTAAACCATTTTCATTTTTTATTTCTAAAGTGAAAACCATTTTCAAAATATCTAACTATTAACTATACAATTATGTGTATGAAAAATCTATTTAGTACGGTCTACATCATCTAAATTCTTTAGTTCAGGCTCTGAATTAGACTCAGAAGTTACTTCTTCAGAATCAGACTCATAGTCATCTTCCTCATCGTATCCCTCATCATCATAATATAATTGGTCATATAAACCATCTTCCCAATTCTCATCTATCTTTTTACTTAGGTATAAACCTACACCTGCACAAACCATGAATATTAAAATATACATAAACATGTAAAAAAACCTCCTTGATTAATTATACTCTTAGTATACATTAATCAAGGAGGGTTGTCAAGCATTAAATATAAATTGTTAGTTCTTTTTCTTTACCAAAATTAAAGTTTAACTCAAATCTTGTATTATCTGCTTTAGATATAACTTCTGCACTTTTTAATTTACTTAAGTCTAAATTAATAAATGAATTACTACTCAAGACAGATACTCTTTGGTCTTCTTGATTAACAATAATACGCATACCTTTATAATTAATATTAAATAGGTTTACTCTAAGTTCTTCACCTGAATAATAAGCTCCACCTATTTCTTTATTTAATATTGTGTTACCACTAATCAACATTAGTAAGTTTCTAGCACTTGTAGGTGTTAAAGATTCTTCTAATGATAACTTACCTAATAAAGTTTCTCCGTCATATTCTGGTACTGTAGTTAATATCTCTACACCATGTGTGTATTCTACACCCTCATCATTAAAATCAGTTACAATACCCGTTTCATAAATACGGTATAAACGATATTTATTATCTTTACCTATCTTGAAGTCTTGGTATTCTACAGTAGGATTAACAAACTGATGTCTCATACTTACTCTAAAGTTTTCTGAAGTCTTCATATCTTTAAGGATTTGAGCAGTTAAGAAACCTTGTCCTACATTAAGTTGTCCATAAAGTTCATTCATATTTATGTCTGCAAAACCTGTTTGTTCTGCAATATACATAAAATCTTTAAGTCTATCTACATCAGAAGCATGAACTTTAAGTATACTTGTAAATTCTATGTTACTTGTATCAGATACATCATAGATATAAGAGTCACTAACAATACCTTCTATCATATTATCACTAATAACTTTTACACCTAATACTTCAAATTCTTTTTTCTTTAACTTATTTAAAAATGATTGTATTTTCATTTCTTTAATTGTACTTTTCATTTCTGTTTTATCCATAACTCTAATTCTATCCTTTCTTTTGGTCTTTAGATTCATTAGTTAGACTTCTAGCTTTCCTACCAGAAACTCTAACCCTATATCTAAAGATAATAATTAAGTTTGTTTGAGTAAATGTTCTTTGTTCTCTAATACTACATTTACCTAACAACTTTTTCCCTTTTCTTATATAATATACCCTATCTGTATGAAGAATATCTTCCGTTTTCTTATGCTGTCTTACTGTAAGGAATTGTTCTTTAATATTTAAGAAATCTGTAATTAAATTTAAGGCATATTTTCTTTGTAGACTTAAATCTTTAGATGATACATTTTTATATACTTTAACAAAAGCTATTTTATACTTAATTGTTTTAGCACTATCACTAATTTCTACTTTCTTTCGTTTATAAAATAAGGGTTTGTTATTTACACCTAACATATTTCCTAAGGGAGCATAGTTAACAAAAGGTTTATTTTTCTTTGTCAAGTAAATCCCCCATTTCTGTGTTTAAAGCTTTAAAGAAGTTATCTTCAACAATCTTCCATCTATCATTATAACCATAAATAACAGTTCTTGTAAAGAGTTTATAAGCATTATTCCATCCTAAATAACTAAGTAAACCATTAATAATCTGTGGTTTTGTATTTCTTTTTCTAGAAAAAGCTAAGTTATTCGCATGCCCTTCACCTGAAGAGTGTCCTTGAGCATTAATATTGTATCCTGTTCTAAATGTAACAGGGTCTCTTACGTACCTCATTAGAATAAGTAATACGTTCTTCCATAAAATATTCAAACAATGATAAGGATTTCTATGTGGGCTATATGTTGCTTGCTTGTACTTACCTATCATTACTTCACCCTTAAACTCTATATAACTTAAAATACCTACATGATTATGGTTATGGTCTTTTAAAATCTTCTCTACTTTAGGTAAATGTTTGTCATGACAGAGTACATATACATAAGAACACACCTGACTATAGTAAAACATTTGTTTATTCAGTCTATGTGTGGAATCTCTCTCTGTCTTGATTTCTATACCTAATGTATGCCCGTTTTTATCTAATACAAAACAGTCCATAATACACTTACCTTGTGCTATAGCTTTCTCATTATATATACGAATGTCATCTATATCACTTGTAATCCCATCATCGTAGAATAAATGTCTTTCTTTTAATACTGCCTTCTTGATATCTGCTTCATAAAATTTCTTAGACATTGATATTATCTTCCACCATTCTCTGATACTCTGAAATAACACTTTCTAATGGAACATAAGACTTAACCCAAGATATTGTTTCTAATGAAATAAACACTCCTGTGTAGTCCCCACCTGTTTGTTTTGCTCCTTTATTACTATAAATCGTACCTTCAGGTCTACGTTCAAAGAAACCTTTACCATACTTACCTGTAATAGTATCTCTACCATTATGAACAACTACAGAAGCAAATAAAGGGTCTTCATAAACAGTTTTATACTCATACTTATCTCCTACACTACGTCTAATAGAATCACTTAATGTTGTTCCTCCAGGTAAGAGTTTATCAGTTTTATTGATAGAAACTTTCTTATGTGCTCTTGTAGGTTTATCAGACTTAGGGTCTTGCACCCTATAAACTAACACATACTCCTCTCCATATTCCTCAATATAAACTATGTAATACTGCGGAACATCTTTAAAGTAATATATACCTTCACTAATACGTGTTGTTAGGTTATTTTCTTCCATATTTAAGTTACTGAATTCCATCTATTTCACCTCTCTCTATCTATTATAGCATAAAAAAAGAGATAAGTCAAATTACTTATCTCTCTTCTGTAACAATGATACAATTAAATTACCTAGTAAAGTACATACAGTATATAAGATGTAAGCACCTACTGTTACCCATATTACATTATTAAATGTAAATGATAAAGGTGTAGTAGGTATTTTTAAAACTATACATCCTACAATAATAAATACCAATTGAGGTACAATTGTATAACTATATGTCCATTTAGGAAAGCTCTCTCCTGTTCTTTGGAAAGCTTTCCTTTCTTCAATTAGTCCTGTAGTTACTTGAACAGCTGTGTTAACTGTTGTGACAAATAATAAAACATATATAACAATATTAATTAGTTCCATTTGCTCACCTACAAATAAACTGTTTTAAGTTCAATATCATCTGAATTATGTTCCAAGAACAATAATTGCTGAGAAGGTGCTGTACGTGATAAGTTAAGTTCTTTGCTATATGTGTTATAACCAATCGTACTACCTACTGTAATATGTTGTCTTGTATAATCTTCTTGTTTAACTTTAAGATGGTGTACATGTCCTGTAATAAGGATATCAAACACTTGGTCTTTAATAAACTTAGGAATATGGTTTACATTACCTTTAAGTGTATCTCCATGATTTACAATAATATTCTTACCACATACTTGGTCTTCAATTGTGTATACATCGTCCCTATTATCAATAATTTCAATACCATTAAATAATTCTAATTCCTGTAAATTAATCAATGTATCTAAAACAATGTAAGCTACATTATCATTGTAAATCTTTTCATTCTTATTACCTTGTAAACGGTCATGATTTCCACCAATCATACCAAACTTCAAGTTACCTTCAGTTACATCACTAATTTGTTGGATTACATCAATCAATAATCGAGTACCTTTTGTAATTTGCTCTGATAAAGTAAACTCTGTATCAAATGCTTGGTTTACATTTCTCATTGAAACGTGTTCGATAAGGTCTCCTACAAAGTATATTGTAACATTACGAATATCTCTTTCCAAGATTTCTTTTACTGTTTTATTAACAAAGTGTTGGATACGTTCTTTTAAGATTTCAAAGTTATATCCACCTGTTTTAGAATCTTTAAACTGGTAACCAATATGAGTATCGCTCAATAATACAACTAATTCTTTATCATTAGACTCTTTAATAGTAATACCTGATTCTCTATCTAAGATAGGTTCCTCAATAGACTTAAAATCTTCTCTTAAGTCTTGCATAAGTATTGTAGTATAAGCATGAGGTTCTTGTTGTTTCCTAACCTCTCTTAGTTCGGCTAACCTACGCTTGTTATCTACAACATAGTTAGATACAGCATCTACGAGTTTCTTATCTTCAAAAGGTTTATCACCTGTAACTCCTTCTACTGTATCTAAAGTAATTTCACCATCAATTGCTTGTTCTTTAATATCTGCTAAATAATTATCAGCATCGATTTCATTATAAATCTCTTGTATCTCTTTTGCCCTTACTCTATCTAATCCTAGTTCATTGATAATCTTATTGAATTTAGATGATACAATCTTACCTTCATCTCTTAATAAGACACCAAAGACGACTGCATATACTTCTTCTACTGTGTTAAACTTCATTGTTCTCCTCCATAAATTTCTTTATTTGTTTTCCTAATACGTTAATGTGACTAGGTATAAACATACTTACAATATTTGAATGTTCTGGATAGTCTAAGTTAAATATTTCACACACTTTATCTTTGTCTACATCTTTCATATAAATAGTTAAGATGTCATTATTACTTCTAGTTTGTGAAACAGTAATAAATAAACCACTTGTATTTTTAAGTGCTTCGTGTGCTAATAATATCTTAAGTTTAGGGTCATTCTCATATAATAAATAGATATGTTTATCACCTATATTACTATAATAACACTTTTCTATTAATTCGTCAAGCTTAATTGGGTTATTATCCGAAATAAAACTTTGAATATTTTGATTGTATTCTAAAAAGTTAAAGTAATTATCGTGTTCTAATGCTACTCTCTTAAGTTCTTTGCTACTTTCAAGTAAACCTAAATAAAGTAATTGATGAATGATACTATAATGTTTCTTATCTTCTCCTACAGTATTAAAACCTTGAGGCATTGTACCTATGTTAGTGATAAAGTAAGTATTCTTGTTTTTAAAATAATCAAACTTACCTTCTTTATAGATGAAACCGATTAAAATATATTGTTCATTATCTACATATCTAATAGGTTCTTTTTCTATATCTGATATACCATGAGTTTCTTTAAACAATCTAGGTATATATTTACTTTGTGTACTTTTCTCATTATATATAACTATCATATAAACCTCCTTGTCTATCCCATAATATTATCGTCATCTAATTTATCGATATACTTTCTTACAGAATCGTTTTTAGTTTCGATGTTTTTTATAGCTTTGCAAATATGATTAGTTCCTAATGTTATCGCTGCAACTATCAGTAAAGTATCGAATTTAAAATCGTGAAATTTACTCATACCTTCTTTGAGGTTGGCATATACCTTTTCAAGTTCTATTAAAGAATACATTTACTCGTCCTCCTTGTCGTACTCATAGTCATATACCAATGTACGTATATCGTCTGCTAAGTCCTGTGAAACAAATTCTGTTTTAACTTTTTTAATCACTTCATCAAAAGCCTTAGCTTTGCGATAGACTTCTTGTAGTTCTTTTAATATCTCTTTCTTTTCACTCTCGACCCACACACCTGATAACTTAGCAATTAAATTTTTCGTCTCATATTCATACGCCATCTAATCACGCTCCAATCTATCAATGTAGTTAACCAAATCTATATAACGACTTACCCCTGGGTTCATTTCTGCTTTTGTCCGTATGTGACTGGTTAGGGTGGTGTATCTATCTTCTATTACTTCAAACGATTCTTGATAGCGATAACATTTAACCCTAAGGTCTCTATAGAACTCCTGTAACTCCTCGTTCTCTCGTTCCAACCGTTTATTATTCGCACGCAAGACGATTAAATCATCCACACAGTGTTGGTACGCTTTTTTGTATTGATTAAGTTCATTCATTACTTGTCTATATTCATTTTCAGACATTGTTATTCTATCGCTTTTGACATCTATTCTCACTCGCCATCACTCCTTTATTGATTAGGTAATCCATAACTCATGCACTCATTAAACAGTTCATCTTGTGCTATCCCTTTTTTGAGTTCGTGTATTTTATTACTCACTTCTTCATTACTCATCATCTTTATTTCAGTTTTTGATAACATACCTTCTTCAGATATATCGCTGTCATAATACTGTGCTTGTAATGATTGAACATACTTTACTTGTTTATCTGTAGCCATTTTAATCACTCCTCGTAATTTCGTGTGTTCCATATCTTAACTAACTTATCTACGCTATCTGTTTTAACGTGTAACCATGTAGAAGGTTGTAATTTACATTTAGTGTTAGTACATTCAACTAAAGCTTTGTCGAAACTATAACTTAAATCTGCACGACCTCCACAAAAGGGGCAGGGTTTTAATAATTCCACTCGCCATCACTCCTTTAGTAAATGTGGGTGTTCGTATATTCTTTGTCTAATAACGCTACGGTCACAACCGTATATTCTTGATATCTGACTTATGTTTAGTCCATTGTCTAAATGTGACTTTAACTCTTTCAAATCAATGTTGTATTTCCTCTTATATTTAATACCTTTCCTATTCTTATTTGCTTTAGAAATACCTTCCTTATGTTTTTCTGTAAATTCTCTTCCAGTTAAATGGTTAGATAAATGAGTAAAACTATCTAACACCTCTAAATTGTTTTTTGAAGAATCTAATTTATTTTCGTTTATATGATGAACATGCTCATTAGTTTCTAATTTTCTATCTAACCAATACATCATTAACAATCTATGAACATGATATTTTTTATCATGTATTGATACGCACGGATAACAACCATGCATATATATTTTCTTTTTGCTCAATGTTGGTTTACTCTGAAACCATAGAATTGCTTTTTCTAGTTCTTCATAATCAACAATACAATTAGCTACATTATTAAATTTAATAGGTTTTTGATTATTCACTGTCATATTCTAATAACTCCTTATGCTCAAATTTATTACCAATGATTTCAAAAAGTCCGTTTAAATCTTCATGCCATGACAAATACTGTTTAACACCTTCTGAATAAAATTTTGCACTGCCGTATTTGACTACACCAATGTGTCTACCATGTTCACCGTATTTTGTTTTAACAACATCTCCCTCAAACACCTCAACACCATGCTTGTCTTTAAGCCCTGTGGATTGGAGGAGTATAATATCCTTAAAATCTGCTACTTCTGTGTATTTTCCATTTTCATATACAATCTCTTTATATTTATAATTAATCTCTTGTACATCTACAATGATTCCTGTTCCTTTTAAATACGCTCTAAACTTAATCATCTACTCCACCAGCCCTTTATCGTGTGTCCAAATTAAATGTGGTATTCCTTTATCATCAAAATAAGTTATGCTTAATTGTTCACTCACATACATCAAGCTGTCAGATTGACTTAATACACTTTTCTTACATTTATCTTCATACCAATGTGTTTCAATTTTATCGTTGTCTTTTTTGTAAGTTAATAATAAATAATTAAACACTGTATCTTCTGTGACCTCCTCCTCGACTTCGACTGTGAAAGTGTCTTTATTATTTATAGATTGACTTGTTCTAACACCGTAACCATCTACAGAAAACTGCACATAAGGGCTGTATTCGTCATGTTCTTTTGTTAAATATAGTTTGCCTTTTACCAACTCTGGATTATTAAATCCCCACTCAATCAACTGCGGTAAGTTTAATTCTTTCTTTTGTTTAATCTTCATAACCATTCTCCTCCATTACTTTCCTGTATAGTTTAACATACTAAGATAAATAAGTAAAGCTATTTTTTTATTTTTTTATCTATCTCCTACATCTTCACAGTAGCACTCTGCTTCTATCTCTATCCATAAGTCTTCTATCTCTTTAATATATACGAAAGCTTCATCAATTGTTAGAGAGTCAAAGTCTATGTCTTCATGTATACTGTACTCCTTAATGAAAGCTACCTGTTTAGGGGTGGCTTTATTAATTTCTTTGTGTTCATGATTAAGTAATCTCTTGAAGTTTCTATTCATAACATATCTACCAATCTCATTAAATCAATAACAGTATCATTGTATTCAGGACTACCATTTAATTCTCTTAGTTTAGATAGTTTATCTTTAACTATAGCTTTAATCTTTTCATCTCTACTATCTTTAAGGTTAGGATTCTCATCTAAATATTTTAAAACTTTCTCTATATTTCCATTTATGATTTTAAAGTTTTCGTATTCAAAATCAGGTATTGTTTTAATATATTCAAACAAACCGTCTATGGAAGCTTTATTTAAATCAGCTTTATCTTTAATATCCCATGTATTTCTTAAAGTATTTTTAATATCATGGTCTTCTAACAACTTTATCCTTGATTTAATATCTCGTAATAAAACCATTTCCTCTGTCATGATTATTCCTCCTCTTTCTCTTTCTTATACATGTAACCGAAAGTATCTCCACCTGGTTCTGTGAACCCATACTCACTAATACCATATCCATTACCTACTCGAATAAAATTAATTTCATCTGCAATAGCTTGAACATTTAGTGTCTTAGTAGAAACTTTATCAAATACGACTGCAATATCTTCATTGTCTTTTACATCTTTCATTTTCTCTCTTACCTTTTCTAAATCATTCCACGTTCTAAATGTAATTACTTCCATGTAAAACCTCTCCTTTTATTTGATATGTATATACTATACCATAGTTAATAGTTTATGTCAATAAAAAAAGACCAACAAATTAATGTTGGTCTAAAATATTTTTTAAGCTTCAGGTTCTCCCGACTCTTCTGGTTGTTCAGCTTGTTCTGTTGTAAATGTAGGTACATCTACTTTAGCACTTTCCCCTGATTCATTAGAGAACGAGACTTGGAAAGTACCTTCAGGATACTCAGTTCCTGCATCTAAGCCACTAATAGTAGCTTTAGCAGAACCATCTTCCCCTACTTCTGTATATTGTACTACTTCTTCACCTTTATAAACATTGAATACTTTTGCCATAAGTTAGAGTTTCCTCCTATACGATAATATCTGCTGTTGTTTCACTTGGTTCTACAGTTACATCTTCAGGTGCATCAGGTATTGGGTCTTTTACAGTTACTTCACAAGTAGCTTGTTTATTACCTTCTTCACTTGTAACAGTAATAGTAGCTGTACCTGGACTAATTGCTAATACACTACCTGAATCATCTACAGTAGCAACGTCTTCATTATCTGAAGAGAAACTTACATTTTTATTATCTGCTTCATTAGGACTTACTGTTGCTGTTAGGGTATCTGTTTGTTCAGTTTCTAATTCTAAAGTGTTTTTATCTAAAGATACACTAACTACACCAACAGATTTAGTTTTAAATTCAGGAACATCTACCTTATCACTTTCACCCGATTCATTTTCAAAAGCAACTTGATATGTTCCTTTAGGATATGTCGTATTAGAGTCTAAGTCTGTAATTGTAACAGAAGCAATATCTCCTTGTTTTTCTCCAGATGTTAATAATTCTTCACCTTTATACAAATTTAACTTTTCTACCAAAACATTTCATCCTTTCAATTATTCAGCAGATACATCTGCTTCTTTTTCTTTTGGCTCTACGTCTACATTTTCTGGTTCTTTAGGTGCTTCGATTTCTTTTTCTTCTTTAGCTACTGATTCAGCTACACCTTCTGGGTATGGTCTCATTTCAGTACGTGTTGAACCCCAAGCAAAACGTTCTTCTCTTGCTCGTGCAGAAGGTGTATCAGAGTCTTCAAAGTTCTCTGCATCTTCATCAGAGCTATCTTTAACACCGAAAGCATCTTCTGTATTTGTAAAGAATACGTTATAAACACCTAATGTAAAGTTATCATAAGCAAATGCTAAGAAAGCTTGTAATACTTGTTTAGCTTTGTCTAATCCTTTAATATCTTCTTCACGAATAATTGGGTGTTCGTATGGGTCTGTAACTGTACTTACTACGAAATATACAATATCTCCATCAGTGTAAATGATTGGTGATTTCTTACGTGTAACAAGTGTACCTTTACCATCAGTTTCTACTGGGTATACAAAGTACTCTTCACCTTCTTGAACCACTTTATAAGAGTATACCCCATTATGTGTTCCTGTATAACCGTCTGCATTTGTTTTAACTTCTAGATATTTATTATTAATATCTACTGTACCATCTTGAAAGATTACATCTTTCAATACTTCTTTAACCATTTATTTTCATCTCCTAATTGATTTAAATTATTATTATTGTTTTCAGTAATAATATATCACTCATACGGTACTCTTCCTACATTTCCCACGTATTATTTTCAGTATTCACTCTACCTTTAACAATATCTATATCCTTATTATTACTTTCATGTGCATGTAACTTAAACCTTATAAAATCTTTTAGTTCTGTTAATGTTCGTGTAACATCTTTTCTAGGTACTTCCATTCGACTAGCTACATTAGATACAATGATAGGGTCATCTACATTCTCATCATTTGTAAATATTTCATGTAATAACTCACTCTCAACTTCAGTGAAATCAACACCATCGAATAAATAACTTACCAAATCATTCATATATAAATCACTATCACTTGATTCGATAATCGTTTCTAATGTATCATCATCATTACCAAATACAACATTAGCTTCCCTATCTCTATTCTTTTTAACATAACTATTTCTAACTCTCATTGTTAATTTACTTTTAATGTAATAAGGGAAGTCTACTTCACTATGAATATTATATTCTTTAACAAGTTTAATGAATTGCTCATTAATGTATTCTAAGAGTTCTTCTTTCTTAACATAACTATCCATTTGGTTTGCAAATCTATAATATAGAGCATATCTAAGGTTTTTATAGTTGTGCATAAGCTTATCTATGTCTCTATCTAATTCATGACTCAATCCTTCTGTATCTATTACATATCTATTTCCATTATTCAACTCATTTCACTCCGATACGGGTTAGCTCCCTCTACAATAATCTTTACTTTATTATATTTATCTTGTACATATATATCTGAATAATGAATTGTTCTAGGTACTTGGATATTTTCTCCATTAAATCTAGTAATAGAATAACCCCTACACCATCTATCATATACATCAGTAATGTAAATTACCATTGCATCTGTGTAAGGAAATCCACTTTCTTCATAGATAATATACAATCCATTCTCTTTAATATATTTGAACCTTGTCTTAATATCTCTATAAGGTTCAGGTACTGCTTCTAAATAAGATTCATCTTCTAAACTCTGTTTAATACGTTCTAGGTTATCATCAATCATATTACTTGTCAAGACACTTACCTCCTTTTAAAACAAGAAGACCTTTATTGGTCTTCCTGCTCTCCTTTTGTTTCTTCTTTAGGTTTTTCTTTTTCTAATTCATCATAATATTCTTCTAGTGCTTTATATTCAGGTATAGTTGTAATATCTACATCTTTATTCTTTAATGGTGCATACCCTTTAGGGAAATTTGCTACATAAGTACGTTTAAATAGCTCTTCAAACAACTCAGGGTCTTCCTTAAGTCTAGGAGTCCATTCAGCATCACGTAATTTAATCTCTTCACCATTTAAAGTAACATAATTTCTCCATGCTCCTTTAGTAATAAAACCTTTTTCTACTGCTTCTTGATAAATTGTATACTCAGGGTCTAAACCATTAATAACTTCTCCTGTAGGTAAATCCCATTCTGAAAGTAAATCAGCACTTGCTTTTTGATTAGGTCTAGATAATTTAGATTTCTTAGTTTCTAATCTCATAGAGTGTCCTGAATATTCTTCTTTACCTGCTGTTTCTTTATGTTGTTTTACTTGTGCTCCTTTATTAACTTTAAGTCTTAAACTAGCACTATGCTCAAAAGCTTTACCCCCACCAGATTTAACTTTATCCCCATACATACCTGCATCCATGTCGTCTCTTGCTTGGTTTACAACAATAATACCTGTGTTTGTATTATTTAATTTAGGTGTTATAGCATTAATAACTTTTTGTGTGGCAGAAGCTCTTATACCCATCTGTTTAGTATCAATACCGCCATCTATTTCTGTTTGTGAACGTGTAGCACCTAGTGAATCCCATATAAATACAATAGGAACACCTGGGTACTTCTCATTAAAAGTATCTACCCAATACTCTAACTCCTTACCTACTTGTTCAATAGATAACTCAACTGTATTTTTAAGTCTCTGACCTTCTCCTGCTTGAATAGAGAATATCTTAGTAATATCCACACCTAGTTGTTCCATTCTTGCATTATCGGCTGTACCTTCTGTATCTACCCAAACAGTAATAATACCTAAATCAATTAGTGTTTTTGTTAGGTGCACAGCAAAAGTCGATTTACCGCTACTAGGTATCCCGTAAACCTCGGTAAGTCTTCCTAAAGGAATCCCTCCACCCATAATTCTATCATATTGAGGTACTCTTGTAGGTAATATATTTTTAATATCTGCTTTGTTTGTATCTGATAGGATTGTCAATCCCATTTCTTTACCTAAATCAATTGTATTTAAATCAGACATATCAAATTGTTTTTTACTGCTTCTTGCCATAAATCTTTTCCTCCTTTTGTATACCTAAAAAATAAAGTAGCACAGTTAAGTGCTACTATTAAATTCTTATAGTCCAATATTCCCTAGAATATCGTCTACACTCTTCATTTTGTTCTGTGATTGCTGTTCTTGAGGAATATTAGGTTGTTCTTGTTGTTGTTGTGCTTGTTGTTGTTGTTGTGTATTGAATGGTACTTGTGAGTCATCTACACTACCTGTACCCACACCAGACCATGGATTACCTTGTTCTGGTTGTGATTGTTGTTGAGCTAAGTTATTCCAATCAACATTACCTTGTTGAGTAGATTGAGACTGTTGAACAGGCTGTTGTTGCTCTACAGGTTGACTTTGAGTTGGAGCTCCTAAGTTTGAAGGCATTTGATTATCGATTTGTTGCTGTGAAGGTGATTGTCCTCCAGATTGACCTTGACTTGGTGCTGTATTACCATCATCTTCAAAATCAAAGTTCTTGATTGATTTATCTGTACCATTAATACTGTTGATTACAAAGTTTACAAAACCTGGTGAACTTTCCTCTGTTGGTTCAGCCATTTTTTGAATGTCACTTGTTAAGTTTTCCCATCCTTGTGGTAATTGACCTAAATCTTGACGTTGGTAAACTTCTGCTTTATAACTTGTATCTGTTCCTTGACCTGTACGATATAGTTTAACTGCAAAGGCATGGTTTTCTGAGATAAAATTTAAGTTAGAATCTTGTGTTGGCATTAAGTTTTCATCTTGTAACTTAACTGATAAGTCGTCAAATAATGTTTTTGTTAATTCCATAGGTGCTACAAGAACATTACCCATAGGGTCTACTTGATATTGGAATTGACCTTGATTAGATACTAATGGGATTACGTTTACTAAATAACGTTGTGCAGGGTTTGTATTATAGTCATTAATCTTAACGTTATTATTCTTCCAGTTAGAAATAAATGAATCTAATACTGATTCTCCCATAGTGAATGGTAATGTGAATGGTGAACTTGTAGCTGTTCCATCACCTTTAACATAGTTTAAGAAAATACTACGGAATTTACTAAAGAATTGAAGACCTTCTGTATCTTCTTGTGTTTTAACTCCTGGTAATACACGTACAATAATCTCAGGGTTTTGTTTATTTAAACGAATTGTTTTATTCTTTGGTTGGTATCTCTCTTGTTGGTTATTATTGAAATTACTCTCTGTACTTTGTTGTTCTTGTGATAAAAAATTACTAAATGAATTCATCATATTTATTCCTCTCCTAATTAATATTGTAGTGGACTTGTAATACCACCATTTTTATTTGTTTTTCTTTGTTCAGCACCTAAGTGTGTTAGAGCATTTACCCTTTGCTCGAAAGCTTTGACTATATAATTTAATTGTTTAGTCTTATAAGACCAATCCTCTACAATGTTTAATTGATTCTGATAGTTTTGATTAATAAACACATCAGCCTCAATCATATCTTTTGTAGGCTTTTCACCTTTTTGCTTATAGGCTTGTCTAACTGTTAAGTTTAACTGACTACCTATGGTTTCTAACTTTCTTTGCTCTGCTTCATAATATCGTCTTACAATTTCTAATAATGAAGCCCAATAAGCATACTTGCCTGACTGCTTCATAAACTCTTCGTTGATATTATTCTCATCAATCATTAATTCATCATTAATGTTAAGATTTTCCCTATTACCATTCTTATCAATGATTGTAAAAGTATCAAAATCTAAACTATCAACATAAATTTCCATCAAATTCCTCCTTTCCAGTTACCTATCTATTATAACATCTGTTTCCATTCTTGTCAAGCTCGATATTTCATACACATAAAGAAACATATAATAATTAAGATTAGATTAACTACTTCTGTTATAATAACATGTATATAAGCATTTGTCAATAACAAATTAAGTATTAAAAATAATATAGCCATTCCTAAAATAAAGTATAGTAAAGGGCTTGTACCTACTGCTGTTTTCCTTACTACAAATCTAATTATCTGGTCTACATATGCTAAAATAATTGTTATTGTCGCTATAGACTGTAAACTGCTTAGTGAAATATCAAATACAAAGTAAACCATTAAGTTTATTACTATATATAGTATTGTATATAATATTCCGATTGCTTGGTATCTTAATATATTCTTCCAAGCTAACATAATTAAAGCTAAAAACATATTACAACCTACTACAACAATATTTACAATATCTGCTCCTGTGATAATTAAAGTGTAGAAACTAAATGAAACTGTAGTTAATACCAGTTCCCAAAATAATTGTGATACTCCTTCTACGCTCTTATCTATATACATAGCTCTTAATCCAGGAAGATAGCCTACAATGTATAGTATCCCAGATAAAAAGAATAATATCCATGCTAGTGCTTCTATGTTCATTGTTCTTTAATCCTTACTTCTTTTATTTTTAAACTATGATATTTCGTTTCTATTGTATCTTCCAGTATTCCATTAAAGATTACATCACTACTTATAATTAATGAAGAATGTTCTCCTGTGATAATTAGCTCAATATTACTATTATCTAATTTATTAGTATGTTCTATAACAAGTTCATACCCTATTTTTCCTTTACTTTCCAATTCTAAAAATTTGTACATATCAATATTATGTTTTTCAAGATAATCTATTCTTGATTTTTTCGATAACTTAGAAAACACTCTAGGTTCTTGTTCTCTTGCCATTACGTATTACTCCCTAATTTTTCTAATCTCTTTAAAACTTCTTCCCAAGAGATAAATCCCTCTCCATTGGTCAATGACAAAATCATGCCATAGATAAATTGGTTCGTACTAAATTCAGCTCTATCAGGGTCATTGTAAGGTTTACCATGCCCTTGACGAATATCTGAACAATAAATTAAAACAGGTTTATTTACAATATCTACAGCTAATCTATAAGCATCATTAAGATGTTCGTCAGATATAACACTATTATTATCTACAGTATGCTTAGCTTTATTGATAGTTTGTTGTGCTTGGTGTTTCATACCTAATAAGATACCTAGCTCTGCAATTGTCCCTAATCCTTCATTAAGAATATCAAATACAAAAATATCTGATTCTTGCATAGCTTTAAAATCGTTACTTAAGATACGTTCCGCTAACTTAGTTTGTTCTGCGTTAGCTTTATCATTAATTGATTTATCTTTATGAGGACTATAAGGAGTTACTCCTATAATGCCTTCTACTTGTTTATGTTGTTTGTCTCTATAATCTACCATAGCTTGGTTAAGTAGATGACCTCCTAGATAACAAACTTTATCTTTAATATAATTAGTCATTTATCTTTTCTCCTTTTAACTTAATAATGTTATCATAGAACCTATAATTAATACTCCAACCATACATACTACTGATTGAGTTAAATACATACTACTTGTAATTTCATTTCCATTTTTAGCTTCTTTAATAGAAAGAAAACTGTATACTAATTGGAATACAAATAAAGCAATCAAAAACATAAAAGCTACTGTCATTATTTATCCTCCTTTTTATTTACAATTGCTAAAAGAATAATACTCACACTAGCTAAAAATGCTAGTACAATTAAACCTGGTAGGTTTAGTACTGTAGATAAGAATAGTGATAAAGCACTTACTACGTATACTAAACCACATAATACAATTGTAAGTAATACAATCGTTACCATTTTAATAAACCAGTTACTATTTAAAAATACATTAGCTAAGTAATTCATTTATAGTCATCCTATATAATCATCGCCAGCCTCTTGACTAATTTCGTATTCCCTTTCAATATCTTCTTCTGATTTACCTTGTAATCTTCTGCAACTTCACCATATTCATCAAATAAAAAATCTAAAAGTCCCATTATAAAACCTCCTCAAAGTCGTAGTCTAAAGCATCTAATACTTCTGTTAATATTAAGTGTTCTTGGTCTAAGCTAACTGTTGTTGTTTTTAAATCATTATCTAAAATCTCTGCGTAATAATCTTCTACAAAATCCATTGTAATTGAATGTCCTTCCGAATCCTCAACAGTATAATACCCTTGACTTCCATCTACTTCTAATCCTTCGTTTTCTAATACTTCAATAATACGGTTTTGTTTTTCTGTAATCATTTAAATCTCTCCTTTAATTTTATATATTAATTGTACCACGACTCAAAAGTAATGTCAATCATTATTTTAAATTATTTTCCACCTTCTTCTGAAAATCTACTTAGTTCTTCAATTTGAGCTTTAAGCTCTTTGTTTTCTTTTCTTAGTTCCTCATTCTCTTTGATTAGTGCTTCTTGATAATCTGTATCGTATTTATTCATTTATATCTCCCCTTAATCAAATTTTCTCCATTCTTTAATAAAATCTTTATATTCTTTATCTTCGTGTTCCCAAGTTAAAGTAATCTCACCATCAATATCTCTGTAAAGTTTAGCTTCTATATTACTTGAGTCATAGTATCTACGATAATCCAAATCCCTTTTCTTTTCATTTTCATTGAATTCTTCTACATAACCCTTAAGTGTTGTTAATATAGATTTATTAATATTTTCATTTGATTCTAATTCTAGTTTTCGTTTAGGGACGGAAACATAACTTGCCCAACCTACATAGATAGGTAGTATTGTATAATCTTTATACCCTTTCATATCTAAATTAACAAGTACGTAAACTTGGAATGGATAAAATTCATCTTCATAATCCTCCCAAATCTCATGAACTTTATCTACAATTGGTTTAGGTTCTTCATTTTCTTTTTGCCTAACAACAAGTCTCTCAAAGTCTCTGAATGGGCTCGTAATGAGCAATTCATTACCATATACTTTTAAGTCTTCAAAGTTAATCATTACAATTCCTCCAATACAGTATTAAGAGTTTCAAAGAATTCTTCTTCTTGTTTACGTTCATTTAATATATAATCTGATTCTTTTTTAACTTCTTCTTTAATATATTCTACTAACTCTTTAAGTCCTCTTAGTTCTTTACTATTCACTACAAAATTATAATCACTTATATGGTAAACATCTATATCTACTTTTCTTAAACTTCCTGGAGTATTGTCTGCAAATCCCATATACAAGTATGGTATAGATACATGAAAGTCTATAACTTCCATTTTTTTTCTCACGTTATATAATTCAAATATTCCGATTGTTAATTTTTCTTTGTTTTCTTTAGACAAAAAATATTTTTCTAATAAATCAATCATATTATCTCCTCCTTTATTTCTAATACAAGTATATAATAAAAGGAAACCTAAGTCAATAGGTTTCCTAAACTTTTTTTAAATTTCTTGATATAAATGTTTCTGTTCTTCCACTTGACTAATTGCTTCTTTATATTGCTCTTCATTAATTTTCTTAGATTCAAAGTAATCACTTAATTTATCTAATGCTAAATGATATTTAATGTATCCTTGATAGGATTTAAAAGTTTCTATCTCTTCTTCATCATATTCAACAGCATCATTATAGTTAAATCCTATTTCCATATCTGCATCTATAGGGTATCTTATCTTTTCTCCTTTATAGTCTACAAATAAGAAATCAAAAGGTAAATTCTCCATACAAGTAAGAATAACTTTAGACATTGTTTTAACTTCTTCTGGAGGGCAATCTACAACTATACTATCATGTACTGTAGCTACTAATTTACTTCTCATATTTCTTGTTTGAATATATTCATCTATATATGTTATTGCCATATTAGTAAAGTAAGCTCCCCCACCTTGAATAACTGTATTAAATGATTGTCTTAAAGCTTCATTCTTTTTCTTTCTATCTGTACTTTGAGCATCTGCTAAAAATCTTCTATGTCCATTCATTGTTTCTACATAACCATTTTCCTGAACAAAATTATGAACATCATCTATAGATTGTTTAACTTTAGGTTTAGTAGCATAATATTTATTAAATATATCTTCTGCTTCATCTACAGTCATATTATTTTTCCCTGCAAACGATTGCGGTGTTTCCCCATAAGCTAAACCGAAGTTAACAGCTTTACTAGCTTGTCTTTCTTCTTTAGTTACTTCATCTACAGGTTTTTTATACATAATACTTGCAGTAGCTTTATGAATATCTTCCCCATTTAAAAATGACTCTAACATATTTTCATCTTTAGTATATAGTCCTATAACCCTCATTTCAAGAGAACTATAGTCTGCCATTAGATAAATACCATCTTTAAATCTAGATGTATAAGAACGTTTAATTGGGTGCCAATAATCAAAATCACTAACGTTATTTGTATGTGCAGGTTGGTTTTGAAGATTCGGATTATTACTTGAAAGTCTAGAAGAGGCAGTACCTGTTTCGTTAAAGTTACCATGAACATTACCTGTCTGAGGATTAACTATTTTAGGTAACTTCTTAGTGAAACTATTTCTCTTAGTTTGAAGACTTGCATAATACTGTAATAATTCAACAAACTCTTTTGTACCTTCATTTACATCTAATTCACCTAAAATATATTTTAAAGCATTTTTATCAGTTTTATAGTCTGACCAAGATAATTCACTTTCTGGAATATTTGCATTGAAAGGTTTATCTTTTACATACTGTTTGTCATAAGGTAAATGTAATCCTAAAATATCGTAAAGTATTTCACCTTTATGTTCTCCTGAGCTTGGACTAAACTTCCATCCTCCATCTTTAAACTTAGTTCTATATTCAGCTAACTCTTTATCTCTATCTTTAGGTGGTTTATTCTCAAATTCTTCTAAACCTTTTTCAAAGAGATTATATCTTATTTCTTCAAACTCAAGTACCGCCCAATGTTTTCTCATTTCTTCGTGAGTCTTTTCCATTTCTTCTCTATAAGCCTTATCATTATTTTCCATATAGTCTAGGTCTGTATGGAACCCATTACTTTGTATTCTGGCTAATGTTCTTGTTAGTCTTGGGTAATCTTCCTTTAGAAGCCTAAGAACTTTAGGTCTATCTTGCTTCTCTAACTTTCTTAATACTTCACAATAAATTCTTCGACAAACATCAACGTCTCCACTAGCGTAAGGGTGCATTAGTTCTACAGGGAACCAATCATAACTAAATTTACCTCCATCTACTTCATTAATAACATTCTTCTGTTCTCTGAATTTATTAATTAAGTTAATAGCTGTAGTTATTGTGTATTCCTTACCTTTATCAGATAAGTTCATATACTCTTCTGATTCTTCTAACACATTTTGATTAATGTGTTCTTTTGTTACAACTTCTGGGTTAAGATTTAAGTTAGTGTATTGTTCTTCTAAATCTTTAGTGAAATCAATATTGTCTTCTATCCACTTCTTATACTCATTCGCTTTAATGCCATATTCTTTTTTAGCTATCTTCTTGTTTTCTTTCTGTATCTCTTTCATTTCTTTATCTAATTCTTTTAAGAGTTTTGTAATAAACCATACTTTAAAGTTTTCTAATGGCTCATCATACCCTCCCATATCAGTGGCTTCATAAGCTAAATTTGTAAGCCTTAAAGACTCACTTGCTTCTTGAGATACTGCTAAATACCAACCTACCTTAGTATCTTCATTACTTTCAAAATCTGTAAATCCTTCAGTAGTCATAAGGAAGTTAATATCATATCTACCGTTATGAAGGACTTTTACATCTTGATTATTAGCTAACCATTCTTTCATTAAACTTAACACTTCATCAATATCTTGTTGTCCATTAGCCCACTCAAAATCTGATTTGTATAAAGGTATTGTTACTCCTTGACCATTCTTCCAACTTAGAGATGTTACTAGAGCTTTACTTCCTTCTAAGTCTGGTCTTAATGAATTGGTTTCTAAATCCCATGCAGTTATATCTACACCATCATTCTCATCTTGTTTAACTTCTTTAGTAAATATTTCTCTTACTCTTTCAATATTATCTACAAACTCATATTTAACTTCTTTAGGTTTAAAGACTTCTTCACCGTTTTGTACGTATCTTTCTAATATGTCCATATCAGCTAAGACTTGTCTTTCACTGTTTTTATTTACATTTGTGTATTCAATACTGTATGTTGGTAGTACCCAAGTAGAAACTTCCCCTATATCTATCTTTTTAGGAACCCCTCTAACAGAACCTAACTTAGTTACATTCAATAACATCTTAATACCTAATTTACCTGTAGGTACTATAATATCTGGTTTAATTTCTTCTATTCTAGCTTTAAGTTCTTCCATGAAAGGTTTAGCTTCTGTTAGCTTTACATCTTCATATTTGATAACCTTACCATAGTTATTGTAAATAGGTTGAGGAATTTGATTATATACATAGTCAAATACATAGTCTTTACGTTGTCCATCTCTTCTTAAACTTGTTGTTGATTCTATAACTTGTTTAAATGTTTTACCATTCTGTGTTTGCAAGTATTTCCAATGTCCATTATTGTCGTAATGGTCTATTCTAATAAAGTCTAATAAAAATAAAACTTTCATTATCTCACCTCAATATCTACAGTATCATGGTCTGACCAAGTGTCTAACTTAACATTAGTTTCTACCTCTATATCAGATAAAACATCCTCTATACCTTTATAAATATCCTCTGAGAGTTCATCTTTATCAATAACACCTTTATTAAAAGCTTCTGCTATCACAACTTCAATAATAGTTTTAAATTCTATCTCGTTAATCATAACCTCCTTATCAACTTTTAGATGTCTAAATAAATCATAGTTCTCAAATAAATCTCTAATTGTAATTTTCATCTTAACCTCTCCTTTTATTCGTTATGTATATAGTGTATCACAAACAAAAAAAGAAAGCAAGTACTAATTGCTTTCTGTGTTTATATCTTCTATCGCTTTTTCTAGTTGTGTTAATGGTTTAAATTCTATATATTTTCTTTCTGGTAATTCAAAGTATTCTTTATTAAAACCATCATATGCTTTCTTACTTGGTCTAGTCTTAATCTCTAATTGAAATAGTTTATGATGTTTGATTTTCTTATGTCCTTCTGATATAAATTCTGCTATACTATCTTCTTCGGCTTCTAGTATTTCTTCTATATCTCTTATAAAATAACCTGTCTTATCAGATATTCTTCTAGCTAAGTCTTTTCTGTTAATCATGAGGTTATATTATTCTCCTTTTTGACTTTAGTAATAATTTTAGATACTTCTTCGTAGTCTTTATCTGTGTTTGTTATTATATAGAGATACATTTTCCATACCGATAATGGGAGTCTTAGTTTAGTTGTAAAATCATATTTGTAATCAGGTTTAACATCATACCCTTCCCCATCATAGAAGTAATACTCTTCTTGGTCTTCTTGGATACTTGTTAGTCTAGGAAATGATAAATGAATCTCATCTACACTCATCTTCAAACTATATAGACCTTTAATAATAAGATAAGGGTTAACATAAGGGAAAGTAATAGCTACATCAATAACTACTTTCACACCCATATAACTTAAAGATATATTATCAATTTGTTTATCTGTGAAATCTTCTTTCATTTGATAAACTACAGTAGAGTTTTTATTATTAGATAATTGTTTAAATACATAGTAAGGAACAACTGTATCTGTATAAAATGTAACCCCACTACTATGTGAACATATCTTTTCTATAAGTCTATCATTATTATATTGTTCATTAAATAACATGTACTTCTTATCTGTCTTAGCTTTGTATCTCTTAGACTTCTTTTCTAATTCATTCATTTCTTTTTCTATTTCATCTTCATTAAGTCTAGTTACTTTTATGTACTCTTGGAATTCATCTTTTGTCTTTGTATGAATGTTAAAGTACCTATCACTATTATATATAGTCAGTGTTTTATTTTTACCCAACTTTAACTCTCCTTTAATTTTATATTAAAAAACACCACTACCCTGTTACATATATTATAACATAAGTAGTGGTGTATTCAAAATATAATTAGCTTAAACTAATTCCTAAGTCTTTTACTAAAGCATCCATTTTATTAATACCTTCTGTAGGTTCTTTTATTTCTTTTTGAGAAACTAGTTCTCCATCTTTAAAACCTAATAGTGTAGGTACTTCTTTAATATCAAAATACTTTTCTACAGTTTCTTTTCCTTCTTTAGCTTGGTCTGTATTTAAGTTAACTGAGTGAATATCTAATTGTAAGGCATCTATATAACTTCCAATACCAAACTCTAACATAGAACAAAAACCACAATTATCTTCACTAATCATTACTAATAACTTATCATTAGTTCCAGCTAAAGTTTCTAATTCTACTAAACTTTCTACTTGTTCAATCTTTTTAGGCTCCATAATAATCTCCTTTATTGTTAAGCTTCGCAATTAATACATAGTTTTGATAGGTTGAATTGTTGTGCTGCATTAGTACCATGTTGGTAATATAATGATTTAATTCCATTAGCCCAAGCAAATAGGTATAATTCATTTAATTCTTCAGAAGTAACATTAGTAGGATTAACCATAATATTTAGAGATTGTCCTTGGTCAATATAATATTGTCTTGTTGCTGCTTGGTCTAAAATATTATATTGGTTGATTTCTCCATAAGTCTTGAATACTTCTTTTTCTGTTTGGTTTAGGAAATCTAAGTGTTGAACAGAACCATCAGTATCTCTAATACTTTCCATTACTTCTTTTGTGTCCTTACCTTTTTCTTGTAATAATTCTTTTAGATAAGGGTTAATCATAGTTTTTTTAACTTTAGCAGTATCAACAACATAGTAGTTACTCATGAAAGGTTCTATTGATTTAGAAACTTGTCCAAGAATGAATGAACTTGAAGTTGTTGGAGCTACAGCGAGTAACGTTGTGTTACGTCTACCATACCCTTTTAGAATTTCTGGTTCTCCTAATAAGTTTGCTAATTCTTCACTTGCTTTATATGCACGTTTTCTTATTAAAGCAAATATTTGTGAATTTAATCTACTTGCCTCCACACTTTCAAAAGGAATAAGTTTAGATTGTAAGTATGAGTGCCAACCTAACACACCTAAACCTAAGGCACGATTTTCTTTAGCAAAGTTGTAAGCACGCTCCATTAATTTAAAAGCTTCTACTTCTTCTCTATCTCGTGAATCTCTCATTAATTCTAGGTCTGAAATAAACTCACTCATTACTGCATCTAAGAAATAAATCATTGTTTCTACTGCATCAGTGTCTTTCCATTCTTCATATTTAACTAAGTTCATACTAGATAAGTCACAAACAAATGACCAATCTTCTTTATTAGGTAACATTATCTCTGAACATAAGTTTGAGTTGTTAATTAATAATCCTTTATCTTTATAAACATCTACCGTATTTTTATTAGCATTAGTATGGAAGAATATATAAGGGAAACCTAGTTGAGTTCTACGTGTAAGTACTTTAGACCATATTCTACGTTTCTCTGTATCACCATTAATCATCTCTAACATCCAGTCATCTGTAATAGATACTGCATGTGTCATGTTTTGGATTGGGTTACCTTCTGTACCTATTTCTAAAAATTCATCAATATCAGGGTGGTCAATAGGTAAGTAAGGACTAAAACGTCCTCTACGTGTGTTTCCCTGAGATACTACATCTGTTTCTGTTTCAAATAATTTCATAAAATGTACAGAACCACTTGTTTCACCATTATCAGTGATTTTAGCACCTCTAGGTCTTATTTCACCAAAGTAACCGCTAGTACCTCCTCCATACTTACTCATTATTCCTACTTCACTGGCAGAGTTTAAAATACTTGGTATGTTATCTTCAACATAACTACCAAAACAACTTATACTTAATCCTTTACCTTTACCAAAGTTAGCCCATACAGGACTTGATAAGGAATAAAAACCTCTACCCATGTAATCATAAAATTTATCTGAAAAGCCTTCGATACCTAAAATATCTTCGGCTTTATCTGCTATATCTTTAATTCGTTGTTCAGGTGTCTCACCCTCACTTAAGTACCCTCTTTCTAAGAATACTCGTGAATCTGTGTTTAACCATTCAAAGTTTGCCAATATCTATTCTCCTCCATTAATTACCTAGTGTTAACATTCTCATTCTTAAAATCTCATTAACCTTGTCTTTAGACAGTTTTTCTTCATTTTCCTCAAACTCTGAATTAGATGAGAATAGTGTATCTTCTGTTACTGTATTTGTAAATTTAGTATAGTTAACAGAACGTTTAGATAAGAAATCCGTTAGTTTCGTACTAATAACTTCATCATCAAACCATGCTGTTTCTGCTAACACTTCTTCATCAATTTTAAATAATTTTTCAAATCCGATTGATTCTAAAGAATTGTTTAATCTGTTTTTAATAAATTCTTTTACAGTACGCTTAGGTAAGAACTCTAACTCACCGTCTTCATATAACCAGTCTAAAACTTTTTTCTCTGTTTCATATGAATGTTCGCATGCTTCATATACTGTACGTTTCATTTCCCCATCGAACCATTCAGGATGTTCTCCTCTTAAGATATTAATAATTTCAATACCAAATAGACCATGAATTTGTTCTTCTTTAGATGTAGCCTCAATAGCATTAGATAACCCTCTGAATAGGTTCTTATGTTTATTGAAACTCATCATGATTAAGAATTGACTGAATAATGATACATGCTCAATAAATAGTGAGAATAGTAATACTGACAGTACATAGTCTCTATTATCTTCACTCTTACTTAATTTAGTGTGCATAGTAAGCTCATCTACACGCTCTCTTAATGCAGGTATATCGTCTATATGTTTAAATTCTTCATTTAATCCTAACAATTCTAGTAGGTGAGAGTAAGCATCAGCATGTCTAACTTCTGATTCTGAGAACGTTGCACCAACTGCACCTGTTTCCCATTTAGGCATACGATGATATAGGTCACCCCAAAATGTTTTAACAGCAACTTCAACTTGTGCAATAGCTAACATAGCATTTTTAATTGCAGTTCGTTCGTGAGGTTTAACATTTTGTTTAAAGTCTTGAATATCACTTGTATAATTAAATTCGGTATGAATCCAATAACTGTTTCTAATAGCATCTGCATATTCTAGTAATTCAGGGTATTCATAAGGTTTTAATTCTTTTCTTGGTTTAAATATATCTCGTCTACGTTCTCTATCTCTTTTGTCTCTATACAAAATAAAAGCCTTAGCAGTATCTTTATACTTACTACCAAGCAATACTTCTTCCACTGTATCTTGAACACACTCTACTGTAAGTGTCTCTTCTTTTTCTTCTAATAGACTATCTACATCTTCTACTAAAGTATCGATATTATCTTCCAAGAACTCATTCGTTTCTGTATTAGCTCTTAGGATAGCATTTGTTATTTTATTTAGGTCATACTCCACAACAGACCCGTCACGTTTCTTAATTTGCGTAATCAATCAAATATCCCCTTTTTATTTATGTTTTTCAATCATTTCCTCAATTTTTTCTTTAGGTGCAAAACCATTAATACTATCTACTTTTTCTCCATCTTTGTATAGTATCAATGTAGGAATACTCATAACTCCAAGATTTGAAGATACATCAGGTTCTTCATCAATATTAACTTTAAGAACATCCAGGTCATTAGATTCTTCACCGATAGCTTCTACAGAAGGCATAACCATTTTACATACACTACACCAAGGTGCCCATAAATCAACTAGGTTTAACCCTTCTTTTGTTTTATTATCAAAATCTTTTGTTTCTATATCAATTACTGCCATTATTAAACATTCTCCTTATAATTTATCCATAATATTTTCTATAGCCTTGTCCTCATCTTTATTATCTTTTGTAGTTTCACTTTCTATCACTTTATAAGGTTCAGGCTTAAAATCGTCATAGTGATATTTAATATAGGAGGTCTTAAAACTGGTCAACGTATCAATGGTCATTATCATTACATCAAAATATTGTTTATCTTTTCTTATATTTTCAGTAATGAAATCCGTTCTCATGATAGGCTCACCTGTGTCTCTTACATCTTCATATACACTTTCAATATATGGTAATGCTACAAATGTGTTAGCTCTATTCCTTGTAAATATCAAACAAGGAGCTTTACCTATTCTATTTGAATCAGTGATTACTTGCTCCCACCAAGTATGTGGTTCTTTGTTATTAAGCATTATATTTTCTATTGTCCAATTTTCTCTATGCTTACATTCTATTACTAATGGAAAGTTAGCTTGCGGAGGGGCAACTATATCCCCTACCGCATTATTATCAGCTAACCAATGAGAACCTCCTGATTGAGGAGTTCTAGAAAACTTGAACCCCCACCAATCACCAAGGACTTTAGCAATCTTTCTCTCGAAAGTATTACCTTTTTGTTTACTATTAACCATTATTTATCGTCTTTCTTGAATTGGACAACTTTCTCATCAGATTTATTTTCTTTTTCTTCTGCTTCTTGGTCTTCTTTGAATTTCTCTTGGATTTCTTTCTCTCTTTCATCAAGAGCTCTTTCAATATCTTCTGTAGTTACATTAATTTTATCACGTAAAATAAAGAATACTGAGTCTAACATTGCTGTTAAGTTGTTAATATCACTTTGAGTTTCTAGTCTTACTAAATACTGTGCAATTGTAGAAGCATCAGCTAAGTTTACTGTTCTCTTAGATAAACGTTCTAATTGTTTTACTTGTTTTTCAGAAGGTTCTTTACCTTCTACTTTACCAAACGTAATAAATTCTACCCACATTCTTAAGTCTTGTTCACTAATTTGTTTTTCTTCAGCCATTATTCATTCTCCTCTACTTTTTGTTTATTTTCATAAATTTTATTTTGCATCTCTTCTACAGTATCTTCTGTAATAATTCCTGTGTCAATCATAGATTCAATCATTATGTTTAAATCTTCAACTAACCCATCTTCTGTATTAGTCATTTGTGTATCAATGTTACGAATTAAGTTAGTTACAACTAATGCTAATTCTTCTCGTGTAACAGTAATATCTCTACCTTCTTTTAAAGTTTCTTCATAGTCTTGTTTATCTTTCATTGTCATACTATGAATAACTTTATCAATATAATTTAAAATACTTTCTTTCTCTTCCATCTACATTTCCTCCTTGTGTCGATATATTCATTATACCACAATATCTTGTATTTAACAAGCTTAATTTATAAGTTTTTGTTGAATTTCATAATTTGTTAATCCTTCTGGTGTTGCTTTAATTCTTTTGTCTTTAATTAATTGAAAAGCTTTCTCAGTACCTAAATCATTTGGGTCTTCCTCCCCATGAGGTACAACATAAGTATTTGGAAACTTCTTAAATAATTCTCTAGCTACTTTTACATTGTACGTATAAGCATCACTATCTAGCATTAAATAAATATCTGTGTCTGGTTTTACATATTTCTTAATCAATTTAATTTGATTATCAGATACTGCTTTACCGAATGTAGCTATACCGTATTGATGAAATGTTAGTGCATCAAAAACACCCTCAGTTATAATTAACATTCTTTGGTCTTTAGCCTTATTGAAGTTAAATAAAACATCTTTCTTACCATATTGTTCATCACTTGCAGGTGCATTAATAGTTTTCATCTTGGTTGGAATAATACTTCTTGTATTCCAATAAACGTATTCACCTTGTGCATTATACGTAAAGAATATTAAACTATTGTAGAAAGTAAAGGTTTGAATATTATCTGACTTATAACATTTAGACTCTACAGTATAAGCAATATTATGTTCGATAATTTGCTGTAGTGTAACCCCTCTACTATTTAGGTACCTTAGAAAAGGAACAGCTTCTTTATTATATAAGTTTTGAGATAAGAATTTATAATTAAAAGGTAATTTAGGTGGCTTCTTTTTAACTTCATATTCTTCAGGTTCTACACCTCTTAGTAGAAGTATTAACTTTTCACTATCTGATAGACTATTATCAAATTTAATTGTTTTATCCATGTCTATTTCAATATTATTTTGTTCTAATAGTTTTACTGCATTTCTACTATCAACGTTATAATATTGTTTCATAAATGTAATAGGATTTCCTGTTTCACCACAATTAAAACAAATGTATTGTCCATTCTTAGAATCTAAAGATTGTTTAACATAGAAACGTTTCTTTGTATCTGAACAGAAAGGACAATTATATCTTAATTCTCCTACTGTACTTTCTAAAGGTGCACCTAAAGTACCTTGTAAAAATTCTTCAAACCTCATATAATCATTCCTTTAACATATACTGTAGACTTTCAAGTCTATCTTTATATCCTATCCCTTTTCCAATACTTGCAATTTTCTTCATAATCACAGTCATATTATATAACTGTCCTAATTCATCATAAGCATTGTTTAAAGTATCATCACTCTTACTTAATGCTCTATCAATTTGTGTCGTTAAATCATTATCGATTAGTCTCTTTAATTGTTTATTATTTAAAGTCTCTTTATATTTCTCTAATACAATTAAATTAACTTTTTCAAAAATCATTCTAATCTTAGCAAAGTTCATTAATACTTTTTCTATATCAAAGTCTTCATCTATGAATGTAATATCAAATTCCTTTGCTCTTTCTTTAAGTTTAAGGTTATCTTCTTTCACACTATCAAATGTAAAGTATTCAGTGTAATCTTGTTCATCTACTAAGTAAGTGTCTGTTTCTTTATAATGTTTAGGTAATGTAGAAGTTAATCTACATAGTTGTATTTTATCACCTGTATTACTTATTTTCAAGTCATATGCTAAACTTAATGGATACCATTCAATTAAATTATCCAAGTTAACCTTAATAATTTTATCCTCTGAATTCTTATATCTACATTTCAAATAACTATTTTCCCTATCTTTAATTACTAATTTCACTAATTAATCCTCCAGTCTTGATATTCCTTCTTCTTTTATTACTTTAATTGTATTATCAAACAAACTCTTAAGATTTTCATTATGAGTAATGACAAATATTGTACTTACAATATTCAATCTATCTTTAAGTAGTTTAATAACATTCTCACAACCTATTGCATCTAAACCATCAAATACTTCATCATAGAGTGCAATATTTGTTGATATTTCTTCCTTACTCATTATTAAGTCCTGTATTGCAAAGCTTATAGCAATATCAATTCGTTTTTGTTCTCCTGCTGAGTTAGACTTGTAAGAACTTCCACCTTTACTATTATTAACAATAACATCAAACTTATCTTTAAGTTCTCCTTTAGCATTTTCTACTTGTGTTTGGAATTCTATTTCTATTCCTGAACCTGATAAAGTTTGTAAATATTCATTTGCTTTTTCATTTAAGAAAGGTGTAATGAAGTCTAAGACTACAGAACGAATACCTTTATTACTAAAAGCATTAACTGCTTGGTTATATCTTTGTTTCTTACTTTCTAATTGTACTATATCTTCCTTATAGTTGTCAATAGTTTTTTCTAATTCTTTTATTTCTTTTTGATGTTCTTCTTGATTAGGTTCCTTAATATAGGAATAATCATTTGCTTGAGGTACTTGTAATCGATTCATTTCTCTTTCTAATTGAGAAATTTTATCATAGTATTGCTGTTGGTTTTGTAGTTTTTCTCTATTCTCTTTTTCGAGTTGTTCTTTTTGTTGTTCTTCCTGAACCTGTAATTGTCTCAATTCATCTATCTTATCCTTAACAGTTATTATTTTCTCTGCATACTGATTTATTTGTTTTTGCAATTCTTCTTCTTGTTTCTCTTGACTAGATATTGTCTCATTCATCTTTTCTTGCTCTTTTATCTTATGAGAGTTATCTATAGGTGAACCACATACTGGACAAGTATCACTTGTATCTAATTTCTCTAAGTTATCTTTAGTCATAACAGTATTAAAATGTATTGCTTTTTGCAATTCTATTAAATCATCTTGTTCAGGTTCAAGTGTTTCTTTGAGAGCTTTATTTAGTTTATCTATACCTTCAGAACAAAGGTTGTATTGGTCTGTGAAGATATATTCTTCAGTATGAACTTTTGGTATCTGTTCCTTTACTTTTTCTATAGTTTCACTGTATCTTTGTCTCTCTTGAGTTATAATATTTGTTTGTTCTTCAATATATTTTTGTTCTTCTTCTTGTTTCTTTTTAACTTCTTGATATTGTGCTAAGTCTTTTTGGAATTGTTGTTCAGTTAATTCTTTTTTATAACCTACTTTTTCAATTTCTTGTTCTAGGTTGTTTTGTTTTTCTTCTACTTCTTTATATTTCTCTTTAGCTACTTCTTGAGCTTCTTTATAAATATCTGTTTTAGTAATAGATTCTAAAATTTCCTTTTTACCTTTGTCAGTGGCTTGAGAAAACATAGGAATATCCCCTTGACCATATATGATAGAGTTAAGGTAAGTATTAAAGTCAATTCCAAACAATTCTTGTATTTGTTTATCTGTCACATCATTTGTAGAACCTGTAATATCTTTATCGTTTAGGAATAGTTTAACTTTATTCTTATTTTCTTTATCTTTACGGTATCTTTCAATATGATAATGGTCTTCTCCAATATCAAAGTAAAGTTTAACATATGTGTTTTTACCTATCTTATTATTTACAACATCATCTGCTTTTAAACCTTTTTCTGTTTTACCATAAAGAGCATAAGTAATAGAAGATACTAAAGATGATTTACTAGACCCATTAGATTGAAAGGATTCATTTGTTTTATTCTCACCTTCTATTAGTATTAATCCTCTATTATCTAATTCTAAATTAGCTTCCTTAATTGCCATGAAGTTTTGCATCTCAACTTTTTTAAATCGAACCATTATAGAACCTCCTTAGTCACAATAAAGAAACATCGGTGAGAACCATAATCAATTTTATAGTAATCATCATATTCTATAATTCTATTGTAATAGTTTTTCTCAAAACCACTATCTTTGAAAATCTTTTTCATTTTATTCATTCCATCTTCTAAATCTATAACATTACATATATTTACTCTACTTCCGTCTGATTCTTCAAATTGTAAGATAGACTTATTTAAGAATAAGTCTTCTTGATATACATTTCTAATATCTAAATAATTCGTTTTAGGTCTTGTATTTTCTACATAGTCAATTAAGTCTTGAGTTAAATCATCTTTATCCAATTTATATTCTTCTAAACCATTAATATATTTTTTCATTATAGAACCTCCTTAAGACATTCTATTATTTCTTTCTTAGCTTCTGGTGTGAATTGTTTAGCATATGCTTCTGCAATTGTTAATGGGTCATCTGATACATCACTATCAATACGTTTTTCTACGGTATACTCTTTTTTAACTTGAACTTCAATATTATCTTCTTGTTCTTTATTTAAATTAATTTGTTTAGCTTGTTCAGGTGTCCCTATAAAACGAATAAAGTTTCCTTTTTCTACAAGCTCATCAATATTATCAGGAACATTATCTCCTTGTATTGTAATGAACTTACGTGTATCTAAAGGTATGAATTCAGTAGTTAATTTATCTGTATCTATTAAGTGTACCCCATTAGACTCTTGTTCATCTGAGAAGGATTGTTGTAATAAAGAACCCCCATAAAAATGATTAGGATTAGTGAAATACTGTCTTCTATGATAGTGACCTAATAGAATAAAAGCATAGTTGTCAGGTAATAAATCTTGATAACCAAATGCACCTTCAAGTCTGTGTGAACCCTTACCTGTCAGAGAACCCTCTACACCTAAGTGTCCTACTAGAATATTTACTTTACCTTCTTGGTAGCTATCTTTAATAAATTCTTTAATCTCTTCTGTCTCATCCCCATAAGCACACATCGTTAACTGTACCTTTGAGCTTAAAGGCTCACTTCTTAATGTTTTAGCTACTTCTACATTAGGTAAAGTTTCAAATATATCTATACTTGAATCAGTGTATAGTGAGTTACTTACAGCATCATGATTACCTCTAACCATATAAACTTTAATGTCTTGATTATTAGCAAATATTTCAAAGACCTTGTTATACACTCTAGTATCTACTGAATTACGTTTGTGGAACAAATCTCCTCCAAATATAACTTTAGCTTTTTCTTCTCTAGCAATATTAAACACTTTCTGTAATGCCTCTATTTGCTCTTTAAATCTATCATTTACATAATATTCATCAGGTTTTGCATAGTTTGTAAATAAATGAAAATGACTATCAGTAAAAAATATAAATTTCATTATTTATCCTCCAAATCCTCTTCAACAAGTTTGTGTATATGTTTTTCTAGTTCGTCAGATGAAGTATCTACATCATTTACATAAGTAGTTATTTTATTATTGTTATCTGTTAAAATAATTGTATTTGGTTTATATTCAAGCTCAAACACTCTATCTTCTGGACTTGCTACTTCAATTGTCATCCCTTTAGTTTCTGACTCACTTGTTAGAAATACTACATATCCTTCTGGTTTACTTCTATTAAAAAATCTAAAGTTAATTATTGGGTCAAAATTTCTCATTATAAATCTCTCCTTTTTTTGTTTGTAAACCAAGTATACTATAATACTTGGTCATTGTCAATATTTAAATACATTGTGCATACAATTGTTTCTGAACTGTTATTTAGTTTTTCTTCCAAATGGAATATCCCCATTTCATCTAGTACTCTAGGTACAAAGTGTGCATATTCCCATCCTTCTGTATACCATGTATCAACAAAGTCTTCTCCTTTTTTAATACCTTCTAATACTTTAATTGTCATTTCTAGTTTTATTAGATTATATTCATCCTCGTCACCTTTTTGTTCATCTAAAACAATATCAATTGCACCTTCTAATGTTTCTATTAGACTTTCAATACTTTCCTCTGATAATTCTTTTATGTAATTAATATTCATATAAAACCTCTCCTTTATTTGTAATCTCATTATACAATAAAAAACTACCTAAGTCAATAGGTAGTTTAAATTATTTTTCCTTTAATTTTATTTCTATAGCTTCTATTACCTCATCTAAAGAATTACAAGGTATTGCAGGTTTTTTATCAGACATAACATTGTATTTATATCCTGAGGGGTTCCCTTCTTTACCTTGTAGTTTAGCCGACTCATCTAAGTCAATTACTCCTATACTTGTTCCTTTTAAATAAAAAGCTTTAATATTTCCTTTATCTTCCCATGTTGCTTTATGTCTTGTGAATATACGTCTTGCTTTTTTATAAATCTTTTTAAAATCATCCAATGGACATACCTCCGAATTTATTATTTAAAGCTTCTCTTTTATTTTCAGTCTTCTCAAATTTACTGTTATTCGGTTTGCTGTCTGAATCATTAATTAAGGATTTATGTTCAATTAATTCATCTTCAGTCTCATCTCTAATTCTCATTTTCTCTGGTTCTACTTTCAGATGTACGAATGGGTCTCCTGTTCTTGTACCGTTACGAACTTTATCTAGATAAAGTCTCATAAATCCAGATTTAAATTCCTCACTTGTTTGGTTAAGAACTAAAGCTACTTCTACAGTGTTAAGTATTTTCCTAGAACCTTCTACATGTTCACTTGTAATTACTTCTGCACTATATGCAGTTCTATTTGTTTGAGCTAGTGTCCAACATACAAAATCATATTTCTGTGCTAGACTTCGTATTTCTTCAAACATCTTACCACCTGACTCACTTATATCATAGTATCTATCAAATTGGTTTCTCATAAGTTTAGGATAGTCAATTACAACTACATCTATATTTTTACCTTTTTTAATTGTTGTATCTATAATCAATTGTTCCAAGTTACCAATTGAAAGTTCATTAGGTTGGTATTTAGCAATATAATAATCACCAAACATATGTCCATCTCTTTTATAAATACTTTGGATACCTTCAAATAAGTCTTCGTTTAGTTGCATCTCAGAGTTCATTAAAGTCTTCTTATCTATACCAGCAAATTGTTGCTCTGCTCTTAGTACTAATCTGTTTTCTAATTCCTCTAATGCTACATACAAAACATTAAGTCCTTGCTTAACATAATTTCTTGCTAAGTTAGAAGCAAAGAAAGATTTACCTTTACCTGTAGGTGCAATGAATACTCCAACTTCCCCTCTTGCAATCCCACCTTCAATTTCTCTATCTAAAGCATGATATCCTGTAGAGAATTTATTTTGATTGATTGTATTTAAGAGTTCACGTTTTTTATCTACATCATTAAAGAAGTCAATAAAAGAACCATTTGTTCCTGCTATATCTTTAATGTCTATTTGTTTTAACTCATCTATAAGTTCATTCAAGTTCTCTGAATCTTCTTGTTTGTTTTCAGATAAGAATTTAGCTAGAGCATTTTTAGATAATTCTGTTTTAACATATCTCTCTATCTCTTTATTTAATCCTTTATCTTGACTATCTACCTCAACATTATATAATTCATCTAAATATTGAATTGTTTGTGTTACTTCTTCAGGGTCTTTTTTACTTCTATCTAATAGTTCTTCAATCTTAGCTGATAATGCTTGCTGAGATAATGGTTCAGAGTTAGTCACAGCATTTCTTTTAAGAACTGTAAATATTGTACTCATATTATCATTATCTGTAAATAACTTACCAGGTAAAGTTGTAAGAACATCCTTCGCAAACCCAATATCTTTAATAGATTTACTTAAGATAGAATCTTTAATCGTTTTACTCATCTTAGTACTCCTTTCCTATATATTTAACATACCATATTTTGTGAATGGAATCAAATGTTTTTTATTATATTTTTCTAGTATGTGTTTTATATCTCTCATATCTATGTCTAACCCTGTGTAGTAACCAAACATTCTTAAAGTATTATAGTCTATAATATCATTATAAGCATTTACAAAGTCTGCTCCTAATCGTATATCTGCTTCAGTATCAGTCAAACCTTCAATCTCTAAGACGTTGTTATTAAGAGGTCGGATTAACCCTATCCTTCTTAGATGTGCTACAGATAAAACTCTAGTTTGTTCTGAAAGAATTAAATCAATTAAATACATTCTTTGTAGAGGGAACATAGATAATCTATAAGTATTAGTAATTGTTTTAGGTGCATAACTATCTATAATTAGTAGCTTAACAAACCTATCTATCTTTTCTTTGTCCTCTTGTTCAAATTGTTTTATTTCTTCTTTGAACGTTTGGTAATAATTAAGTAAGTGTTGTTGTTTCTGCTCGATTAATCCTATTTGATAATCTTCTAAATCCATAGCTACATTAAATACTGTATTAATATCATAAGTTAAATGATGATAGTCTTTAATTAATAATAGCTTTAATTGTTGTAAGATTGTATCTTCATTATATTCAACTTCACTATTCATTCGTTGTGTGTAGTTAGTGAGTTGTCTATTATCACTATTCATACGATTTCTAATTGCATCCAGATATTTATAATAATTATCTATCTTTCTTTGTTCTGTAAACTCTACAGGTTGAGGTACAGGTTTATCTTCTTTACCTTGCTCAAACATAAAACTATGTGTACTAAATACATTTATCATAAATTTAATTATATCTATTTCATAAGATAGATGATACAGGTATAGGAAATAACCATAAGTTGTGTTACCAAAGAAATCATCATTAAGAGTTTGTTGTCTTTCGTACTTAACAACTTGTTCTGCATAATAATTAGATTTAGCTTCTAAAGAAGAAATGTATTCTGGATATTCATTATTCTTAATTGCTTTCTCTGTTTGTTCTTTAAACTTTCTTTTTCTAACCTTTAAATGTATTGTACAAAGCTTATCATATATTTTTGAAAGTATATAAGTCTTAAAATGTTTCTCTGGGTCTGAGGATACTTCAAAGACTTCTTTGGTTGGAAATCTACTATATCTCATTCTAAAGTTCATTTCTTGAATTATTTTTCTTTCCTCATCTTTAATCGAATCAAAGACAACTTGTTCTTTAGGTGTTCTCTTATTCTCTTTTCTGTAAAATACCCTAGACCTCAAGTCTTTTGCATAATCACTATCAGATTCTATAATATTTTCGTTAGTATTGAGAAAATCTTGAAGGTCTACTTCTGTATTAATAATAATATCTAAACCTTGTTTCTTCTTTTCTACTTTAATTTTATTCTCTTCTTCTAGTTGTTTTAGTCTACTATTTAATATAGGTATAGAGATACTTAATTTTTCAGCTAGTAATTTCTTAGTTCTTATATTAAATAATCTTTGCTTACTGTTTTCTTTTAAATATTTAAGTACTTCTTGCTTATCCACATTAACCCACCACTTTCTATTTTATTTCTCTTACTTCAAAGTTTTCGTTATCATAAATACTTCTTCTCTCTAAATAATGTTTATAGAGGAATTTGTTTGTCATGTCTATAAAATCGTATATCTGTGTTGTATTATCTTCTTCTTTACGTCTTAAAGCACGACCTATTCTTTGTAATACTTGCCTTAAGGACTTTCCTCCTGCTGCAATAATTAAAGTATTAATTCCAGAAATATCCACACCTTCATCTATAAGTGAAGTAGCAATAAGAACTTTAAGTTTACCTGACTTCATATCAGATAAATACTGTTTACGTTTATCTGTTTCTAAATCACCGTAAATAAATTCATGAGGAATATCATAACTTTCTAGTAATTCCGATATATTATTACCATGTTGTAAGAAATTAACAATAATTAAAATACCTTTATTATCATAATAACACTTTTCTGTTATTTTTGCAACTAATGTATTTCTAAATTCATTATTCACAATACCTTTATCATATGCTACTTGGTATTGATTTTCTTCCTCTAAGTCAGTTGGGTTAGCTATAGGTATTGAATTGATTGTTGGTCTAGCTGATATTCCTCTTTCTATTAGATAATCATTAGATACTTTAATAAGTATTTCTCCACATAATGCTTTTAGTCTCTGTACTGTTAGAGGGTCACTGTGGTCAATAGAACCTGTCAGTCCTATTTTGTATAGAGCATTTTCACATTGTAATAAACTTGTATACCAAGTATCAGATTTAGCATGATGGAACTCATCACCAATGAAACATACAATACTCTGTAAGAAGTCTTTCATCTTGTAGTACTTATCATACTTCTTTTCATTTTTCTTTCTAAGGATTTCTTGGTACTTAACATTATACGTATTTAATTTCATCATTAATTCTGAATCTGATTTGTGGTCTTGATATATTTTAGTTAGTTCTTCTTTAAATGCTTGGTCTGCTTTTGTTTTAACTTTCATTTGTTCTAATATTAAGAATAACATTGTTCTCTTGTTAGGTGTTGTAGATAGTTTAGGTAATACCTGTAAAGCAACCTTCTTATAAATCATTTGTTTCTGGGTTAAAGTTACACCCTCACTTGGGTCTTTAAGATTTGCATTAACTGTAGGTATCATTACCACATTTACTTGTTTTATATCAAATGAACCTGCACCTATTTTACCTATAGGAATATTTAGCCTTTCTTTCATTCTGTCTGCTGTTTGATGGAATATTTCTTTACTGTGTGTGAAGAAAGCAATCGTTTCTCCTTTTTCTAAGTAAGGTAGAAGTTCTTGTATAATTCCTGCTGCTATCTCACTTTTCCCTGCATTAGTGGCTGCATTTAATATGCCATTATACTTAACTAGGGATTCTTCTACACCTTCTTGTTGATAGTCTCTTAGTGTAATTGTTCCTATCTTGTTATCTAATAACTTTATTTCTTTAGTTATATCTTCTGGTTCTAAGAAAGCTTCACTTCTTTCATCCACAACATCAAATTGGAATGTATATCTATTCTGTAAATCGTATAATAATTCCTTTACTTGTTCTAAGAGACCACTAGGAAATCTATCTTTATCGAATTCATAGAAGTCTGTATATCCATCCCATTTCTTAAGTTTAAATGCTTTAACAAACTGATAACCTTGTGCTCTTACGCCTATATGTGTATGAACCCTTTTTCTAAAAACCTCCCTTAACGTTTCTTCATTACCACCAAACTCCACGTAAGTATAAATATTTTGTAAATATAATTTCATTTGTTCTCCTTTCAATATTCATACCCACCATGTATTTATTATACCATATAAGTTAAATTAAGTCAAAAAAAAAGATGCCTTTATTAAAAGGCATCTATCATATTATAACCAATGATTCTGGTTACATATTGAGGTTTAGGGTTGTTTATAGCACTATCTTTAAGTTGGAAAGTATCATTTTTAAATTCCACACCAACTCTGTAGATGTTTTGTTCTGGTGGGCTTTCTCCTCCTACCATAGTTCCAGTTACTGCGTAATAACTTTCCCCGTCTCTGTAGAATTTGTGTGCTTTATTTTGAATATAGTCTTTACCTTTAGTAGCTTTATCTGTTCTCATTTTAGTATATATTTCAACATAATCATAATTATTGATTGTATCTCTCATTGTTTGAGTTTTACCAACTGTAGTGAAACTCAAAGCCCCTTGCCATAAGACGTTTCCACTTGGTGTAGTATTTGGAGTGGTGAAAGTGGAACTACTTATAGCTCCTGTAAATAATCGCCCACCATTGGTAATTGCGTAATAAATACCGTAACCACCTTCTGGTGTATCAGAAATTACCATTCCTCGGCTACTATACTTACCGGCAGGTGACTTATCTACGCCACCTTGACAATAGAAGGTAAACATTGTTTTACCTGTTTTTAACTTATTTAATACCGCTGTTTCCCAATCAATATCATCTGATTTATAAACAAATAAACCAAAGTTTGAATACTCTTTACCTGTCTCTGTAACACCTACATCCCCTAATAAGAGGTTCTGTATTTCACTTGCATCTGTTTTATTTGTCTTCCAACCTATTGATGATTGAGATGAAGTTTTATACCCTGTATAGAACATTCCTAATTCATTATTATAATATTCATAGTATTTATTATTATTGTTATCTACAAATATTTTAACAACACCTTCAGGATTTTTAATTTCTTCAGGTAAACCAGTACTATTATTTGTTAAGAAATAAGTACCAGGTTCAGCTGTATTTGATAAGTCTAAAGACTTACTAAAATATCTATTATTAGATAACGCATTAAAGTATACCCACTCTGAGTTACCTTCTTGTGTAATAAACCTATAAACAACTTTACCATCTTCTAAGTTTTTACCTAATGTTGTGATTTGCTGAATAACTTCAGCTTCTCTTCTTGTAGGTTTTATTTCTATAATAGAATCACTTGTAATTAGAGATTTAGGTTTATCTGGTAATGTTGCTAATACAGATGCTGTCACATAATAAGTACCTGCTTGAGTTAAGTCTGACAAGTATCTTATTGTCTTGCTTAAAGCTAATCCTGTATCTGTTGTTAGTTTGTATCTTTGTGAGTTTCCTAAAGAAGATTTTAAGTCATTAACTTGGGTGAAGATATTGCCTGATTTAGACAACTCCCCACCTATTTTATTAAGTTCTTCTGTGTATTTAAGGAAGGTATCAGTTTCTGTTATTCTGTTAAATTCTACAGCCATTATTTAGATTCTCCCTTACCTAATATTAATTTTTTAAGTTCTTCTAATTCTTTAGCTAGTTTATCATATTCTTCTCTAGATACTGTTTCAACTTGTTGTTGTTGTTCTTCTCTTTTACGTTGTTCTTCTTCTCTACGTTTTACAATTTCCCCATATTCGGTATTTTCTCTAACCTCGTAAGGTTCTGTAAGTAAAACAAACCTATCTGTATCATAGTCTTTAAAGAAATTATCGGGTAAAAGTAGGCTTGCATTTTCAAAGTAAAAACTTCTAGGGTCATCTTCTCCTGTTATACCTCCGAATGTTGTATACCCTGTAATAATCCCTGTTTCAGTATCAACGTTTAAGGTTATATTATCATTATTTCTATAGTCTACATTTCTAAAACTAGGTTCAATTGTTTTAGTCATCATAAATCTCTCCTTTTCTACAATGTATTAATTCCTGTTATACGTTTTATTGATATATCACCTTTTTCATTAAATCTATTTACTTTTTTATCTGTAACACTTAAATTTTTAGACATTCCAGATACAGCCTCTATAGGATTATCATTAGATACAATAAAATAGCCCTCGAAAGCATCGAATCCTGTTCTTGTAGAACTATTACTTAAGTTAAAGTCTCTTATATAATAGTATTCAGAGAAATCAGGAGAAACTCTAACTCTTCTAGTAGCAAGATGTCCTGCTGCATTTGTATAATAAGTTACATCTAAAAACTCATAATTGTGTATACTATCAGATAATTTAACTTTAGCTCCTATTTCTCCTAAGTCTAGGGTACCATCCCACAAGTATGTTGCTTGTTCTGTCTTTCTTAAAGGAGACCACCCTTCTTGACTGTCTGCTTCACTGAATCTATTATCATCGTAATACAAATTATAGTTTAACCCATCGTAATCTGTAAATTGTGCATTAATAAACTTACGACCTGATTTTGTATCTCCATTATCATTATCTACTTGAACTGTTCCTCTTACAGAATTACCTTTTGGAGTCCCTTCTATACCACCTTGAGCGTAAAAAGTATGGAAACCTTGAGGTAGTGTTTGTATTAAATCTTGTAAAGTCATATTTCCTACTTCGTTCTTCCAAAACGTATATTTGAAATAGTTATCATTGTTAATATCTGTTGGGTAGTTATTTAATATAGATTGTTCATCAGGGTTTTCTAACCAATTTGTATAGATTTCATCAAATTGTTTCTTATCATCTACATGTGTAATAAATGGGGTAACTTTATCTCCCTTTTCCAATTTAGGTAGTGCGAAATAAGCTGTCCAACTGTTTGATGGGGCTGTTCTAGTTAAATTCCCTCTTAAGTTACCTGTAATGTACTTAACTCCTGAAGGAACTGTTTGTGTATTGGTTATTCTTACCCACTCACCTGGTTTAATTATTTCTATAGCATTAGTTCCATTAACCGTTGTAGCACTACCTATTTGATTATTTATGTCTGAATTTATACTATCATATTTAGCAATTTGTATATAAACCCAGTTATCTTTCATAGCATCTACATTATCAACCATAACGTAAGAAGAGAACGTAATTTCGTCTCCCACTTTAACATCTTTACCTACTTCTAAATAATTACTTCTTATTAATGGATGATTATATGAAGTAGTATCCGAAATACCTACTGTTTTTTGACCTTGAAATTTAACTCCTGTATCAAAATCTATACCTCTTGATACACCAATTATTTGAGAGCTCCAAGCTTTATCTACTGTTTCTTCTGTGTACCTCTGAGGTATTTTTGTAAATAAAGCATCTTTAATTAAGTTAGGGTTTTGTACTTCCCTAGCTCTTTTTTGCATTTTTGTATATGTTGTAGTAGAATTAACAGGATTGAATGTTGTGATACTTGTATTACCATTCTCATGAACTTTTGTCTCTAACCATCCTTCATTCATTTCAGGTTTTGGAGGGTCTACTAAGTTCTTAACATATATTGTTTTACTATTATTTAATTCTCTAATATCTATATCTTCTTGTGTAGTATATTGACCTTGTTCATTGGTAAATTTATATTTTTGCCAATTATTTGTTTCTTCGTCCAATACAAACTTTTTCCAATCAGATAGTACTCCATTACGGTAGGTTCTTAAATATAAGTTTTCATTATTATAAGGATTAAAATATATTTTGTAGGAGTTATTATTTCTCTTTTCAAAGAAAACAAAACCATTCCAATTTGAATCTTTAGGTTGGTTTTTAGAGGTTGTTACATAATAATTTCCTGTTACATTTATATATTTTAAAATATCTTCAAAGTCAGGAGAATCTACGGTCTCTACATCTTCTTTAGTTAGTTCATTCTTTAGGTATTCTCCTACCTTATTTACTTCCTTAGTCATATCAGATAAATATTGCTTTTCAGTTAAGCTATTAAATTCAAATGCCATATTCTATTTACCTTCTCTCAATTTGTTTAATTCTTTCATATATTCTTCTTTTATTTTTTTAACTTCGTCTAGTTCACTTCTCAAATCTTCTTTAAGCTTTTTTGTTGTTCTTTCTTCTCGTGTAGGTACAAATAATAATGCACCTGAATAATAATCTCTTTTTTCTGTAGGCATTTCTTTCACCTCTTAAGTATTTTTTGTATGTAAGAAAAAGGGCTTGATAGCCCTTTTATTATTCTTCTCTCATCGTACACATAAGTCTTCTAATTCTTGGTCTTAAGAAGCTATTTTGTGTTTCTAAATCTAAACGAACTTTAAAGTTATCATATGTTCCACTAGATTTAACTTTTTCTTCTATAACATATCTATAGAATTCTGTGTTTGCTCTTCTAACATCTGGTGTCTCAGTGAACGTTTTCCATGTAGAACCATTATCTGTAGAATATTTAGGTGTTACTTTTGTTCCTTGTGGTAAGAAAGCTTCATAACTTATTCTAATAGTGTTGTATGGTGCTTCTGACATGTCGATTGCTCTACCTACATAACTACCTGTTAATTCAGTTAAGAATGTAGTAAATGTTAAGTCACTTGAGCTTAGTAATGGGGAAATATATCTATTAGATTTAAATGTAGCTCTAAGTTTAATCTGTCTAGCTTTTGCCCCTAAGTCAATATCTTGATAGTTACCAATTGGTTGCCAAGTAAGCATATCGAACGTTACACCTTCATCCATGTCTTCAAAAATAATCTTAGCTTCCCAGAAACAACCTGTATTTTCTGGAGTTAGATAAGAAGACATAAGCACTACTCTATCTGCTTCTACATTCTCAATAGGGTCAAATTCTATAGTACCGTTTTCTTCATATCTAGAAGTATATACGCCAAATTTCATATCAGAGTTTTGGTGAACAGACCATGTACTTGCGTTGGATGAACTGAATAGTACACCTTCTAAATAAGGGTTACCAGATATTGTTTCTTTAGGTTTATCTATTTTCGGTTGTGTTCTTGTCCCTATCCACATAGTATAATCATCATTCTCTGTAATAACTACAATTGCATACTCTTTACCTGCTTGAGCCATCATTGGGTCATCAAAGTAAACTCTTGTTTCTGCACTTGCATCATTAGAGATTTTAATGTCGTCAGCATTTAATACTGTTTCAGCACAAATTACTTTTGTTGGGAAACCTTGGTCTCCCATTTCACGAATTTGAATTGTTACGTTAGAATTCTTATCCCCTTTACTAGCAAAGTATAATCCTAGAGAACTTATCGTTCTATTATCTAAGAATTGGAATGATTGTGCTAGTGGGTCTACTAAGTTAATCGTAACTCGTGTACGAATAATAACATCTTGTACTGTTTTCTTACGTCCATGTGCTGAGTATGAAGTAGAAGCTACAGATTCATCGTTTCTTATTGTAACCTCTCTTGTACCACAACGTACACCTGCTGGAATTGTAAAGTGACCTTCAGCTCTTCCTTTAGCATTTGTTCTAATTGTACCAGATTCAGAACCTTTTGTGAACCCTCTATCTGTATGTGGAACAATAGGACAACGAATTCCATCGAACAGTACGTATAAGTTATCAGCATTAGGATGTAATCCTGTAACTGTAAAATTAATATCTCTTACACGAATAAATTCAATAGCTTCTTCTAGTGTTCTAGTTCCACCTGCTTCAAGCATTGTACCAGTACGACCATATTTAGTATCATATCTGTAAGCAGCACCTGCTGTTCGTCCTTGATTACCCCATGATTGCCCTGCATCTAATTTAATATTATTAAATGCTGCTTGTTCATTAGAACCGAACCTGTTAGGGTCATCTAAGTGTCTCCACCAACGATTAACGGTCATTGTTTTTGTTTTTTGGTCTGTAACTGTAATACGTTCCTCATCAATCCAGTTATCCTCACTTGGTGTAATTCGTAATACGCCTTGTTTATTTGGAATGTTATAAGGGTTAACGTTCATTGTTTCACTTGCTTGTGATTGGAAAAGTGCCCTCTCTTCTGTAAATGGAGCAGAAACTAATCTTCCCCATATATGAGCATTTGTTTTGTTCTTGTCAATACTAGGTTCATTAACTGCTGTAGTAAACTGTAATGTAGCCTCAGCATCTTCAAAACTAAAGGATACACCAAAATTAGAGTTAGTGATGTCTGCTTTATCAAGACTAATAAAACCTTCTGAAAAAACAGAACGTAGTGTAAGAGGGTCTTGCCCTTCCATTGCATCTTGGTCTAAAGCATTAACAGCTTGGTTATATTCTACGTTTTCTAGTCTTGTTTTAAGTTTCTGTAATTCAGACATTGATAAACGTTTAACAGAATCTTCTTCACAATAAGCTTCATCTGAATTAGGTAATACAGTTACGATACCTAATTTTAAGTTTAATGGGTCTGTTTGTTGTGGTGCAACTGCCATTCTTAGAATATCAGGTTCACCTTCAAGTCTAGTAATATCCCCATATTTATTTAACATAAGAACATCTTTACGTGCTAAGTAGTAAGTATAGTCTACTAAAATAACGGATTGGTCAATTGGTTTAACACCATTTAGATTGAAGTCTAAGTATGTTCTTTCTAATACACCTTCACCTTCATTTACATTGACTACTTTGTAATCTGTTCCTTCACGCATAGTTCTTGTGTATTTATATGATACATAGTAACTTGTACCACCTTGAGGTTCTTGACCTTGAGGAGACCAATTAATTTCTTGTCCATTGGTTAACACATAATCTTGACCTTGTTTATATTCTTTAAGTGTATTACCTGGGCTTGATTCTGTCCATACTTTTACAACTTCAAAAGCTGTGTTGTTTTTTAGGTAGTCTGCACTATCTCCTGCACTTGCTCTACCTACTTCTTCTTTAGTAACTAACACTTGACCAGATACTCTATCTACTGATTTAACAGGTGCATTTGCTAGAGTGATTTTATTGTCAGATTTATTAAATACTGTAGATTCATTTGTACCTTTTTTCGTTGCTGTAGACTTTGGTACAGATATTCGAGTTGAGGTTGGTTTATCTACTTTAAAACCTTCTACATAAGCTTTACCTGCATCAATAACTACAGGTACAGTATCTTTACCTTTATCTTCTGGTCTTTCCTCAGAGAAGATATTAAATCCTTCTACTTTATACGAACCTGATTCGTCATATGTTCTTTCAGCTAGTATAGTATGGAACTTCTCGGCTTCAGGGTTAAGTGAACGAATATATAATTTTCCATCTTGGAAAACATGTATTGGTGCTGAAGTAGGGTCATTTAGTGCTATTGATAATTTTTCTTCGAGCCTATCAGCACCTCTAGAGAAGTAACTAGGTACACCATTTGTTTGGTCTAATAAACTAGAATCTTCATCAGGTGTTATAATTGTTTGTGTTAATTTCAATCCTATTGTCTCTTTACCTACACCTGATAATTGAATAGAATCATCACCATCATAGTAACGAATTCTTCCTCCTATATATACATAACCTGGGTTTAAGGTTAGGACATTATCTTGTGTTAATGTAAAGTTTAATCCTGATTGAATATCTCCGTCTTTGAAGATTGAATCTCCAAAATTCTTTTGGTAATATTCTATGATAGATTGCATTTCATTTAATTCAGCTTGTTGTAATGGTCTATCAGGATTAAACAATAACTTGACCCTATCTTTTCTAGGGTCAAATCTATCATTATAAGGAGAAGTCCTTAAATTAATTGCCATTCATTTTCTCTCCTTTTATTAAAATTCTACAACCATTCGCTCTGTTGTAGTTACTTGTTCAGTTCTGTTTTGGAATTGTTTGTTATCATAGAACATTAAAGTACCTTGTGAATTTAACTCACTAGGCAATAATGCCTGTTTACCGATACCTGTTTTAGGTTCTACATCGATTGCGATTCCTGCTTGTCTATGTGTACCTGTAGGTAGTTCATCTCCAACTACTTTACTTTCAAAGTACACCCATTTAGCTCCTTCTGCTATAGCTTCTCCCTCACCAATCACTGTCCATGATTTGTTTCCGTAAGATATAATTTCTCTGTTTGAATCACTGTCTTTAGTTGGTCTAACTAATACAGCTTTTGTTACTTTCTTATATCCGATTATATCATCTAATTTTGTTGTTCTTTCAGTAGGCTCAGGTGGTGCTTGTTCATTTGACCAAGGTGTTGGTCTACCGATTACTAAGTAAGTTGTATTAATCTTACTTATGATAAACTTAGCTAGTTCTACCCTAGCATTATAGGTTGTAATTGCCATTTTGTTATTTCCCTTCTTTATAAGTTTTCTATCTGTTCTAATATAATATTATTATATCATATTATTGTGTTTTTTTAAAGTTCAATTATATCTAAACTATAAATTGTGCTTTCATTACCATCATAAGGTCTGACATTTAATATTATAGTTTCATTTAGTCTAGGTTTATCACTTGTTTCATCTCTTGCTATAATTTCTCTTGTACCTACACCATTAATAACCTGTTCTGGATAAATAAATGTTTCATTAAAGTTAGTATTCGAATTATATACAGAGATAAATACATTATCTTTGAAATCACCTTCAACAATAACTCTATATCTCTTACCTGTTTCTATAGGTTTAATTAAAGGATATTCAGCAAATTGTGATTGTGTTACTTTCTTCTCTTTATAACTATCTCTAATAATTAAGTCTCTTGTAGTTGTTTCTGTAGTAACTTGAGGTACATGAGTAATATTTATCTCTTTTGTACTTAGTTTTGTATCTGCTAATTCACCTAATGTTAAGTTAGAGTCTAATGTAAGTGATTGTTTATATACTGAAGGTACTAATGTTTTTATATCTACATCTGTATAGGTATTAATACTTTGTTTAGGTATCTTTATAACATCTCCTGTAGAGTTATCTATAGTTCCGTTTGCTACATCTTTTAATACTTTAGGTGTTGGGTTTTTATGCTCAGAGTAAATATCTACTTCTTGCCATAACGCATTAAAGAACCCATTAGGTAAGTCTACAATATTACCTATATCTTCCATCAATTTAGTTATTGTGAAATCTAAGAATGGTCTTATGATTACTTGACTAAATGGATTTAATGTTTGGTATGTTAAGTTCTTAATACCATACAAGTCAATTGTATCATTTTCTACGTGTGTTTCTCCTACTGGTAATGTAGTAAACTTCTTCATATTAAGGAAATCATTTCCATATACTCCGTATTGTAAATTAACATTATTTAAGTCTGTTGTAGTTCTTAAACCTATAGATTGTATATCATTGTAGACCCCTGTGAACCTGATTGTCTTATCTAGAAATGACACCATATCTTCTGGGGAAGTGTTATAAGGTGTTGCTTTAGTTTCGTATTGTAATACAGTTTTACTAGGTTTTATATTACCTTCTATATCTTTAGCTATAATGTCTACATATTTATTGGGGTCATTAGCTCCATATATATCTTCAGGGTTAGGTTGGTAGGGTGTTGCCTTATTACCTAACTCCATTTTAACATCTTTCATTTCAAAGTCAAGGTCTTCGCTACCATTTGGTCTAAACTGTATGTGGGGCGAGCCTCCTGTATAAGAATATCCCTCTGCTTTAAAATAAACAGTTTCGTTTTCGTTATAATAAAAGTTATTACCGTCTTGTGAATAAAATCCATTCAGTGTTATCTTTAAAGGTTTTTTTGTCTTTAACTTAAATGATATAGATATTTCTTCTAACATATAGCTAAATATTTCATTTAATTCATAAAAGGCTTTAACATCCCAGTCACCACCAGTAAGTTTTACTCGTGTATACCCATTAGAACTCTTCTCTATCGTTTTTGTAGCTCCTCGAAAAGTGTTTATATGGTTATCTATATCTTGTGAGTTAAAAACTAAGTTTCTGTTAATACTATTATCATACCCATCTGTTAACCTTAAATATTGCGTAGGTTGATAACCAGATTTAGTAATAATATCTCCATTATCTAATTCTATATCTTTTATAGCATCTAACTCTGCTAAGTAATCTGTTTCTTGATGGTTTTCTATTAATCCTTTAAATGGTTTTATTGTATAAACATCTTTTTCATATCTTCTAAATGTTAAATCAAAGTAACCTATCCTTAATTCTGTATCTTCTTTAACAGGCTCAACTTCTAACTTAATAAATATAGTTAAGTTATCATTTAAATAATCTACTAAGTTACCTATTTTATTACCTATATTTTTTTCTGTTAAAGTTAAAGTTTCCCTAGATACTATAACCCAAGAGTAAGACTCAAAATCGTAGATACAAAGTTTTACAGATACAGGATTTGAAGGTGAAACCATGGCTTGTATATCTAAGTCTAAACTAACTTCCCCAAAATAATTACTAACATAGTTAGTTAGTTCTCGTTCACTCATCCCTAAATTAGAAACAACAATACCTTTTCTTCTTAAATATTCTATTGTATCTAAGTTAAAATGTATATTTGTTCGTTTATTATTTCCTTTAAGTACCAACTCTGGTTTTATATTATCCCTAACTGATGTTTCTGTATAAAAGTCTTTAGCTAATTCTTCTCCTATGGCTTGGTTAAACATAGTAGATATTGTTGTGACGTAATCTTCCTTTGTTGGCTCATATTTACGTTGTGTTTGATAAGCGTAGTTATAAAATTCCCTACCAACCGTAGCAGAACCTGACAAAACGTCTAAACTATTAATTAAACTATTATTTGTTTTAAAAACATCTGTAATATCTTTAACTTTAGCTATACCTAAATTTAAATGCCCGTATAAAATTCTCCCATATCCTCTAAATATATCTACATCTTGGTATGTTGTTACTTTAGGATAACCTTTATAAAACACAGGTGTAATTATTTTATCTTCACCTAAGTCATAACTGCCATCATACGTAAAGTAAACTTTAACTCCAGCAGGTTTAAACTTGTTAATTTCATCAATAATTTCTAAAGGGAATGATTTACCGATTGTAATATCTATAACCGCAAACCTATAATAGTTACCCATTAAGTGGTCTTCACCATTTAAATGAGATTTATTTGTATAGAATATATTTTTAAAAGGCTCATATATATCTACATAAACATCTTCATCCTCTAAAAACCTTTTAATAGCTCCTATAATAGAATTGTTTGTTCCTCTTTTTAAAAGTACATACTCAATAATTCTATCTCTATAAGTATCATCAAGTTCATTTTTCTTTCTAACTAATCCGTACCAATCTCCATAAATATCTAAGTACTTTCCTGTAGCAGTACCTAAACTAGATTGTATTTTACTATCAATCGTTTCTTGTTCTAAATTATCTAACTCTTCACTAAACATATTAATAATTGCATAGTGAGGGTCTTTATTGTCTTTTGGGTTTTTCTTACGTTTTAATAAAGGATGTAAGTTTTTTAAAAAGTTACTCAAGGTTAACCTCCTTTCTATTTAAGAGTTACATTTATTTCACCTGAACGAATAATTTCGTGAGGCTCTGTTATAATATTCTCATGATTTATATTATATGTCAAGTCATAAATGAGTGAATCATCTATATTCATAATGACTTGTGTTAAGTCTGCAAGTATTAAATCTTTATTTACTGTAAAATCGTTTAAATAGTTTCTAATGACATTCTCAATATGTTCTTTAAGTGTATCATTAATTCTTTGTTTGTTTGTGATTTCTACATCAACATTCACATCTACACTTATTTTGTCTACAGGTTGAACATCTAATTTAATACCACTTGGTCTATAGTCTTCTATATTTTCATATATTTCTTTAACCATGATATTGGATAGGTTACCATTACGGTCATGGGCGTAAACTAAAACTCTTCCTACTTGTTCATATACATATACGCCCTCAACATCTAGAACACTCAATACTCCATATTGAATAGCTTTGTTAGTAGCTCTTCCTCTAGATTCAATAAATAAATGGAATCTTTCTTTTAAATCTTCTAAACTTTCTAAATCTTGTCCTGTATTAAATGATGTTTCATTATCTACTTCTTTAATCACTGAGCTTGCACTTGACATACTATCAATAGTATGTTCAGGTATATTTCCATAAGTTCCTGCTTCTAAACAATACACTTCAATTTCAGCTTCAGTTGAACCTTGCTCTATATAATAGTCTACAAGAGTTTCGTATTGCTGACTGAATTGATTATTGCTAGAGGTAAATATTGTTCCTCTTGGTATATAATATCTTTGTTCTAAAGGGTTATACATTCTTAAGGTAACATCACCATATGCTTTACGATTCTTTTTCCTTTCAAAATCAAAAGCTTCCGTTGTCCCTTCTGCAATACCCCACTCAATATTCTCTTTTGTTAAAATATAAAATTGCTCTATCTCTAAAGATACAGCTTCTAGTAATGAACGGATTGCTGAACCTGGTGAAAAATCTGTTACTCGGTCAGTTCCTATCATTACTTTATCTATCATACGTGTTAGTATTTCAGATAGCTTTCTCGTCTTCATATTATCCCCCTACTCAAAAATAGCGAATACACCGCTATCGTCTGCTCCAAGAACGAAATTTAAGGATTGGTCTACCGATATGATACTAACAGAAAATTCTCCTCTAAATAAGTTACCATCAATAACCCAATTATTCAAATTCACTTCAGTAACTCTTGAATCTTCTAGTAATGTTCTGTTAATTTCATTTTGTATTTTCATTCCTTGTTCAGGTGTATTCAATTCAAATAATTTGTGTAAATCAGAACCGTAGTTAGGATGTAGTAATAAAGAACCTCTCCTAGTTAACATTCTGGTTTGTAATTGTTGTTTTAAATTCTCTATACCTCTTACTGTATCTAAATCTCTATGTCCATTATCTTTAAGAGAAAGTATTTCATCACTTGTACCACTTATTTTCATATCATCATTCGTAATATTTAAGTCTCTTCCCAAAGATAATTCAACAATTTTATCTCTATCTCTTTTATTAATTTCTTGTGCCTGAAGGTTTTTTAAGTCGTCTTGTATAGGTATGATTATGTAATCACCATAAGTAACTAACTCTTCAGGTCTCTTTTGTTTCTCTTCATCAGTATCTACAATGTACGGATATTTTAAATTATTATGTTCAATTAAATCTAACCAATGTTCTGGTGTGTCAAAATAAGATTGCGAAATGCTTTGTAACGTCTCTCCATATTGTATATAATGTTTTCTTAATCTCATGTCTCACCATATTCTTTCTTAATTAATGGTAATTGTAATTTTATAAAATCTATATCTAAACTTATATTTCTTAAATCTTGTATAATACTATTATAGTCATCTATTTCACCTAAATAATCACATACATAATTAATATTATCACTTAAAATATTTAAATCTTTCTCAGTTAAATGTTTTACATTTTCTGGGTTTTCAGTTAAAGCATTTATTGTAGAATACACCTCTAAAACAATCAGTTGCATTAAACGATAAACTTTAGAATTTTGCCTTTTTAATCCTGATTTTATAACTCTTCTTACAAAACTATTTTCCCCTAAATCTTGGGAAGTAAGTTGTACATTACCATTTTTTAAATATTTTAAATTTTCTTCTGCTAATAAACTAATTTGTAAATTAGGTGTATAATAGAAAGAAATAAAATCTAATTCATCATCTAACATATTCGTGCTTAAGAAACTATTCTTAACTTCTATACTTGTTAAAAATTTAACCAATTCAGGTGGTTGTGGTATAATTTGATTCATTAAAATCCTCCTAATCCATAACCAATAGCTAAGGACATATTGCTTAAAGAACCCTCTAAACCATTTGTATTTACTCTTGGATTATATATTGTTCTTCCTTTACTATCTACGCCTAATGAGCCTACACCTTCTGGTGACGTTGAACCTTTTCCTCTAGCTCTATCTATCGTATCCATAGCTTGTTTATTTCTAGCATTTTGTTCTTCCTCTGCTCTTGTTTGGTCTTGTATATACCTATCACTTGTATATCCAGAACTCTTATTGTTATTTCCAATATTAGAAGAATCTATTGTATCAAACTCAGGTTCTCCTGCATCTCCTAAGATAACTAAAGAAATTTGGTATTTGTATAATAGAGATTGTTCACTTGAACGTTCTATCTTAAATCCTTGTGGAGATAAATGTACTTTGTAAGATTCATCATCTGTTAAGTTATAAAACACCATGTCATAAGAACTCTTATTACCACTACCTGCAGTATTACCATATTTATTAATTATATCTTCTAGCTCATCTAATTTATCTTTACCATTTTTCATTTTCCCATCAAAATCTTTACGTCTTTTTAATCCTGTTTGACCAGAGAATTGAATTGTTTTTACATCTTGTCCGTAATCTTCATAAAGAATACTTGATTGTGTTTTTAGTACTGAAGTTCTATGTGGTATTTCTTTACTATAATCTTCAGGGTTTACTCTGAACCTATATATTTTTGTTGTACCATCACTCTTATGTTTTAATTCTAATACAAAACGTTTTAAAGTATTTCTATCTTTTGTCGTATAATCTGCTTGTGGCACAATTTTCACCTCTCTATATTATAACATATTTTTTATGTATCTCCAATCTATACACAACTAATATAGCACGACCTAGTTATTTTTATTAAAAAAAGACCTATATAAATAGGTCTTAATAACTAATAGGCTATTATTCTAATTAATTCTTGATTTTCATTTCCTCCAGAAGAATTAGTGCGAAATCCTTCTATATAATTATCTTGAATGTATATATATTTTTGTACAAAAGCTCCTCCTTGAGCCCCTAATATAAATTTAGTAGCTTTTTCTGATTCTGTTACGTAAGGGTGAACTTTAGGAACGTACTGATAGTTGTAATTATGTGAACTACCTGTTTGTTTAAATAGAAATATCCATCCATTTTTACACTCAGTCAGTTTTTTATCTATATCTATTCTTTCTCCATCACCTAAAATAGACTTACCTTCCCACAATATAGTATATAGTGGTTCTCTTGTATCATTCATTATATCCTCAACATCATATTTCCACTGTTCTAAAGTCTGACCATTATTAAATGTAACGTTACCTGATAATGTTTTAGGGTACAGTTGTTGGTATTTACCATTATTATTTCCATTCATTTGCATTTAGTTATTACCCCTTATTTGTATATTGTCATATTCATTTGTCGGGTACTTAGGTAAACCTGCTCCATATTTCTCAACTTCTCCAAGATTTTCAGCATTAACAGACATTCTCTGCAATATTTTTTCCCTATCTTCACCATATTTTTGTTTATATAGTATATATATTCCTAATGTAGCTGGTGCAGCATAAGAAGTTCCTGTTCCTGAATTATATGATTGACTTACTTCTTTTGTCTTATCTATAGTTGTAGATAATATACTCGTTCCTCCGTTTGAAAAATCTATATTTCTTCCTACAGAACTATTTAGATTCTTCTCTTTATTATCTTTAATATTAGCACAAGTTACTACAAAAGGATATTTAGACGGGTATACTACATTATGAGATTCTTGGTCATCTGAAGGTTGGGTATTACCTGCACTACAAAAAATAGCTACCCCTGCTTCATAAGCAGCTCGAAAAGCTTCTTTTCTTGCATAGGATTCTGTGGTACTAGAGAAAGAACAATTTACAGCATCCATACCATTTTCTATAGCCCAATTTATTCCTTTTATTTGGGAACTCCATATTGTCCTATTTATACCACCTTTACCATCATCTATTCTTATAGCGTATAAATCTACATCAGGAGCTATACCTAAAACTTTATTATCTAAACCTTTAGATGCTATAATACCTCCAACTCTTGTTCCATGACTACTCACTAAGTCTTTATCGTAAGGTACACTTGAATCATAAGCATTATATCCACCCGCTAAAACTATATTTTCATGTTTTTGTATACCTGTATCCATAACCCCTACCTTAAACCCTTTACCTGTAATTCCTTCTTTATGAAATTCCTTAATATTCATCATATCAAAAGCATAGGTTGTTTCTGTAGATTCTAAATTAGTTTCATCTGTAGTATCATTACTATCTTTTTCTATGCTTAATATACTAGGTTCTTTATATAATTCCTTAACATCTTCCTCTTCCATATAACAAATACAAATTCTTTTTATGTGTTTTAATTTTTCTATTTTTATTGCTCCATGATTTGAAAGTAACTCTTCGTTACCTTCTCTATTAAAAGTTATTAAATATTTATTCATTAGTCAGTCACCTCAAACCAAATCATTGCTTCTTGTGGTTCTTCTTTAGATACTACGATAGGATTCCTAGTTATTAGTTTATCTTTGACCTTATCATTAACTTTTAGACTTTCTAAGAATGGGTAGTACATTAAGTTTTCTTTTTCAACTGTTTCTCTCTTTTGATATTCTTCTACAGCCTTAACTACAGCATCTGCATAATCATATAACTTCTGAGTCCAGTTGTTTTTATTTTCTCTATTCGACCTTGACCAATTTCCACCTAAAAAGAAATCTTTTCGTTGTTGTGTAGAAAGTTCTAATTGTACACCCATGCCTAAAGTTGTTCTATTAGCAATATTCATTGGTTCTACACCTGCTAGATTTCCTGGTGATTCTCTACAGTCAAAACCTTTTTCTGCTAAATTTTTCCAAATCAGGTTTTTAAGGGCAGTATTTCCACCACCCATATATGTGTAACTTCCATCTCCTGCTGCTCCATGTACAGATATAGAATGTTTTGAATCTTGTATCTTAGATATAATTCTAGGTGCATCATACCTTGTACTCGTTACATGTAGTTGTGTATTGTTACTAGATAATTTAGCTACAAAAGAGAAATAATTATATCCACCTTTTTCGGCTATCACTCTCGCTAATTCAGTACTACCTATCTCAATACCGCCACCATGTACAGCCATAGATATAATATCACTAGGTGCATCAATTGTTTCTATATCCCAATCTGTTCCTTCTGTTGTTTTACTCATAAGGTCAGTCATAGAATTATATAAGTCTGCCAACTATAGACCCTCCTTTATTTTATACGTAGGTAATGGTTTATCTACAAAATATAAATCTTTAATAACTGAGTCTACCGTTGTTGATAATTTAATTGTATCTGAAATAGTTCCTGTATAGGATATATAATTAGTTACATTATCTACTTCATTATCTATCATAATACATAACACTTTAGTATTTGTAGACCATTTAACTGTTACTTTATTAAATGTATTTTCTTTAATTTTTTTAGAACTTTGTATTGTTACCCCACCTACCGTAGCCTTAACTTGACCACTATTAACCGTTTGTACTAAAATACCTCCACCATCAATAATTGTATTATTAGATAAAGTTGTAGGTTCTATTTGAATACTTAATGTTCCTTCATTTAAGTTTAACACACTATTAGGAACTTGTAAAGTCTCACTTAAAGACTTAAATACTTCTATACCTCCATCTTTATAAATAGGTTCATTATTATTAAATGTTACTCCTCTATCAGTAATACTACTATTCCTTGTGAATATCGCTGTGTAATCTTTTGGTTTTTCTGTATCAGATATCGGGCTACTTAAATCTTTAATGTCATCTTTCGTAGCATATTCATATTTAGGAGTATATTTAGTTAATTCACCTGTACTTCTCTTATAACTTACTTGATAGAAGTAATCATAATTTAATCCTTTTATTTTAACATAATAAGTTAAATTATTCATATTCTCTACCTCTACTCTACAACCTGTTGGTATAGAACCTCCACCAAAATCTTTAATTGTTATTTTACTTGAGTAAAAAACAATATTATCTTGGAATGTATCTTTCATATAAATGATAAGCTCTTCTATTGTATTTATGAATTCTCCTGTATATTCATTCACTAATTTGTTATCAATATTTGTCTTATAAGGATTATAATTAGCTGTAGGTGCTAAGAATGGTTCACCTATTGCATTAAACGTATAGTCTTTTTCTTTAGGTTTATATTCTACAAGTAATACACCTTGTTTATTAGCATTAGCATTTGTTCTACCTTTATATACAATAATACTGAATAGTCTATTGTTGTACGAGAAAGCACCTTCATGTTCAATAATATCTGCTGTTTTCCCTTGTGCACTTAAATAATCTTTCAGTTCTTGTGGGTGATAAGTGTAATCATTCATAATATCCCCACTAGGGCTTATCTCTTGTACACCTTGTAAATGGTATGTGTGTATTTCTGTATCTCTAGAAGGATTGTAGTTACCTCCTAATGTTTGTACTATTGTGTTATTAACTAAAGTCATACCTTGTTTCTTAGCTGAATTATTCGTAACCCCAGTTAATAAATCATCAGACCATAAAGTTGAGTTAGAAGGGTTTATCCATAAGTAACCTGTTCGTTTACTAAAGTCTTTATTGAAGAATACAATTGTATCTCTTTGTAAATATACTCCTTTGGTTTGATTATAATATTCTACTCCCCAACCATCTTTAGTTCTAAAGAAGTTCATGTAAGCATTTAAATTAAACTCTTTAATTGGTGTTAAAGTAGATTTCTCTTGTATATTTCTTAGGCTTGTAACATCAAACTTACCAATATTAAAACTATCTGTTCTAGCATAAAGATATGTTTTATTACCTTCTGTTTCTACATGTAATCCTTCTCCACCTGTAGTTCCTGCGAAGAACATGTTTACATATTTAAAGAATTCATCGTATACAACAATCAGTCTTTTACTCCCTGATTCTGGTGCTGAGTGTATAATATACGTATAACCGTTATGAATTGCTAATCCTTGTGGGAATAAATAAGATAAATTTTCAGATGTTATAATACTATCATAATCTTTAAATTTAAAAGGTAAATCTGCATGTATCTTTATATCTCTAAATGTTGTTTGTCTATATTTCTCTTCTGTTTGTTTAATCTCTGGAATACTATCTACATTCAAATCATCTTTAAATGTTACTAACTCTCGAATAATCTCATCATTTGTTTTTACGTATTTATTAATGTTACTCATAAAATTATTTAAGTTAGTAATATTACCCTCTACTCTTGAAGATACTTGTTGAACTTGAGTATTAAGTCCTGTAACTTGTTCTAAAGCACTTTTAGAACGTTGTTCAGACCTTTCAGAAGCATCTATAACTTCTAATAGGTTTTGTTTACCTGCACCATCTAAAAGGTTATTCACACCTTCTAAAGATTCTTGGATTGCTTTTAATTTAGATAACTGTTCATCTATCTGATTATCTATATCATCTATCATAGGTTTACCATCTAAAAGTAATCCTTGGTCAGTAAATCTTAAATCATGATTACCGTTTTTTATATAGAAATCGTTATGTTCTTTATCTATACCGTATTCTACATAATCTTGTCCGTTATCAAGTATTAAATCATCTTTCTGGGATAATGTACGTTGGTTTCCTTGGTCGTCAATCTCCCAAGAAGTTCTACTATTCGTTTCAGTATTAAGTACAGAGAACCTAAGCGTACCTTGTTCTGTTAGCTGTAACATTGTAATATGGTTATTTGTATTTAAATCTCCTTGGTGTTTAAATAACATATCAGGTGCTCTTTGGTTTCTAGATTCAATGATTTCACCATTACCATATTTAGAAGACATTAAGTCTTCATATTCTGTACCTATACCAAAATCAGTTGCCATTGGTTTTTCATCGTCTTCAGATGTTATTGATAGGAAAGAGTTACCATTTAAACTTCTAACAATTGTACCATTACCATTTTGGAATGAGTAATTTAAAGAAGGGAAGATAGAAAACATCATACTACCGTAAGTATAAATATCATCGTTTCTAATGTCTCCACTCTCTAATGGATTAGGTGTTAGCATCTTACTATCCTCTGGATTAGAATAAATAGATAAGACAATAGGGTTTCCACTTTCACCTTCTATAAATCCTAATAAAACTAGCATACCTGGAATAATTAATGGTGTAGAACCAAAAGGTCTTCCTTCTGGTGTTCTACCTGTAAATCCTCTTGGAAATGGTATAGAATATTGTCCATCTGTACCATTTACTCTTCCTGCATATGTTCTACTTGTTCTTACTTCTACAGTACTGTATTGATAATTGACTTTCGTTATTGTACCATAAGTTAAACTATTAATTTTAAAATCATCTGAATCTGTTTTCTTTAAGTTACTACCTAAAGAAGATTGCATTTGTATTGCCATTTATTTACCCTCCACGTAAAAATCAAATATAGGGTCTTTATATCTCATAACTCTTCCGTTAAAAGCTTCCCAAAGTTCTTCTAACTTATAAGTTTTCACTTTTCCAGATTCGTCTATAGGGAAGTGACCTATAATAGTTGCTACTTCTCCATCTCCCATATAAATACCTACATTATCGTCATTAATACCAAAGAATATTAAATCTCCTTCATTAATTTTTGAAATGTCATCTTTATATTTATGACCCTTTTCTAGTATAGTATTAAAATTCTCTCCTGTCAAGACATTAACACTTCTTAATGGATATTCTAATTCTACATCTACATTATAGTATAGCCAATAGATAAAGTTATATGAATCACAAGGAAGTTGTTTATCATCATTCACTAATGGATTCTGAAAGGGATAACCTTTATACATATAATAAATATTATCTAAATTAACGTTACCTATCATATATTCATAGTAAGCTTGTTCTGACTTTCTAAGTTCAGGTTGTAGGTCTTCATAATCCATATAGGTAGCATATATTTGCTGTATGTCTGAAGATAAGGAACTTATAAAATAACTTGATTTAAGTGTTCTTTCTACTTTTATTTGTTCAGTATGTTCTGATTCAGCCTTCTTACCATCATAAGTATGTGTTAAGGTTCTTACCTTAATATTTACTTCATATAATCCTGTTTGTATTTCTTTTATATCATAGTTAGAGTTTGTTATTATCATTTGTTGAATTACATTAGAGTAAGGTCTTAAATGTGAAGCTGAATCTACTGTATCTGTTTCTGCTATTTGTTCTAATTCTTTTTGTTTATCAAATATTGTATCTTCATCAAAATCTTTTTCATATTCATATATATTTTTAATATACATCTCTACTATTTTATTAATATCTGTATCCAAAATAGAACCTCCTTAATCGTAAATAAACTTAGCATTTTTCCCTTCAGGTGAACTCATTTGTATTGTTCTTTCACCATAACCTTTTGGTGTATCATAGTTGTATTCAGAAACATGGAAAGATTTACCATCACTTGATACAGATTCAACAAAAGCTACGTGACCATATTGACCTGAACCACCTGCTACCCCTCTTTGCCAAACACCAACTGCACCTTGTTTAGGTGTACTTCCTGTTTTAACTCCTGCTGCTTTAGCTGTTCCTATCCATTCGGCAGCATCTCCTGCAAATGGTGTGCTTAATCCTAGTTCATATCGTCTATTGTAACAATACCAAGTACATTGTCTAGCCCATTGACCTGTGTTAGGGTTTCCTGGTGCTATCCATGAAGTATTTGATTTATTTTTAGGTGTCGGTAGTTTACCTTTATATTTTTTAAGACCTGATAGTGTTCCCCCACCATGTTCACTTCCACCATCACCATCTCCATCACCAGATTTCTTCTTCTTAGAAGCTACACCTTCTTCTTTAAGTTGTGTTAAAGTTTTCTCTCCTAAATATCCACCTAAGAAATCTACACTTTGACCCCATAAGAAAGCAAATCTATTAGATGAACCTGATTCATTTTTATCATTAGGTTCCATTCTTAAACCTCTTGTTACTCCTAGAGTTGTTGTGTACCCTTGTTGCATATCAAAGTTATGTTCAACAGATTCTATATAATATTCCCAACGTTCATTATTCTGTCTATTGTGCATGATTAATCTTTTACCTAAATCATAATCTCCACTACCTAATACTGTTAGTGTACCGTTAGAGAAGTTTTGGTTTGCATGATACCAATTAAATAATTTTTTAGAGAATATAGAAAAAGCATTATCACCTGCAGCTGCTCCTGTTTCTTGAGCATTTTGAACTCTTTGTTTAGCTCTATCTGTAAACTTCTTATAGTCTTCTGAAGTTAAAGCACCTTTTTTCTTCTTAAAATCTGCTGTTAATTGTGCTATATGTGTTTCTTTAATCATAGGGTATTTTTCTTTAATTGCTTTAGTTAATTTCTTATAATCACTATCTTCTTTAAAAGTTTCTTTGAATTTACTTTGAGGATATTTACCTTCTACAAAACTTTGTACGTCTTTTGCTGAAGGGAATTTACTAATTGCATCTTCAGTTACTTTTCTATTAGGGTCTATTCCTGTTACTTCTTGGAAGTATTCAGGAGGTAAACTGTTTGTTTTAATATATTTCTCTACAAGTTTCTTAGCTTTAGGTTTATCTAATCCTCTATATTTAGAAGACATTCTCTTGACAATTCCATCTTTATCTCTAGAAACACGTTTTTGTCCTAAGTCTTCAAGTTCGTTAAATATTTGGTCGTATGTTATTTCAACATTACCTTTATCGTCATTTTCTTGACTATCTCCTTCTTCAGAGTTACTATCTGAATCAGTCATAGGTAAGAACATGTATTCTGCTTCTAGTTTCTTATACCCATACCTATTTCTTAAAGCTCTATGAGTTTGTGGTTTAGAAGATACTGTAGAAGATAATTCTTTAGTTTGTTGTGGTGTTACAACATTAAATACTGCGTATGATTCAACATCAGATTTACCTAAGTCTTCATTAATTAATCTTCCAGTGTCTTCATGAACAATTTCTAAAGCTCTCCAGTCACTTGGGTCAAATGGGGTTCTCCTTAATACTAATTCTGACTTGCCTTCTTCTCCATTTCTAAAGAATAATTCATTAAATGGTTTACAAGTAATTAAATCTAACATCTGTTTGAAATTACCGTCAAAATTAATTAAGTTTGAATGGTCTTGTAAGTTTTCATATTCTTCCCAACTAGCTAAGTTTCTAGTAAAGTTACTCTTAAGTGTTTTATCTACATTACCATTCTCACCTGAGTAATCATATTTCATATATTCTAAAAATCTATCTAAAGCTGAATTCATAACTTCTTTTGCTGTTTTACCAGTAAATTCAATACCATGTTCTTTATCATCTGGTAACCATCCTACACTAGAAGAAAGAACTGCACTTACTTCTTGTATAATACCTAAACCAAAGTTTAAAAATGGTTTAGAGAATGATTGTCCTGTTACTCTGTATACTGCTTTATCATTAGAGTGTTCTCCAACTGTAGATACTTGACTTACCATTCCGTTTAGTATTAAGTGCTCTTTTCCATCTATAATTGTTTCATCTTCTATTACGTATATTTTAATAATATCATTTGCTTGTAGCACTCTATCCCATTGAACATCTCCGTAGAGGATAATTTGGAATACTGCACTATCATCAGACATTGAGTTTTTTGTTTGAAATTGTATAGCACGACTTGTTTTTTCTTTATCAGTAGCTGAAGCTCTTGCTTCATATTCAAAAGATACAGCATTAGTATCGTTAATAGCCTCTACTCTGAATCTTGGTCGTCTTACGTGATAGCTTTTAGTCAATCAGTGTCACTCCTTTTTTTATATGTATACATAGTAGGTTTTACCCTACTATGTTCTTCGATAGTTATTTTGGAAAATATCAAAATCACTTGAATCAAAGTAACTATCTAATCTCTCTCTAACAGCTTGTGCTGTTTCTGCTGGACTATCCCCGCCATTAATATTTATACTTACTGATACGTTAGCAGTATTACCTGAGGTTGGTTGAGTCATTGTTGCTTGCTGACTTTGTAAAGTAGCCATGGAGCGGTTTGTGTATGTTGGTTCAGATGACCAATCTTTACCGCCTCCACCACCTCCATATTTTTTCTTAAAGGATTTAGCATTGTTAACTCTAGTACCCATCATAGCTTCATGTGCACCCATACGTTCAAATCCTGTAGCAAATGCTTGAGTATTTTTCTCAAGACTAGCATTTTTACTCCATCCTGCATTTTTAAGACTGTTACTCTCATAATCTGATTGCATTTCTTTCCATAGATAATCTAATTGAACATCTAAATCACTTGATTTTTTTCCTTTAGATTTAGCAAAATTATCTAGTCCCGTTTTTCTAGAACCTAGCCATTGAGCTATACCAAAAGCTCCGCTAGAAGGGTTTTTAGCATTAGGGTCAAGATTAGATTCTTGTTTTAGGTTACCCATAATAGCTCCTACCTGATTATCAGATAGTCCTTTAGATTTTAAGAAATTATATATTTTCTTAGAACCACTACCTCCAACGTCTGATGCACTGCCTCCTGAGTCCTCTGAATCACTATCTCCTCCAGCATCTAAACCTTTAGCTTCTTGGATAGATTGTTCCCAACGTGTTAGTAGGTTTTTGAACATGTTTAAATTCTCAGATTCAGATTTATTGTTTTTCTGTCTTAGTTCTTCAGCAGTCATTTTTTTCTTCTTATTTTCTGAGCCTTTGATACTATTTTCTTGTCCTCCTGAATTTTCAGTATTATCATAAGCTCCTGCAATTCCAGTGGAATCTTGTCCTCCACCGCCACCACCTTTAGCTTCATTTCCTCCACCAAAGAGTGACTTGATTCCATTAATAGCTCCCATAACAGGTTTACCTACAACAGAATCTCCGAAACCACCTTTACCATCTTTATCTCCGTTACCCCAACTAAAGTCTACAAGTCCACCTTTTCCAACGATATTTCCTTTTTTAATAGCTTCATTGTTTTTCTTAGTAGTATCATAAGCGTATTCTCCTACAGAGCCACCTAAAAGTCCTCCTGCAGTCGCTCCAATAGCTGTACCTATTCCAGGTACTACAGAACCTAGAGTTCCTCCTATAGTAGCTCCTGCTGTTGCTCCTACACCACCACTAGCACCTTTCATATCTCCTTGCATTAAGGAACTTCCAATTCCTAAAGCACTTAAGGCTCCTCCTACAAGAGGTATTCCTTTACCGAATTTACCAACCTTACCTAGCTTACCTAGCATACCTGAACCTTTACCTAAAGTTTTACTCATATTACCTGTAGGTGATTGTCCACCAAAGCTAGATAGTTTTCCAAATCCTTTTTGGGAAAATCCTTTAGATTTATCAAAACCCTTACCTAATATAGATTCAGTTTTAGATACTTTTTCGGACTTAGCTAAATCACTTAGTTTACCTTTAGCCATATTAGGGAATCCTCTTAAAGCTTTATCCCCTTTAAGGAATTTAATTCCAGCTCTTTTACCTAGTCGTTTAGTTCCACCTTTTTTATAACTGTCTTTACCTTTACCGTAGATACCTTTACCTTTTTCAAATCCTTTTTTACCTAGGTCTCCTAATTTACCTATTCCACCATTCATAAGAGCTTCCATAGCCATCATTTGCATCATCATAGAACCCATAGAACCCATAGATGAACCGCCTGTAGGATTTCCTTCTTCATCGGTTTGTCCACCACTCATCATGGAACCCATCATCATAGGCATCATACCAAATCTAGCCATTCGTCCTCCTGCTTGACCGATTTTACCTAACATACCTTTACGTTTTCCACCTTCTTGAGTGTCCCCACCTCCAAATGGGCTTCCCATCATTCCGCCCATCATCATTCCAGACATCATTCCGTTATCTACAATACCACTAGAACCTGAGCTTTTTTCATTAGATTTTCCACTTGCTCGTTTTCTTCCTCTAGGAGTACCTCCTAAGTTTGTACCTTTTCCTGATTTGTTATCTTTATCTGCTCTTTGACGAGTCATAGAGGAACCTCTTCTATTCATTGCTCCTCCTGCACGTTTCATTCCATAAGCTCCACCCATCATTGCAGCAGATGAAGCCATACTTGCTGCTAGTGCTTCTCCAGCAACCATTATTTGATAAAAAACTGGATTTAATCCAGCTAACATTCCTTGGAAGTTTCTTAAAGCTCCTAATGATTCATATAAAGCTTGTGATTGAGCTTCTTGTCTAGATTGTGTTGTGTTATCTTTACCTTGTTGTTGTTCTGATTGGTCTTTGTTGTTTTTGTCTATCTCACTAGAGTCTTGGTATTCTTTTACTTTCTTACCTAATTCTTCCTCAGATAATTCACCTTTGTCATACAACTTCATGATTTCTTCAGCTTGTTGTCCACTAAGTCCAAAATTATCCATGAGACCCATACCAGTAGCAGCTTCTTGTTCAGATGTTGCTGTACCATAGAATCCCATGAATTGACTTAAGTTCTCCCCTAGTTTACTAGGGTCTCCTAAATCTTTTCTTTGTTGCCATGCTCCTGTAACACCTGTGTATTCAGAACCGAACCCCATTATATTTCTCATTGAAGGGTCTTGGTATGCTCCCGCAATACCTTGTTGGATTTGGTTTAAAGCATTTGCACCTTTTTCACCTTGTAATGCTTTATTACCTGATTCTGCAAAAGTACCCTGTAAACTAGCAATAGAATTTAAATCAGCAGTTGAAAGTTCACGTTGAGCTCCCATTGTATTAGACATAGAAGATAAAGCTTTTAGTTGTTCATCTGCTTGGGCTTTCATACCTGATTCTTTAATACCGCCAGATACTGTTTTTTGGAATTGTTTTAAATCTACATCATCACCAATTCCACCACTGTGCATAATATCTGTCATAGATTTTAAGTAAGATTCTGTATCAGCTACACCCATACCTCTAGCTCCTGTAGCTAGTTCTGTTGTGATTTCTTCTTGGTTTGGTAATCCTTTATCTCCAATTGCTTGCATAGCTTGCGAAGACATTTTAACAAGTTCAGAAGGTTTAAATCCTAACCCTCTATCATCGGATGCTCGGAATAAGTTTTTTCTTAGAGAAGAATAATCACTTGCACCTGTTTGTTGTCCTAGTGCTATTTCTTCCCCTCTAATACCTTCTAGAGAGCTTTTACCTTGAGCGTATTGTAAACCTAGTGCTCCACCTACTCCCATAGTAGCATGAGATGCGATGGATGGTGCACGTTCTAAAGCAGTACCTAGTAACGTATCTCGACTTCTAGCTACTCTTCCTTGTTCAAATTGTTGTCTTGTTGCTCCAGTTTTACCTAAGTCGTTAGTCATACTTTTTAAGTTAGAGACATATTTTTCTCTCTCTTTAATTTCTTTATCGTATTGACTTGATAAGGTAGAATTATAAGCTGTTTGCTCTCTATGTTCTTCTTTTCCAATTTTATTACTTGAGTAGTCTGTATTTGTTTTCTCTTGATTTTTAGCAATATCTTCTTGTTTTTTTCTTAACTCTTTTAAAGAGGCTTTAGCTTTCTTAAGCTCATTTCTATATTGGTCATAATCTTGGTTTAAAGCTTTAGCTACTTCTGCACCATCTCTAGCAGAGTATTTACCATCTCTACGTTCTCTTTCATTTGCAGATGTAATTCTGTTTCTTTGTTTATTTAAAGTCTTGTTAGCTTCTTTTGTTTGGTTTATATTTTTCACAGACTTTTCATATTCTTTAGGCATTTTACCTAAACGTTCCCAATCTTTAATCATTGCTTGAACGTTAGGGTCTCTTGTTGTTTTTAAACCATTAAACTCTTTTTGTTGTTTAATTGTCTGACTCATTGTTCCATTCAAACCATTTAATGTTTGATGTAACATATCATAATCAGCTTTAATACCTTTAGATAATCCAGTCTTCTGAACATCTTGTAATACACCTTGTAAGTCTTTCATATGTTTAGTCATTTCTTGTGTTATCTTTAATGAACTATTCATATCTTTAGAAGATACAATTGTATTACCTTCGTTTTTACTCATTATCTTTTGTAATTGTTTGTTTAAATCTACAGCTTTTCTAATCTTTTGTTCATAGTCTTTTAAAGGCTTAGACATATTTTGATTTTCAATAGCTTTTAGATTTGTAAGTATTGTCTCCAGTTCCTTGTTTAGTTTGGAACCATCACCATTTATGGTTAAATTATAAGTCTCATTCATTGCCATTTGTATACCACCACTTTTCTAAAAAAATAAGGTAGTGGATTTTAACCACCACCTTTAAATATCGAAGAAATCATCTGTCTCTTCTTCTGTACCATTAAATAAGCTTATTGCACTTTCTAAATCATCTTTAGTCATATCTTCTGGAACTGTTGTAGAAGGTTTTTCTTCTTTAATTTTTCCATTGTTTACTTCATCATCAAGTTCTTCTAATTGTTTATTAATATGTTCTCTAATTTCATCTTGATGGTTTTGTTTAATCATTTCTTGTTCTTCTTCTGAATAATCATCAGCCTTAATACGTTCTGCTTTCTTACGTCTTTCTGTTTCAGAAAGTAAAGCATCTACTTGTTTAGCTAAATCATCTTCATCATGGTCTTCACGTAATGGGTCAAACGTTTCAGAATCTTCGTTCCACCATGAATCATCATCATCTTCAACTGTATTTTTAAGTCCTTTAGCCATTCTTTGTTGTTCTTTCATATCCATTTCCATATTAGCAAATATGTACTCTATTTGGTCAGGGGATAGATTTTGGAATCTTTCATCTGTAGGTAGTACTTGGAACTTTTCCATAATTCTCCACATATTACGACCATAGTTATTCTTCGCAACATGCTTCATACCTCCTAATTCTTGTATATCTCTTCTAGTAACGAAAGGTTGATTGAAATTCCATCCAATCATTATACATTTGAATTAATGGGGCAGGGTTATACACATCTTCCTCATTCTTGAAATACTTAGGAACTTCATCACCTACAACTTGTATTGTAGCTAACATTTCAAAAGCATAATAAATATATGCTGGTTGGTCTACATCCGTACCTCCAAGGTATTTGGAGCGTAGAGCATTAATTTGACCTTGTTCAATCATGTTAGGTAAGTGTAATTTAATTGTGAATGTTAAACCTAACTCTCTAAAGTCATAGTGTTTAATGAATGAATCATTATACCCTCTTATAACCTTATCCAATACTTTTTGTTTCTCTTGTTCTTGTTTGTATTTGATTTCTTCTATTTCTTCTTTAGTCATTTCAGAAACAGGTTTTTGTTTTTCTTCTTTTTCTTTAGAATCCTCTTCTTTAGATTCTTCTTTTTTATCTTCTGTTTCTTTAGTATCTTTTTTATATTTTAATTCATCTATCTCTTCTTCGGTCATTTCAGATAAATCTTTTTTAGTTTCTTCAGCCATAATATAAACACTTTCTCCTCTTCTTAGTAATTAATTTTTTCCTTTTACATATCTAATATAGCACGCAATAATATTATTCTATCCTATTTATATTAATTATATCATATTATTTATGTATAACAAAATAGGAATAAAAAAAAGACCTAGAAATTAATCTAGGTCTAAAATATTCTAAAATATTATGAGGCTTTATCTGATGCTGTAAGATAAGAAACAATTTTGTTACGAATAGAATCGTTATTTCTATCCTTCTATATGTTTCCATATAGTTCAGACTATATCATCACCTTAAAATTGAAGGTGTCTCCCATTTCCAATCACTTGATTGTACGTCCGCAGACTAGTCGTTGCACGTTCTCTTGTTTTAAGAGCTTCGCTCATGATTGCCCTCAACATTACTTGTTAGGGGTTTCCATGAATTAGAGAGATTTGCTATAACCATTTCTGATTATAGGAGCTTTTTACCTACTCAATACTTTCTGTAATCATTTCATTGGTATTAATTTCTTCGTCCAATATCTTCATACAAGGTCGTTAATCTTGTACAGTTCTCTAATGAACTTCTCTATGTTTCCATAGATGATGAGACTATATCACAATCCTATAAGGATTCTTTTCTTTTCCATTTAACAAGGGTTTATTTGGTAATTACCCAACACCTTGACCACTTGGTTGTACACTTACTCCCTTTGAATAATCAATTAGGTTTCTGTTAGTCGTTTGGCATTTATGATTCTAGGAATCAATTTAGCACAGGATTGCCATATACTTAATGTACTTAGGTTTCCCTGTTTAGAAAAGTTTTTCGATAAGGATTACTCCTTAAAGCTACAACTTATTATAGTTATTTGCGCTGCAACCATGATAAGCTATGATTACACTCTTAGTTAAGTTATCTACAACTAAAATGTCGATAACATCTTTTTTAAGGATTTCTTCACCTAAAGAAGCATATCCTAATTTTGCGAAGTTTTCTTTTTTCATTCGTAATCTTTCTATCGTCACTGTACCTTCATATCTAAGGTAAACGTGTTCTTGTGGCATGATAGAACCAATTTCATATACGCCCTCAGTACCGTATTCACGTGTACCTGAAGCTGATTGAGCTCTGCCTACAATTTTACCCTTAATCATTAGATAGACGGTATTACCAGTGTGAATACTTTGTTTAGCTTCACTTGCCATCTATATTCACTCTCCTATTTTGTTTAACTTTTTCATAATAGGAGTACCTAATCTAGGTACTCCACTAGATTAGGCTTGTAATTGTTGTTCTTTATAAACCAATGATACAGTAATTTTTTTCAATGTTCTGATTGGGAATACTGTCATTGAGATACGTGCTTCTTTACCTTCAATAATAACTTGTACGTCTTCTGGTGTGAAATCTTGGATTTCATGGTCACGTTTTTTACGTTCAAGATAAGACTGAATAAAGTCTTTGATAATTGAAGGACTTGTTTCTGTTGTTCTAGTACCGATGAAGTTATCATCAAGTAAGATTTTAAGTTCAGAACTTAAGAAGTCGTTTTCTTCACCAATTGCCATTTCAGATTTAACAGGGTCTCTTGTATCATTGTATGTTGTAACGTCATCTACAATACGGAAACGAGTGTTTAATCTGTCACGAACGAATTCGATAGATACAACACCGTTTTCGTTTAATTGGTCTAAGTCTGAGGATTCATAAACTTGGTCTAATGAATTAATACGGAAGTTCTTGAATGTGATTGACTCACCAATATCTAGTCCACTTACTAAACCACCAATAGCTGCTGCTACCATATATGCAGGTACATGGTTTCTACGTCCATCTCCCATCATAAATGTACCAGAGTTAGCTATAAGCGTAACACGTGGATTTACTAGAGCTGAAGCACGACCAATTAATTGTTCTTTTGCTTCATTAAACCCTGCACCAACAATAGCTCTCATTGGTTCTCCTGCATCTGAACGTGAAGTTACAAAATGTGCAACCTCTGCGTGTACAGATTGTCTAGAACTTAGTGGTACAATGTAGTATCCACCTTCATGAGCAAATTTATCTAATTTTTCTGACCAAGTGCTTGGAGGTGTTCCATTTGTTCCGCCTTGTAAGTTAGATAATTCAAATGGTTCAATGTCTTGTACAGATACAGTACTTCCTGCTGATACTTCAGCACTACTTTCACCTGCTTCTACACTTACATCGCTTGGAGAATCTTGTTGTCCTTCTGTACGTTCAATTGATATTGCTTGGTCATATTTTGTTTGATTTAAAATATCACCGAAGATTGCTGTTACATAAACCCCATCTTCAACTTTAATATCTACATCTTTAGCTTCATCTAAATACTTAGTTTCTAAGTCTTTATTTCCGAATGGTGATAATGTAGCTTTAAAGCTTGGTAAGTTGTTTACGTCTTTAATGATGTCATTCGTATATTCATATACACCTTCACCTAGTGCATAGTTTCTTACTTCTGAACCATCTTCACTTAAGATTAGGTTTGTAGCTTCACCAGTTTCTTTATTATGTTTAACTGTATAAGTACCTTGACCTTCTCCTGTATATTCTAATTTGAAGATATTACCAATATTATCGTAAGTGTTACGAATACGGTCTTTATCAAAGATAACTTTCAAACGGTAAGAATCTGTGATAGTGTTTTCTTCTAAAGCAACTTGAATGTCATTAGAGTCTACACCATAGATTTTAGATTTAAAAGTTAATCCACCTTTAGTTAGTGTTGCAGGTTCTGCATCTTCAATACGCATTGCTAAAATAGTTCCTGCTGTAAATTGTGGGTTTGTAGTCCATGCTAAGTGAATAGCATCTACTAATTCTCCTGAACGGAAAATTTGTTCAGCTTGTGAATAATTTCGTAATTCATATACTGTGTTAGGTTCCCCACCTTCAGCTTGTCCAATTAAGCAAAGAATCTTCTCACTTGAACTTGCTGAACCACCAATACCTGACGTATCTACATTTATTTCTGTATGTGGACGGGTGATAGGGATTCTTGGAAATACACTTTCAGCCATATTATTTATGTCTCCTATCTATTATTTTAATTTTTTACCTAAATAACTTTCTAAGTAAGGTATAAAATCACGTTCTGAACGTTGATAATATTTACCTTCCATAAAAGCTTTAAATCCTTTAGCTTCTCCATCAGAGAATTTAAAGACTGTTTGTGCTGAGTTAATAAAAGTATCTATATCAGCATATCCTGTGAATTTAGGTTTTGTTTGTTTTGTTGTTGGTTTTTTACTAGCCATTGTTATAGTCATACCTTCCTTTAAATGTTAATTTGTTGATGTCTTGAGTGATTGTATAGTCCATATCTATAGATGTTTCATATGAAATGATTGTTGGTCTACCCCAAATATAAAAATCAGTATCTGTAATTATAGGGGATAAATCTCCGAACTCTAATCTTTGTAATTGTAAAGATTGTTGTTCTTGTAAGCTATCTCTCATTGATATTAAAATCATTTTTAAAATAGCATCTAAACACCTTGCTGTATCTACGTTATCAGATAATCCAACAATCGTTACTTGTTCACTAACAGTAAAACCTTTTACAAGACCTTTAGTATCACCTGTTTTTTCAACATATTTAACAATAGCCTGATAATTTTCTAAAGATTCATTTCCATCATATCTAAAAGAAATAACATTATCTTCCCACTTCAAATCATCAAACTCAGCAAAGGAAATATGTTCTACAACTAATACATCATGAATAGGTTTAGAAACTTTAAGTTTCAATCTATCCCCATCTCTATACACTGTACTATATTCAGATTGTGTATTACCACTTGCTTCTAAGTAATCAGCTTGTATATTAGAGAAGGATGTATTTGATTCCCTGCCTTGTCCTTGTTGAATGAGATAATGTGCTTTAGTACCATTTTTAAATTCAGGTGTTTTGAAACTTATAGTGACTTCATAAGGTGCATTTTCTCCACAAAAACCTTCTTTAAAGTTCTCTCTTGTGGATTCGTTGTAGTCCTTCAAAACCTCGTCTATAATATAACAATTTTTAAGCACTGTCTGTAATCTAGGCTCTATTTCTTCTAGTAAATATGAGTCAGTTGAAGTGATAGCCATAATAGTCTTTTCTCCTTTATAGGTTGTTCATCTTCCATCTCATTAATGATTCAATATCTCTTCTATCTCTTGAAGACATCCCTTCAGTATTTCCTCTGTTTATTATCCAAGAGTTTGGAGGTGATGTATCAGAAACTGTTCTGAAGAATACATAATGAGATTTGTTTTTAGGTTTATCTACTTTAGTTATATTTTTACTAGCTTGTTTTGGTGCTAAGCTAGGGACTGTTGTTTTCTGTCTAGTACCTTCTATATAATCTATTAAAGTATTTGTATACTTACCTTGTTTTTGAACCTTGTTTAATTTTGTATACATTCTACTACTCATTTGACTTGTTTTTACACGAATAGGTACTATTAAGTACCATCCCCCATCTTTCTTGTCTTTCTTCTTAGAAGACCTAGCAAAGTATGGTTTTAAGTCAATGATATTGTTTTCTTCCATTTTCTTTTCTATTTGAATTCTGTTATTAACTCTAGTTACCTTTACATCGTCCATATCCATTTGGATTTGTTGAGCTTGTAAATGTAATTCATTTGTAGCATCATTCTCTAAACCTTTAGCAATCTTCCTAGATGATTCACTAGGATTTGCTAAAAACTTAGGTATTTTATTCTTTGCCATTAGAAAACACCACCAAAGAATCCACCTTTATTTTCTTGACTTGTAGGTTTAGCCTTAGGGTCATCTATAACATCATCTATTTGTATATCCTCATTAATACCATCTTTAGGTTTATATGCTTCTGGTTTAACAAAAACGTCTTCTCTTTTTAAGAGTAACTTTTGTGGTAAATTTTCAAATTTAGTTTGAGGTTCATTGAATTGTGTATATTGATAACGACTTTCTTTAAGTATATCTGAAACAGTATATCTTAAAGTCATATATATTTTTAAAGATACATTTTGTCCTATAAATGATTTATCTAAATATAGTCTATTATCTTTTACTGTATAATCTTCTTCATACAAGACACGTTCATCTGTTGTTATATATATAATTTCTTTTGTATCATAGACTAATGATATTCCTTTTTTAACTCTATCTTCTGTTATTAAGAAAATCATATGTTGAGGCATTACTACATCTGGAACTGTAAATCTATCCCTGTAGGATACTCTATGTTCTAATTGTGTTGTTCCTATAGCAGTTCCTGTTTCCATAATACCTAAGTCGAATACACTCACACCTTTACCTTGTGATTGAATAGCCATTACTGTCTCTTTAGGTGGTAAATAGGCTATACCTGAACCATGGCATCTTGGACAATCTATTCTAGGTGCTCCTGTTTTTGTATTTAAACAAGGACAGAGGTATGCTTGTTCCCAAAGAACTTTTATACCTCTATGATACATAAACCTACGCATTTCTTTTGTGTCAAATTCTAATCTTGTTGTTGATGTTTGAGGTTCTTCTTTTTCTAAAGGAGAGTAGGAAGTATCATTGCTTATAGAAGGATTAACTTTATCTACTCTACTACTTGTTAATTTATAACTCTTTTCCAAATATATTCCTCCTTTAGATAGCTACCATGTTAGTACCAAAGTATGATTGTAGACCTTTTAATAGCTCATCAATATCATCATTTATTTGAAGGATTTGAGCACTAGCCCCACCATACATAGCTGTTTGAGTAGTACCAATTGTTTCACTAATACCATCAACATCTAGTGTTTTGTTTGCGATACCTGCACCAATAATCAAGTTACCCCATACTTGATATATCTCTTTAAGTGCATATTTAATTACTAATTGTTGCAAACTTGTAGGACATTCCCATGGTTTAGTTACACCTGCTCTTTTCTGTGGTAACATACCTGAAATATATTCTAAGTGTATCATTTGTGGAGCATAAGTATTACCTTGTGGTGGCATCATACCTGCTAGATAAGGATAACCACTTACCATACTAGAATAACTAGCTCCTTGCCCTACTTGCATTAAAGCTGTTGGGTATAGTTGTACTTGTCCATCTACATGGTGTACTTTCCACCAGTTAGCTGGGTATTTATATATTGGTCTACCATTGAAGTGTAATTGTAATCCTTCAACTTGTAAGATTGGTTTCTTATAAGCATGAACAAACATATAACTATTGAAATCTTGTTCATAGTAGTCTCTTTGCTCATCTTGGAAATCGGGTAGTATAGATATATCTAATGCTTTTTCTGCTTTATCTATAGCCACTTCAAATACATGATTGTAGAAGGCATCATCCATTTCTTTACCTGTTTCAGGGTTTTGTACCCTTATACCATACATGTAATGTTCTTTGATAGCTTCAGGTGTCCATCCATAATCAGCTAGAGTATATGATTCTACTTCTGATTTATCTATCTTCTTAGGATTACCTGCTGGGTGATAAGGATACTCATAATTATCTGTTGTTTCATACGGGTCTAGATGTCCGCCAAACATAGGGTTAGACATTCTTTATCACCTTTATTTCTCTTCAGTTTTTTTAGTTGTTTTACGTGCAGTTGTTTTTCTAGTAGTTCCTGTTGTCTTTTTAGTTGTTGAAGTTTTTCCCTCTTCTTTAGAATCTTCTTTATTCTCTGACTTAGATTGTGATTTATTAGTAGATTTTGACTCTTCTGCTTGTTCAAAATTAAATCCATTTAAAAGAATATCTTCATCTGCTTTCTTTAATCCTTTAACTAATCCAAATTCATCAACTGTAACTTCTCCTACTACAGTTTGAACTTTTTTATTAAATGAGCCTTTATATTTTAGCATATATTAGTATCCTTTCTTTTATTATAATAAAAAAAGCTAAGGTTATATGACCTTAGCTTATTGAGTTGTATTAAATTGTTATTTAAAGTGTTTATTAAATTAGTGTGCGTATGGGTTAACTGCTGTGTAACGAACGTTTTTAATACGAGCCCATTTTTTAGGTGCACGTAATGCTAAAGCACCATACCATAATACTGCAAATGTAATTGAAGCATTAATTTGAGCTAATGGTAATCTCATCATTGGAAGTAACTCGAATAAGTGAATTACTGTTGGAGTTAATTCACCAACGAATACATCTGCTGTTTCTGGTAAGTTTTCGTTACGGTCTAAGTACACAATGTTTCCTTCTTCGTTTTGTTGAGAAACTGCTACTCTATCGATTAGGTAGAATAAACCAGTGTTTTTACCTTGACGGTAAATAGAAACGAATTGAGGTTGAGATTGATACATAGATTGTAATTGAATAGTTAATTCAACTGCATCTGTAGCATTTGAAACTTGTGCTTGTACTTCTTCACTAGCATAAGATTTAGCTTCATCTGAGTTTACTACTACTTTGTAGTTAACTTCAGTTTCTTGTGGGTCGTCAAATTTACCTTTTTGGTCTGTTTGAACAGTAGCACTTACTTTAGCTGGTTGAGGTGCATTTGGTTTTGGTTGAACTGATTCGTCTAAAATTAAGTCATTTTCCATTACAGTAGAACCATGTAAAGCAATGTGTCCACGTACTGAGTTAAATCCTTGTACGTTGTAACCTGCTGTTAAGTTACCACTGTTGTCTGACATTAATTGACGTTGGTTAGAAAGCATATCGTTTACGAATTCTGCATGTACACCTAAAGGCATGAAAGCATCTGTAGGTTGTCCGAAACCTTTAGAAATGTGAACTGCTGCATCATTTAATAATAATTGGTCTAATGCTTTACCTTTTGCATCAATTACGTTTTCTTTAGAAATTAATTTAACTAAACCATCAAATTCAAGTCCGCCTTCGTTAGTTGGTTCACTTGATAATGAAGCATCACCATAGAATGAAGCCCACTCAATGTTTTTAGCAACTGTTACAATTGCATCTTCTGTCAAGATTTGAGCAGGGTCTTCAACGTTGTTTACTAACGTTGTAGCGATTGACATGTTACGAGTAGAACTTACGTATTTCATGTTAACGGTCTTTTGACGGATGTTAGGGTCTGATACAGGTGCTACGCCGATTTCACGAACGAAACCTGAGTGACCTACTTCACCATGGTTTAAGTAAACGTCATATTTCATAACTGTTGATTGAGCTGGACGTTTAGTAATTTGTCTGAAGAAAATCAAGTCTTCATTAGTATAAGTAAGCATTGTAATTTGGTCATCTAAAATTTCTCTACGTAAAGCTCCTGCATCAATTTGTGTATCAGGAGTAATTCCGTATCCTGTTTGGAATGATTTTGACAATTGTTCTTGCAAGTTTTCAGCGAATTCACGTTGACTTGGTTTTAACTTTTGTTCAAAACCGTTTTTATTTTCTTCGGTCATTTATTATTCACCTTTCATTTATATGTTTTTTAAAAGTTTAAATTTTATTTCACTTCGTACTATAATATAACATAAGTTTTACTGTTTACTCTAAACCTGCAAAACGTTTGATATTTTGTACTTGGTCTTCAGTTGCTACACCATTTTGCCAATTGATATAGTCTTGACGAGCAATTTCAATTTCGTTGTTACGTGGTGATTTTGAAGCACGTTCAGTAAATTGTTTCATGAAAGCACTTCTAAGTTTAGCATTTTCTTCATCTTTGTTATCTTGTGCTTGTTCTTCAGTAACTTGTTCTTGTGGAGCATCTTCTACAGAGCTATCTCCTTCTACTGATTTAGAAACAATACCTTCAGCTTTTTCACCTTTAGCAACTGTTTCAGCAGTAGCTGATTTTTGAACTACATCTTCTTCATTAGATTCTTCATTCATGTAGTCAGTTGATTTAGAAATTGGAGCTTCTTCTTTAGCTTCAATTTTTTCATTTAACTCTTGAATAGAATCTTGAATTTTTTCTAAGTCTGATTTAGTAACAAATTCTTTTCTGTCTTCATTTAATGATTCTAAGTTTTTAAGAATAGAATTAAATCCTTTTAATACTTGTTCATCAGAGATTGATTTTTTAGCTTCTTCTTTTTTGTTCTTACGTTTCTCGTTGTCTTTATCTTCTGTGTTAGTATCTGTATGGTCTACAGGGTCTTTAGATTCTTTTTTAGATTTCTCTTTATCTTCTGAATCTTCATCTTCTGAATCATCAGAGTCTTCATCATCTTTTTCGTTCTTACGTTTCTTGTTGTCTTTATCTTCAGTGTTAGTGTCTTTTTGGTCTACTGGGTCGTTAGATTCTTTTTTAGATTTCTCTACTTCTTCTGAATCTTCACCTTCAACATGTTGTTCTTCTAAGTTCTTTTGGTCTTCTTTATTTTTCTCATCTTGCTCTTCAGTACCTTCTACTTTAGTAGGTTCTTTAGGTTCTTCTTGTGCATCAGCAGGTACTTGTTCATCTTCACCTTGTGCTTTGGTTACGTCTTCCGACTTAGTAACCTCTTCTTTATTTAGATTTTCGTACTTATCTAAAATATTATCAAATTCTGTACTAGCCATTATTTTTCTCCTTCCGAATCTAATTCGTTTCGTCTTATATCTAAAACTGCTTTTTCAGCATCTTTTCTTGATAATCCTTTTGCTAACTGTAATGTAACAATAGATTCCTCATAACCTAGTTTATTATTTTTAGACATGTAATTAACTACATCTTTCCATAATTTATCTAAGTCTTTAGGATTTTGAAGGCTTGTAGAATATGTTAGGTTAGAAATACTACTTGAAATTTGTTCTCTTCTTAATGCTCCTGCATCTTGTTGTGTTTCTGGTGTTGTACCATAACCTGTAACAAATGATTTAACAAATTTCTCCCATGTAGCTTCAGGATTTGCAGGATGTGCAGTTAAAGCTACACCACTAATCATAACAGAATCTATAATTCTATTATCATTAACATTTCTACTCTTCACTGCTCCTTCTATAGAGAATCCTAATCTACGTCCTGAGCCTGTCTTTTGTAATTTCTCTGCTAAATCTAACATCTTAATAACTTTATCATTATCCTTAAACAATTTAGCTTCAATGTATAATCCTTTATTCATATCTACATAACAATTTTCTGAAGGAATACCTACGATTTGGTCAGGTTGATGTTCATAGTTAACATATCCATGCTTTTTGAAGTATTCTATATCTATCCCTTTAGGGTTTACAATATCATTTTGTAAATCTAAGTTAGGTGTTGAAGCCCAACCAGATACTGTAGAGAATTCTCTAGTGTCATTTTCTACCTCTGTAGACTTCTCTAAATCTAAAGGAACAAAAGTATTAAATTTTGTCTCTTCCAAAAGGTTTTACACCTCTCTTATGCTATATTTTTCAAATACATATGTGTACTCTCTACATAATATAACATTATTAACTTTCTTGTTGATTTTATTATGTATATTTATCTTATACATTTGCTATACATTTATTATAGCATATAATCCTTTTTTTACAAAATAAAAAAAAGACTACTTTAATAGTAGTCAATTTATTCTAAATTAATATCTTTTTCATTTTGTTTACTCATATGTTTTTCATAATCATTAATATATGTTATTTGGTATCCTGTGTAATTTTTAATACATGTTGTTTTATACTCACTTTCTACGTATACATTTTTACCTTCTTCTAACTGATTAAATACAGTATTAAGTTGTTCATTTGTATAATGTTCATTATTTAAATTAACTACACATGCTTGTATATATATTTCTATATACTTTATAGGGTTAGGTTCTTCTTTACCCAAAAGTTTGTCAATCCTTTCTAAGATACTTTTATTAAACTTTTCTCGTTCTTTCATTATCTTTTGTACCTCACTAGGTATTAATACAGTATTTGCATATTGCATATGCCATAAATATCCATTATCTAATAAATAATAGACAAGATTGTAAATTTCTCGTTTGTTGTAGTCACTCACATAGCAATACTCCTTTCACGTATTATATTTCTAATATAATAAAGAAAAAAGACTAGGATATTATCCTAGTCTTAGATATTAATAATAGTTATGAGCATCATGGTAAGAAAGGGCTGCACTTGTTGAACCATAACGGTCAATCATATATTGTTTAGCTCCTTTAGTTTGTTCAGCTACTGAACCATTAGCCCAATTTTTGCCAAGACCTTGGAAAAGTCCAGTCGCACCAGATGAAGCATTAACAGCATTTGGATTTAATGTAGATTCTCTTTTAGCAATTTCTACCATTGCTTGGTCTCCACCTGCTGCTAAGATTTGAGCTTCAATTGAACCGTTACTTGCAGTTGATTTAGATGAAGTTTCTTGTTTAACTTCTTGCTTAGGTGCTTCTACCTTTTTAGGTGCTTCTACCTTTTTAGGTTGTTCATTTGAACTTGTTGCTTTATTAGTATTGATTTCATTTTGAGTATCAAATTGTGATTGTTGTTGGTCTACTTTTTGTTTAGGTGCATTATAAGCTTGTTCTTGTGCTGCTAATTGTGAACTTGTATTATTTACCTGTGTTCCTACATGATACTCATAACCAAAGTAACCATTATAACTGTAGAAATGATAAGTAAATTCCCCATCGCTGAATGAGAAATCATAGTTTCCTTCTTGGATAGGTTCGTTGTTAATTTCTGGTGCATTTGTTTTAGCTTGTTCTGCTAATTTATTATAATCAATTTCGTCTGCACTAGCTTCGTTTGAAGCAAAACCTCCAAAAGTAATAGCTGTACCTAATGCTAATGTTGCAAAAATTGTTTTCTTCATAATTCTTAAAACTCCTTAATTAATTTTTTTTATTACATAAGTAATCATAACATACTTATGATTTTCTCACAAGCTATAATATACCACTAAATAGTGTAATAATATTAAGGTTTAGTTACAAAAGTTACAGTATGTAATTATTCAGAATATTATAACAGACAAATAAAAAAAAGAGACCTGTAAATAGGTCTCTCTTAATTTCTATTATTTAATTGAACCCCAAAGCTTTCCTAAGCCTTGATTTGGAGGAGCTACGCCATTCCATGTACGTATAGGAAGATAATATCTTTTCCCTTTCCAAGTATAACCTACCCACACTAAAAAATCTTGCAACATAACTTCATCATAATCACAGTAACCTCCTGGTTGGAAGTTATAAGCTACTGGACAACTTCTAAATGGACCAGTTGTTCTAACTACAATAGGTTGATTACCATTAGTAAATCTAGCTTTCTCACTCATATACCACGTACCATAACTATTACGTTTCCATTTTCCTGCTACAGTTGATTTAGTATTACTTGCAGAACCTGTTTTATTAGATACAGTAGCTGTTGGTACTTTACCTGCTTGATAAGCTCTGATTTGCTTGATGAAATAATCTTTAAGTTTAAGTTGTATTGCTTTTGAAGGTACGCCTTGTGTCACAGGGTCGAAACCAGTGTGTAGTTTCATACTTCTGTGAGGGCAGCTAGTCTGTGAAAATTCCATATGGAGTCTCACTGTATTACGGTTGGCTTTTAACCCCCACTTATTTAATAAACGTGCAGTTTCTTGAAATGCTGCTTGTTCATTTGCTAGGAATACTTTATCACTTGCACCAATAGATTGACATATCTCTATACCATAATAATTTTTATTACCATTTTGGTTAGCTGTATGCCATGCTATACGACTTTCTGGTAGTGCTTGATATACTGTATTACCACTGATATATGAATGAGCTACACCTGCTTCTAATCGAGATAAAGGTGCATTTACTAATCCATTATGATACGCTTCTGCTGTTGCACCTACACTACCCGCATCATTGTGTAGAACAATGCCTTTAGGTGTATATCCACGATTAGGTAAACGATAACCTTTTACTTCATCACGAATATAAGTTAGTTTTTTAGCTTTTTTCTTAGCTGTTGATTTTTTAGTTGTTGTTTTTTTAGTTGTTGTTTTTTTAGTTGTTGTTTTTTTACTTGGAGTTTTCGTTTTTGCCTCTTCTTTGTAATATGGTCTAATGAACCATTGAGGAAAATCGTATGTGTGTGTTACTCTTGTTGCTGCTTCCCAACCTGTTCCTCCTTTAGCTGAACCGCTTGTCCAACCTCCGCCTTGCCAATTCTGGTCAAGACTTACAAACTTCATTAAGTTTCCGTCAGCATTTCCATTTAAAACTATAGATACGTGACCATACCCGCCACCGTAGGATGAGTTAAAAATTGCCAAGTCACCTGGTTTAGCTTTAAATGAAGATGTATTATTATATACCTTAGCTATACCTTTAAAATTATTTGAGTTAGGTATGTCTTTTGCTCCTACACCTTTAAGACTTAAACCAAATAATTTATTCCAATATTCGTTAGCTAGGTCAAAACACTGGTACCCGTACCCGATATGTTTACTAAGAACCCTTTCCATTTATATATTTCTATATAAACTTGTATAAATTCATAGTGATTATTAATTAATCCTTATAGGTTTCCTATAAGACCAGACTATATCATTATATAGGTTAAATAAATTTAAAAGTATACTTTTTTCCCTCTATGTTTTTACAGAATTCCCTTTTTCCTTCTGCTACTTCTTTAATATGACTTAGTGTAGCTATATTTAAAGACCTTTTTACCTCAGCCATAGATTTATATTCTTTATTTGTCTCAAAACAATAAAATTTAAGTGTTCCTCTACCATCTTTATAATACTTATCATATATATTATACCTTTTTGCTAAAGTTATTACATAACCTAGGTCTACATTATATTTTTTAGATATTTGAAAAGCATTTATACCTTTTTTGTAATCTTCTAGTATTTTCAATATATTCATATCTTTACCTTCTATTATAAGTTCTAGTATACTTTCTTTTCTTTTTCATCTATCGAAGGTAAAATACTCTCTTTTATTGAATCCTCTATATATTTAAAATAACTTTTAGAACAATCGAGTTCAACTAATTTTATATTATTTTCTTCACAATACTGTCTTTTTTCTTCATCAGATTGTTTAGTATTTTTATAAGAATCTACCCAATTAGAACTAATATTATTTGTATAATGTTGTTCACCATGTGTTTCGATTGCTATGTTTAGTTTTGGTAAATAAAAATCTATAAATCTATTTTTATTGTGAAGTTTATATTGATGTTCAAATTCTATATCTTTAGTCTTTAAATAAGAATATATAAATCTTTCAGGGTAGCTCATGTAGTCTTTACAGTAAGGACAAGAAAAACCATTATTATATAAGTTATGTGCCCGAACCTTCTTTTCATATTTACAAATAGGACATACACAATCTATATACCTATCACTACCTCTACTGTAGTATTTTGCATCATTTTTATTTTTAAAATATTTTAATAAATGTGTTTCATTATAGAGGGAATTTTCTTTTTTTTACTCTTATGTTTTCACCTTTAAATTTCATTTTACATTTCTCCTATATACTCATCACTGTCCGTCAATTGACGATACTTAGTCGTTGAACCTTATTCTTCTTTCACTATATCATGAGAATAAATTAATGTCAATAGTTAATCCAAAGAATCTTGGCTGCTGATTGCCTAATCCTTAGTATTTTTGAACTATCACGCTTACCGTTACCAGTTACGTTGTAGTTACTAAGGCTCTAAAGGGTTCCCAGCAATTCAATGAGTTTTACATGGACTCGTAAGTTAATCCATCAAAATCTATTTTCTTACCTTCTAAACTTTTGACAAATGCTACTGCTTCTTTTTCTGTGAGTTTTGCAACCATCTTATTTATCATCCCTTTCTAAATTGTCAGGGTCAATTGTAGTATCTAATGGTGTATCATCATGAAGTTTACTTCCACCTAAAGGTGTACTATCGTCATCTTCATACTCAGAAACATCATATTCTACCTCGTCTGAATCATCTGTAAAAGGTTCAGAAGTATCGAATTCTTCTGGTTCTTTTTCTTTACGCTCTGGAGCTACATCTGCAAGTGAACTATCATTTTGCCATTGAACAAATTCGTTAGGGTCTTTATCATTTCTAGGTTTTGTGTAATCAGTTCTTACAATCTCACTATCTTTTGCACCCTTACTGTTAGGGTCTACTGAAACACCTAACAATCCAAGGATTAAGAAAATAAACTCAATAATTTTACTTGAGTTAGCTGTGATATCGTCTACTTGAGCTGATAAGTCTACACCTATTAATCCACCGAATGATACAGCAGCACTACCTAAAATACCTACAACACCTGTCCAAAAATAAGGACTACGTACACGTGTAGATAAGTTTTGACCTAAAAATACTTTAGGCTTTTTCTGTTTAGTATCTTTTGACACTATCTATCACTCCTATAATATTATATAAAAAAATCCATTAAAGACTTTTAATCTTCAATGGATAATATAGCAATTTTATTCTACTATTGTATTTAATTTTTTAATAATATCGGAAGTCTCTTTTGTATCAAAATCTGATAGACTAACTCCATCAAGGATTTCTAACTTATCTAATAAGTCTTGTTTGTCTTTAATTTTATCTTCCATTAAACCTTTTACAATTAAACTATTTACATAGTTAGTTTGTTTATAACTAGCCATTTAAAATAACTTCCTCATTCACTTTTATTTCTTTTAATTTACAATCAATATTAATTACATATTTATATTGACTAATATATTTCTGTGCTAATTCTTTAGTGCTAAAGTAATATTCTTCTTTTGATATAGAAACATTTCCTTCTTCTTTCGAGTTATCTACTTGAATATCAGAAACTTTTTTATACTTAGTTACTTTAAATATACTAAACTTAGGTAATTTTTTATCCATATTAAATCCCCTCTCATCAGATAAGTTATATGTAATTTCCTATACATTCGTATAGTTTTCTCCTTTTAATATATGTAAAAGAGAATTGATAAAGCTTGAAACAGGGGCAATTCAAGACTCGGTATCTCAAGCCATCACTTTATATTCTATGACACTTCTTCTGAATATAAAGCTGTCCGATAGCTTGTATGTAAGAGAGTTATTGTTAGCCAAGGGGAACTCTCAAAACCCTCAATCACTTTTCACGAACGGAAAGACTTAATGAAAAGTCTAAATTTCAAATATACCCTTACCTTTAGTTATTGTTTTATACTGGAAAACAGGGTAAGGACTAAAAAACAGTCATATGTTAAAATGTTTATGTATGGTATGGAGCCCACTATTCATCCATACTAATTATTTAAAGTGGGTTTATAGGTATATTACTTCGATTTGTCTGTAGAATGAATCTATACAAAAAACAAAGGGAAAGGAGGATTTATATGATTTAAATTTTGATAACTACAATATCTTTTCATATACCTAGGACTTAATATAACAATAAAAAATGTAAGGAATAAAACGAAGGAATTATTGTTATTAGATTACTAATGTAATCAAAGCACCTGTTATAACTCATCTCACCGAGAACCTGATTATAAGACCTATTATTAAGTGAATCACTACGCTTGACTCTATTAAGGAGCTACCTTAAGTCCATCTAACGCAATCCAAAAGGATAATGTGATACTAACATAATAGTTAGTAACGTTCACATGGTTGAAGAAATAATTTATTTGGTTTCACTTTTATATTTACCAAATATAGTTTTTGAAATGTAGATTTATGCTACTTGTACTGATAACCTCTATTATCAAACACATTTCTGTGCTCCAACTACAATAAGTCGTTATAGCGTATCTTCATAGGATTCCGCTAAGACCCTAAGAAGAAGTTAAACTCTAGCTGTTATCATACTCTACAGTCCTTATAATCAAGTACCAAGTATACCAATCGTATTAAACAATACTCATGACGACCTACCCTACCGATTGACTAATCCGATAGGTTTTAGTTCGTTTGATTATCTTGTACCTTATGGGTACCAATCCATTATTCAGTCATTATAACAAGTGCTTTCAATACACTAATATTTATGTATGAACAGAGAGAACTTAATCCCTCTGAACATATAGGGTGGGTATGTGGTTTAAGTAGTGTATCTCAACTACTTAAGTACATTATAACACATAAGTCCATTTCTACAAAATCAAATTGACTTCTTCTTTAAACATTGTTGATAAATCTTATTTAAGTGTCCAGGAAGAGCGTACATTGTAATTAACCTATCTGTATTAAAGTCAAATATATAAATGTTAGATTTATATACTCTGAAGTAACCACTCTTATGAATAAACCATAATCTGTCTAAGTATTTCTTAAGTTTTCCTTTACAGTCTCCATGACTTAACCCTTCATCTAACACTTTATCTATTTCATCTTCTAAATTACTTTTTTTAACACCTTGTCTTTTACGTATTCTTTTCTGTCCATGTTTTGTATAGTTACTCATAATACACCATCTCCTTAGTTAAATTGTGCTTGCCATTGTTCCCAAAAATCATATGACTTATCTTTATTTGTTTCTACAAATCCTGTTGTTGATTGGCATGTAGGACAATACATATGTTTAATGTGTCCTTCACTTCTTTTCTTAGCTCTTTTTCTAGGAATACTTAAATCAGTTCCGCATTCTTGACATTCTAATTTACTATAAACCATTACTTGTTTTTTCATATTATCATTTCCTTTTCTTTAATTTATTTTATATATCTAATTATAATATATTGATTAATGTTTGTCAATAACTTTTTTTAATTAATACCTTGAATAATTAGTATAGTTTAACTATATCTTATAAATCATAATATGTCAACACTTATTTAAAAAATATAATAAGTTATTTTATCTAGTATATCTTAATATTTATGTATGTATATGTATATAATTAAGTTGTAAAGATTCGCTCTAATTCTTCACTACAATTACTTACTTAAATTAATATATGTTTATTAAGTTTATTTTTATATTGTATATTTATTTAGTTTTCTGTATATATTATTTAGTTACTTTCTATGTACTCTCTAATTTATTATATATCTTATTCTCTTTTTTAAGTCTATATATTTATTATTTAATTTATTTAGTTATTAGATAAGTCTACAGTAAATAATAAGTTATTAATTATTTAGGTTATTTGTTTTGTGTTTTATTGGTTTAGGTTTGCGTAGCATTACGGGTAGACTTATCCCCTAGGTACAACAGAATTGTAACTAGAAAGATATAATCATAGTGTATAAAATATGTATAGATTACGGTCTAGTGCTAACCTTGTTTTACGTTAATTCTTGTCCTAACAACCTATACTGCTTCGTTTAGCCTTTAGTTATAATGTTTAAAGAGGGGATAGCTACCGCCCCTCGTGAAGTCTGTATATGGGAACAAGGCTCCCCTGTGCAAAGCACAACAAGAAACCTCCCTGACCTTTTTAGTACATTGGTAGTCATCACCAAATCTGGAAATATATGCACCATTGTACTATTTATTTACATATATACCCATCGAATTTTCATGGTGATGCTCGAAGCTCCGATTTAACTTCATCATTGTCGCTATCCCTACACATCTCACCGTTATGTGTACTCATCAGCTCTTTATTTAATTGTTATGTATTTCTAACTAAATATAGTATATCATACTTTTACTAATTTGTAAAATAAAATTAACTATATTTTTTCTAGATATTCACACTATAACATACTTTTTTATCTCTATCAAGTAAAAAAATATATAAAAAATAAAAAATAACCTTGACATTAAAAATGATTAATAGTATAATTTACTTAGAGGTGATATAAATGAAAAAAATTAATTTTTTATATAAAGAGAATGAAATTGTAAACGAAAGTTTAAAAATAGTAAAACAAACAACAAAGTATTATGGAAAATATAAAACTAAAGCTTATGAAGTTCAATCTTTAACTTACCCTAAGGCACCTACATATATAATTGCAGAAACATCTTTAAGGAAAGGTGTAAGGGATTCGTACGTTTATGGAAACAGGGTTTGTGAGTATAATTCTTTATGGTCGATAAAAAGATTGAGAAAATATATTGTGGATAAGGATAAAGCAAAAACTGTACTACCGAGAAGTCACAAAAAAATAAAAGTCAAATGTCTTGAGTGTTCTAATGAAAAATATATAAGAATATCTACATTAACAGATAGAGGGGTAGGTTGTCATTTTTGTTCAACTAATATATCCTATCCTGAAATATTTATGATAGCTTATCTACAAGTGAAAGGGATTGAATTTGAATACCAAAAAACATTTAAAGATTTGACAAATAGAAAATTTGATTTTTATATAAAGAATTTAGGTGTTATAGAAACACATGGAGAACAACATTATAAAAATAATAAAACTTCAACAAAAGAATGGGAAAATGCTTTTAAAAAAGCAAAAATTTCAGATGAAGAAAAAGAAGAATTTTGTAAAAGTAATAATATTCCTTATATTGTAATAAATTGTGAGAAAAGTGAATTCGATTATATAAAGAAAGAAATATCTAAATGTCATTATTTAGAAAATATAACAAAAAAAGAAGAAGAAGTAATGTTAAAAACAATAGAAGATAATAAAAAATATCCTGTTAAAGAGATAATAAAACTATACGAAGAACTAGGAAGCTGTAAAAAAGTAGGTGAAAGATTTAACTTAAGTTCTGATATAATAAGAAATGTGTTAAAAAGGAATAATATTATTATTAGTAAAGAAATAAAAAAAGAATACCCTGTTAAAGAAATAATAAAACTATATGAAAAACTGGGAAGTTGTAAAAAAGTAGGCGAAAGACTTAATTTGAATGAAAATACTATAAGAAATGTATTAAAAAGAAACAAAGTAAAAATAAAAAAGTATAATAATAGTAAAGTTAGGTGTATAACAACAAACAAGGAATTTAATTCTATTAAAGAAGCTTCAGAATATTATAAAATAAATCATGCTACAAGTATATCTTCGTGTTGTAGAAAAAAAAGAAAAACAGCAGGAAAACATCCTGAAAGTTTAGAACCTTTAGAATGGGAATATGTAAATGAATAAGTAAAAAAATATATAAAAAATAAGGGTAAACTTAATTACCCTTACTTACTTACTTAACATATTACAAGATAATACGGAATGATTCAATATTAAAAGGACTTAGAAATACTTTATCTTCTTGGTTAAAACTTTCAGTGCTGTATGCTTCTACAGCATTACCCTTACCTGACATTAGTTTTTGCATATCTCCTACATTACTTCTCTCTGTACTTTGTTCCATTTTTTTATAATATATCTTTCCGCTAATCATAGTTATCTCTATCATTTCATTTTCTCCTTATCAATTATAATTTATTAAACACGAAAGAAATTATTCCACCTATAATTAAAAGTAAAACTTTTTCGATAGTGTCTTTCTTTTTATCTTCTTTGGTTGATGTTGAGGTTTTCATTTCTTTAATCAATTCATCTAACCTATCAATTTGAATATATATCTGTGCTTGCTTTTCTTGTTTAATAGCAATATCTTTATCCAAATCTTTTACAGCATCACTCAATAAATTAACCCTATTTTCCAACTCCTTAAAAGTAGCACTATCTATATAACCTTTATCTTGTATATTTTCTTTCAGTGTTTCTACTTTTTGTGACAAGTCTTCATAATTTTCCACTATATAACACCTCTAATTCTTTCCAAGGTGTTTTGATTCTACGTCATAATTTTCTATAAATTTATTTATGACATCATTGTAATCATCACTAATTATTTTTCCATAGGAATTAGTAACATCTATTTCAAAAGTTAATTTACCATAATCTTTTAAATCTATTTCTTGTATTACTCTCTCAGGGTCTTGAGAAGGTAAAAAATAAAAATCGAAGTTGATAAGTGTACCATTAGACATAAGACGGTTTATTCTGTATATGTGATACACATTACGATTTCTGAGAAAGTGCCTAATAGCATCTTTAAATTCTACTTTCAACACATCTCTGTATTTAGTCATTAGTTCTAACCCCCTATTAATTGAATTTGTATTACCTCGTAAAGTATGTTATAATAGTAATAGTAAGAGATATAAGTAAGATTGTTAGGATAGATAGTAAAGCTATAGTATTATTTTGCAAAGTTAATATTATAGTGGACACATAGAACAGAAATATTATTATAATAATTAGCCCATATTTTAAAATATTATCTGTTCTTTTGAAATATATAGAAGATGATAAATTCCTTGTAACAATGATAAGGCAATAAAGATAAAAGAGAATGATAACTATAGAGATAGAGGTTGTTAATATCATTCATAACACACCATTCTTAGTCTAGTATAAATACCTAGTAATAATATAACATAGTAGTTAATTACAGTAACGATATAATAGTGCACAACTAAATTGTATGTGTTATTTCTATTGTGTTATTATATTAGTAATAGTATCACTAAAAGTTTTTACGTGTGACACACATAAATTAAAATGAATTTAGGTGAAAAAGAAATATGAAAGTGAATGAATTCTTTCTTAAACTAATATTAGGAATGGTAGTGTTATTATGCTTTTTATCCTTTGCTGACATTATGGCTCTTACTTTCAGTATCCGACCATTATCTGTATTAGTTTACGTGAGCGTAGGTGTGTTTGCTTACTATACAGGTAATAAGATACACGAAAAAGTTATACAGAGAAGAGAAGACCCTCTACCAGAATATATACTAAGAAAAACAAGAGAAACATCTGAAGAAGTAGAAGTCATGAAAGAATTAATAGAAGAATATGGTATATCAAAAGAGGAGATTCGAATGCGAGCTAAAGTTCGTGAGGAGAGTGGAAGAAAACTTGAAAGAAAAGATAAAACTGACGAGGAACAAGTTAAAGAGAAGAGCATCTAAAGTTACACACATAAAAAGAGGCGATAAAAGAATATCGAGTTCTTCAAGGGTATGCTCTATTTGTGGGAGAAGCTTATCAACATATGATAAACTAACAGGTAAAGCCTTTGCTTCACATGACCACCTACACTTAGTTTTCAGTGAAGTATTACAACTAGATATATGTCACAAACTAAGTGATTGTTATAAATACAAGAAAGAGGAGTGATTTACTTTTGAAGTCAAGAGTAGATACGATGAGAAACCAACTCAAGCAAAAAAAGCGAGAGAATGAAGATGCTAATGAAGCTATATCCAATGGTTTTTTAAGTGTCATACAAAAACTTATGATTAAACTAGAAGATAAAGTCGAGCGTGGAGAAATCAATGTAAACGACACAAACGACATCTATAAATTATTAGTCATGTACGGACAAATTAGTGAAATGAATGGTAACTCTTCAGGTGGTATGGGTACGCTACCTGCATTAGGAGAAAAAGAACGTGCTGTACTAAGTAACTTCGTTGAAACTACAGGTGAAGTAGATGAAGACGGAAATGAATATGTGGACTTAGATAAGTTATCTGAAATGACTGCCGATGAGGTAGCAGAAATGGTTACAGAAAAAGAGAAGCTTATGAATAAACAAAATGCGGAGACATTTTAATTATGAAAATGGATGGAAAACAATTAAAAGACTTACTCATATCCACATATGGAACTACAAATGTTACCCAAGAACAATTAGATTATGTATTAACAATGTCTAGTACTACTGCTTATATGTTGAAACACAATTTAATACGTGGTCATAATATTACTTTTTCTATACCAAATAGAGATAAAAGTAAAGCTCAAGCTCATAGACCATAAATTTGCTGTGGTCTTTAAACTCTTCTTAAAATTGGAAACTCCTAACGTAAAGACGAGGACAATCAATTGCTAAATTGACTTAATAAGTCATAAATGCCTAGAGACTAAAATTACTGGTAAGCTCATAAATGGTTGAGTGTAGAACAGTATAAGAAAGCTCTTTTTAAGAGAAGTAACAGAAGAGGGTTACTTACCTAAGAAAGTAACTATGAGATAGTCCAAACCCTTTAAATACTAGGAAACTAGGGGTATAAAACGGGCAGATTGCCATAATAAATGATAAACACCCTAACATAGCAGTACTTAAATCGAGACAACTTGGATAAAAATTTGTTCAAGTAAAACCTTGTTAAACAGGGAAACTCCTAACAAGTAAAGTTGAGGACAATCCTGTGCTAAATTCAGTTACTAACTGATAAATGCCGAACGACTAAAATTACTGGTAAGCTCATAAATGGTTGAGTGTAGAACAGTATAAAAGATTAATTTCGTAAAGCAAGGGGTTGTATAAACCGTAATTAAAATTATCTTTATACAATCAAGATATAGTCTAGTCCGTATATAAATATCACGAAAGTGACGGTATAAACGTAAGTGAAGTTGGATACAATAAGATGTTGCATTTTGCAGATACGCATAGTAAAGATTCGGTCAAGTGTATGTTCACCTTCAAGTAATTAGGGGAGGCTTTATACAGTAATGTATATCGAATAACTCTACTAAAATTGGAAACTCCTAACATGTAATGATGAGGACAATCAATTGCTAAATTCAGTTTAAACTGATAAATGCCTAACGACTAATCTTCTAGGTAAATATTCAAAAGGGAATATTGAGAACTAGATAAAAGGATATTTAATCCGTAACGTAGAGAGTCCTTAACCAAAAATAAGGATTATGATATAGTCTACTCCGACTTTTAATTAAGTGTTAAAATACTAGGAAACTAGCGGTATACCCTAGACCCGACCAGTGACCAAATGCAGAAATTCGTACAAAGTAGGATAAATCCTACATTGCAACAACCTTATTTTGCAAGCATCATTAACCAAGATAATGACTCATTAAAATATAAACAAATAAGAAATTCAAGTATGTTCTTTAGAACAAGTTCTACACCTAAAGCTTTAGAGGGTGTTGATATTGATTACCTTTCCCTAATGTCTGGGGCTTTATACAGTAATGTATATCGAACAACCTTACTAAAATTGGAAACTCTAAACAGGTAAAGCTGTAGACAATCAATTGCTAAATTGACTTAATAAGTCATAAATGCCTAACGACTAAGTTTACTAATAGTTATCTAAATGGAGATAATGAGAATAGTATAAGAAAACCTTTAATAGGAAGTAACGTAAGGAATCCTTAACCAAAACTAAGGATTATAAGATAGTCTAATCCCTTTAAATACTAGGAAACTAGGGGTAAAAAACTTTAGAGACGAGTATGATAGAGTACCTTCATCATCAGAATCATCAGCAATGGAATCAATGTCAAGTTCACCTTTCAAGGTTATAAGACGGTGGTCAACACCAACCACACCAAATATGGGAATTCATAAACTCTATATGCAATCTGACCAATGGTATTATGGTCATAGATGTACACATTGTGATTACTTAAATGAAATGAGTTATGAAGACTATGACCCAGATAACTTAGAGAAGAGTGGAAATATCCTATTAGTCAATCCTGAAGGTGTTGACGAAATGGCTAAAACAGTGCAAGAAGGAAGTTACCAATTTGTTTGTCAAAAATGTGGTAAACTTCTAGATAGATGGTATAACGGAGAATGGCATAGTAAGTTTAGTGAAAGAACTAAAGGTGGAAAAGGAACAAGAGGTTATTTTATTTCGCAGCTTAATGCTGTGTGGATAAGTGCTTCAGAACTCAAAGAAAAAGAAATGAACACTGAATCAACGCAATTATTTTATAACTATACATTGGGTTAGAGGAATAGCCCCTTTATACAGTAATGTATATCGAATAACTCTACTAAAATTGGGAACCCCTAACAGATAATGCTGAGGGCAATCAATTGCTAAATATTTATTTTAACTATTGACATTACCTAAATAATGATATATAATTAAGATAGATTAAATGCCTAACGACTAAGTTTATAGGTAACTTACTAAATGAAGTAAGGTAGAACTATAAGAGAAGGTTAACGACCTGTAAAGTAGAGATTCCTTAGTCAAAATTAAGGAATATGATATAGTCTAGTCCGTATATAAATATCACGAAAGTGACGGTAGTAACGTTTCCATACGAAGACCAGAAAATGAAAGTATTACAAGAAGATATTTACAACAATCAATCTCCTATTGCTAAGAAACAAATGTTTGATAGGGGAGATTATAAATTTATCGCAGCATCAGTGGATTGGGGTAATACTCACTGGTGTACTGTACATGGAATGACTGAAGATGGTAAGATAGACCTCATTAGATTATTTAATGTTAAACGAAATAAAAACCCTAACATGGTTGAATCGGATATAGAAAAAATACGTGTAGAATTTTCTAAATATAACCCAGATATTATTGTAGCAGATACAGGAGACTCAGGAAACAACTTACTAAGACTCCAACAATACTTCGGTGAAGATATTGTGTTTGGTTGTACTTACAAATCATCTCCTAAATCTACTGGACAAATTAAACCTGTGTTTAACGAGAATTCAAATATTGTTACTGTAGATAAATTGATGCAGAACAAAATTTATATCCAAGATTTAAAAACAGGTAGAATAAGAATTTACCAAGAAAATGATAATGATAAAGCTATACTTCTTAAACATTGGCAAAATGTGGTCATCAGAGATGAAGAAGATAGCAAGACAGAAGAAATGTATCAAGTAATCAAGAGAAAAGGTGACGATTTTTTAACACAATGGTCGTCAATAAACAGTGTTAAACGGGCGTAGTAAAATAATGTATAGATAAACAATATACTGGTAAGAAACCCTAAACCTGACTATACACAGACAGTGGGAACCTACCGTGCTAAATTTTTAATTTAATTATTGACATTATATTTTTTTAATGTTATTATTAAATTAGGATAAAAGCCTAACGACTAAATTTCTAGGTAGGTGTCTAAATGGAGACACTGAGAACTAGATAAAAGACTAAAACAATACAACCCAAAACAGGAGGTGAACAATAACAAATGACAGCTTTTAATACGGAATGGTTTTTAAATAGAATAAAAGAGGTAAGACCTAACGATTATCATGAATATGAGTTTTTAACTCCATACACTAAGTCAAGGGAGCCTATGAAAGCTAAACATATACCTTGTGGAAATATTGTAGATATGATACCTAACTCTTTTATAAGTAGAAACTCATCGTGCCCTATATGCAGTAGAAAATCTTCAACTGAAAAACAAAGAAAGACTCAAAAAGATTTTGAAGCATGGCTTCCTGAAGGTGTTATAAATATGGAAAAATATAAAGGTATGAATAAAGAAATAACATTTCATTGTTTCTTTTGTGATAGCACCTATAAAGTAAAACCAAGTAACTTAAGGGGTAGCGGTGGAGAAGGTACTAGATGTTCTAGATGTTCCAATAGATATAATAGAACTATAAAAGAGGTTGAAGATGAAATAAGAATAGAAACTAATGGTAAATACTCTCTAGTATCTAAAAAGTATAAAAATGCTAACACTCCTATAGAAGTAAAACACCACGAATGTGGTAAAACTTATATGGTTTCTATGCACAACTTTAGAAAAGGTAGAAGATGCCCTCATTGTAATTTGTCTATAGGTGAACAACTTGTAATAAATATATTACAAAAGAACGAAATACCTTATGAAGGTCAGAAAACATTTAAAGACTTAAGAAAAATAAATAACCTATCTTATGATTTCTATTTACCTGAATATAATGTTCTTATTGAGTATCAAGGAGAACAACACTTTAAACCCATTAAACATTTCGGAGGTCAAAAATCTTTTGAAGTACAAAAGGAAATAGATAATATAAAAAGGAATTATGCTTATGATAATGGATATAATCTTATAGAAATTCCATACACTTTAAGAGACCAAGAAGATATTTCCAAATTTTTATTTAAGGAATTAAAAGAAGTGTTTTAGTCGTAACACACTGAATTACTAACCAAAAATAGTAATTATGATATAGTCTAAACCCACTACTCTAAAAGTAGTGTTAAAGTATTACGAAAGTAAGGGTAATATTGCATTATAGTCAAGCAAGTATATATGCGAGAATTGGTCTATCACGTCTAGAAGACTTGTACATTAAAAATAATGAAAATGAATTTGATTCTGTATTTATTAATACAAGTTATGAAGACAATAACGAATTCTTTTTAGATGATTAAAACTAAACCGTAAGTTTAAGGCTTACGGTTTTTATAAAGGAAAAATTTAGGTGGCGGTTGACATTGATATTATTTGGGTGTATAATAGGTTTTGTACTAATATTTTTAGTTACTCTATTTAAAAACCTATTACAATTAAAAAGAAAAGGGAAAATAGAATATAAACTAAGAGATATACAAAGAAAACTAAAATAAGGAGATTTATTATTATGGAGAAAGTTTTAAACAATAACACATTAGAATCATTAATTAAGGGCTCAGACAATAAGGAAAAGGCTGTTGAAGAGTTTGTAACAAACTTATCTGAGGTAGCTTATAATCTTTATTCTGAATATAAAGTATTATGGCAAGCACCTCAATCAGAAGAGCAAAAATACTATAGTCATCAATTACTTTTCCAAAGTCATCAAAATGACCCTCTAACTACAAAAGAACACAATAAAATGTTTAAGTTAGCTTTTGATAATAACTTAAATATTTATGAGATTAACGTTAAGTTCCGAGAAGAGGTTGAAAAAGGAAATGTACTACCTTTAGGTTCAAATATTAAAATCACAGATACAGCAGTAGGTAATATTTTATCTGGTAATGAATATAATTTTACAATTTCATTTATGGACAAAACATTATTTGAAGAAAAAGAACAAAAAGAAAAAGAGGCAGAAGAGAAAATAAAACAAAAATTAGAGGAGAGAAATAATGGGTAATCGTTTTTATGATTCATTGAAAAAGAAACTTGAGAAGATTAACTTTGAAGATACACACTATGAATTTAACGAAATCGCTATCCCTATCCCTAATATGTTAATTGATGACTCAGACCCTCTTGTAGACATTGTGGAAGATGAAAAATCAAGAAAAGAAGCTAAAAGTTTTATTAAATTAGCAGGTGTAATCAATAGAAAAGAAGAAACAGGTATAAATGTAAGCCTAGAGCATACAACAGAAAAAACTTCAAAAGGAAATATAACGATTATAAATGTTATATTTAAAGTGAGTAAAAGTTTTGATTTTAAGGAGTTTAAAGATATTATGGGGAATACTAAATAAAGAAAGGGTTTCCCAATGAAAAATAAAGAGAGTGGTAAAAGTTTAATCTTAAATATTTTTATATTCTTTATCATCTTAATTATGATTGGTTTCATTATCTTCTATCAACAAGTTAGAGAGTATCAAAAAGAGATACAAGAAAAAGAAAGAACAATAGAAATTTATAAAGAAGAAGATAAGAAAGATGATAAAATTTCTGAGAATTATGCTAAGAAATTAAGTCAAGCGAAAGAAGAAATCAAAAAGGTTAAGAAGGAAACAAATTATAAAGGTTTTAATGAATTAAGTACCAAAGAACAGAATAAGCAATTAGATAAATATAATGAAGGTTCCTCTAAGTATGATGACTTAGTTCTAATTAGTAAAGATATTAAAGAGAATAGTAAGATTGATAAACCTAGAATTGTGCAAGGGGATGACGGAATAGGGAAAGTAGAAGTTCCTAAAGGTATGTTAGATAAGATAGATAAGGAAAAAGTTATAGAAGGAATACAAGGAGATAGTAAAGATTTAAATAGTTCTGAACAGGATATTGTAGAAAGTGTTAATAATACACCTACAACACCTACAGAACCAACTCAAAGTAACCCTGTAGGAAATCAAGTACAAAATGAACCAATTGTTCCACCACAAGGTAATAATCAAGGAGAAGCACCTCCTGTTACATCTGTAGAGCAACCACAAGTTCCTCAAGCACAACCAGAAGTACAACAACCTATAACACCCGAAGTTCCACAAATACAACCAGAAGTACAACCAGAAGTACAACCAGAAGTACAACCAGAAGTACAACCAACTATTCCTAACACACCAATAGAACCTCAAGACCCTATAGAAGAACCTACGATACCTCAAGATAATACAGATAATCAAACAGTTCCAGAGTCTTTTGTTCCTATAGAACCTCAACAACCTATTGAAGATGACAATAATGTACCATATAGAAAACCTGATGTAACTTTAGAATCTTCTAATAAAGGACAAGAACAACCAATGGTACCTTTAGAACCTGCAATACCTAATGAAGTTATTCCAATGGTACCTTTAGAACCTGCAATTAAAGAACAACCTCAAGAACAACCTCAAGAACAATATCAAGAGCAACAAACAGAACAATATCAAGAGCAACCTCAAGAACAACAAA